ATTTAACCAATCATCTGCTTTATAATCTGGATGGTTTTCTTTCATATAATCAATACCCTTTACCCAAATCCAACAAAGATATGCCAATGCCGGTAATACTACCAATAATACTGTTAATATACTTGTCATAATTTATTTGTTTAATCCCACCAACCTCTCATATCTGAACCATTGTACCATTCATTCCATACATCTTTGGTCTTTTTTTCTTCGGTTGGTATTGTTTTAAAATATTTCTTATAATCTAAAATAGACTGACCTTTAAAGATATTCCACAACTCTCTCCATTCTCTATCATCTATTGTTGATGATAATTTAAATACTCTTTTGTTATGTTCGTTTTCTTCTTTGGTGTTGGTATCTAACAATCTACTAGCCCCATTTCCTAAATCTTCAAACTCCAATGGCTTCAAATGTAGTTTACCTAATTCAGCTTCAGCTTGGTCAATATAATTATCATTTAAACGATTATTTAATAATTTAATTGCTCTCTTAATCTTCTCTACTTTCTTACCTCTACTGACATTTTCTTCCATGCCGTTCTTTTCCAATTTATCAACCATAATAGTTAAGGAACGATGCAACATCTCCAATGTATAACGATAATCATACCATTGATGATTATATAATTCCTTACGGAAACGCCAAATGTTTCCAAAAAATCTTAGGATACCATATCTAATAAATTCCCATATTCTGTATCGTGTTGTCATATTACATTAAAAAGTTTATCTCTTTTGTTTGAAAATTGTAATCAAAAGTAATTGGTTTATTTTTATACTGATATTCCAATGATACAGATGCTCCATTAAAAGAATACATATCACCTACTTGTTTATACCCATAACCTTCGTGAACGTGCCCACAAAAATGTAGGTTTGGTTTTACAACCTGTAATCTATTGTAAAGGTCTTCACATCCAACTGGCAACCCACTATTGTATGCAACATCTAATGCTCCATACATAGGTCCGTGGGTAATTACAATGTTAGTATCTGTTGGAATGGTGTTCCAAAGTTTTGCAGCATCTTCACCTCTGTTTACATTAAATGCCCAATCTCTACCAAATGTAGGAGAGAAAGGTGAACCCCAAATCTTTACACCATCTATTGTAATACTTTCATTTTCCAAATAGAATACACCACCTGCTAATCCAACTTCCAATAATTCACATAACCATTGTGGTTTTGCTTCATCAGCAGGTTCTTCATACGCTTTAAGTCCATCAAACCAATCTGCTTTCCTACGTTGTAATACTTCAGATTCAAATGTTAAGTCGTGATTACCTGCAATAAATACTTTGTTTGTGTAGTTATCTATTTTATTGAACCATTTGATAAATTGTTCAATTTCAGACCTTCTACCAATAGATGTAAAATCACCACTATGGATTAAAAGGTCTCCACCTGGCAGGTCTTCTTGAAGTTTTGAGTGGTTATTATGTGTATCACTTATGTGAGTTATTTTCATCTGATATGTAACCTAAGTTTGAGTATGCTATTAATAAACTATCCAATGCAACTGATAAATGGTGCTTAACATCAGGATTTGCTATTGAAATGGGGTGATTTAAAATGTGGTCATCTAAATTGATTGATGTAATATGTATCCTATCCATCAACTCTAAATATTGTTCTTTGTTAGATTCCATCAGTTGATTCTTTTTGTTTTTTCATAAAGTGTATATAATTTACTTTATCAAATTCATCTCCAATATTATCTGCGAATAGTAATTGTATATCTCTATTCATTCCAACTCCAATACCAACAAAACCAAATCCTTCACAAATAATTGATTTGTAATATCCTCTTGGTATTCCTGCTGCTATTTCTTCAATATCAAAATCCCAAGGCATTTCTGGGTCGTGAATCTCGCAGTATTGTTTACTAAACTCTGCCATATTATTTATTTTATAAAACAAATATACGAAAAATATTTCATATATCCAAGTGGCTGTGGTAGGAGGATTCGAACCATCCAAAGGGAGATTCAGTAAATAACATCCGCTGGCCAGCTTGGTGGTCTACCCCATATTACTTACCTATTTCTTTGTCCCTGCCCCCGAGACAGGAGGGTGTGTCTGCCAAGGTAGTGACACTGCACTACCGAATTTCACCATACCACAATGTGAGGAGAGTGAGGGATTCGAACCCCCGGTCCTGTTACAGACAATAGTTTTCAAGACTATCTCGTTCGACCGCTCTGACAACTCTCCTTTTATTCTTCTTCGTAATTCTTTAAATCTTCAATAACTTCTTTATGTATTCTTCTTTCTTCATCCAACAGTTCTTCAAGCATTTCATAAACCTCTTCTCTATACTCATCATCTTCATAGAATTTACCAACATCTACTAATGCATCCAAATATTCCTCTGTACCATATTCCGATGAATAGTATGCTACACCCATTGGGTCTAAACTTTCATCTTCAAATCTGTTCTCAATTACAACATCTTCTTTAATACATATCAGTTTAGAACATAGTTGTTTAAGTAATGGATTAACTGCATCCCATGCCGATGTTAGATTGATTGTGATTTCATCTTCTGATTCATCTTCAATTTGTCCAAACACCCATTTAGCACCTACATTTTCCAAAACCCATTCCCTATCATAATCATCGTTCGTCCAATCCTTATCATATATACCATTGATTAGGTCTATTGTACCTGTATCACCAATCTCATCCTTTACAGAAAAGATTCTTTGTAACTCATCAATAACTGCTTGATTGCAGTTCTTAACTTTAATGTAATTTTCTACATGATTTGCCATAACTTATTGTTTAATTTGTGTGGACCAGATAGGACTCGAACCTATGACCTTCTCGTTATGAGCGAGCTGCGCTAACCAACTGCGCTACAAGTCCATATCGTTTAATCTAACGATAAAATCTAATATCGTTTCTTTCAACGATAAATGAGGTGCCAGAGGAGGGATTGGCTACCCACACGTAGTCCTTTTCGGTTACTGCACCACTTCGAATCAGGCACGTCTAATGGTTGTACTTCTCATTCTTTCCGCCACTCTGGCATATATCTTTACTTTTTTATATCCTCTTTTAAGTATCTGATTAATTCTTTATCATTTGGCTGGATACTATAATTGTTCTTAAAGAATATTTCATAACTATCACTACCATACTTACCAATACCATATAACATAGTAGCATCATTACCATCCCATATTAAATAATCTAAACTCATTTGTAAAAGTCTTTTATATCTTATATTAACCATTCCCAAAGGTTTGATAATTTTTTTTACAAATTGCTCATCCGCATTAATCAATTCGGTTGGAGTTGGAAAATAATAAAGAAATTCAGGCAATACCATCTTCACCGGCTTTCTTCCAGTCTGATTTAACATAATAACACCTATCATATGCTCCCAAGCATTTGAAATTTGTTTTTGTACCATCAAATCATCACGTAGAGGAACGAATTTCATACTATCTTATTTAATTAGATTATATAGTGGAGAATAACGGATTAGAACCGATGTCTTGCACCACTTCGAATCAGGCACGTCTAATGGTTGTACTTCCCATTCTTGGGTGAAAGTATTTGAAACTGCGATTTCAGGGTAATATTGTTGGTTATTTTGATGTTCAATCATTTTTGTTTCAACCTGTTCTTTACACCATTCATGAGCATATTTTAACTTGGTGGCATCAAAACGATATATACCATCTTCACCTACAAAAAATTTATCAGCTTCACATACCGCATAATCATTCCAAATTGCAGTTGCAAATGATGTTTTACCTGAACCAGGTAATCCTCTTATTAAAAACAGCACTCCACTCATAAATTATTATCTATATTCCATATGTTAAAAAAATCAAATTCGTTTTCAGTTTCCCACCCATGTAATCTCATACTAATTTCATTTCGGGTTTCCAAAGATAATGCTTTTGCAATAAATTCTCTACTTACTGCGTGAATCATTTGGACCATCATCACAAAATTACAACCTTCATTTTTTAAATGAATTATTCTATTAATCTTTTCATCTACATATTCAACCTCATCGAAAGTCCTCCAAAAGCGAATACAAATCGTTTGTAATTCTTCGAAGCATTCATCTTTTGGAGGTGTATAGAATAATTTAACTGACTTATCCATTATCTTTATTTTGAATATCATCTAAGTGGTGGTCATAGTCCCCTATTTCAGAAACTTTAGGTCTGTTTCTAAGTAATGGAACAACTTCCCTATAAACATTGTATGGTCTAAACTCAGTGTGACCGTCCATACCCACATCCATTCTTTGACCTTTACTAAGTTTTAAATTGTTTGGTAAGTGGCAGTGACCGTGTAAGTGCATCACACCTTTACCAAGACCATCCCACGAACTTATTGGGTAGTGCATCAAACAAAACTTAAACTGTCCCATTTCAAGTGTATTGTAGTGAGAAACAGATTTAAATAACCCCTGACATCCATCTCTATTGTTTTCAATGTGGTGGTCGTGATTTCCTAACACTAAGTGAATGTTTTTACAGATGATTCTGTCCCAAAATTCACGTATTTGTTCATATCCACCAAAAGACCAGTCACCAAGGTGAATTAACATATCATCTTGACCAACAACTTTATTGATGTTGTTGATAATTGTGGTATTCATTTTTTCTATTGTGGAAAAATCGCGAGTTTGAGACACAGGGATTTCACCTGATGGGGTTCTCCAACTGGTCACACCCCTACATATATTCTTGTGAGAATAGTGGGTGTCAGAAGTAATCCATACATTAACTTCTGGGATATTTTTAGTATCTACAGGGACTTTTATCATACAACAAAGATAAGAATTATTCTGTGATTAAAAAAATGGGATTTTGGTCTCCAGCAAATAAACCTAAAATATTGTATTCGTAAAATTCAATAGCTTCAAGTGGAGTCATTCCATCTCTGTCTTCAAGAGTTTGAAGAACTTTGTTTTTTGAGTATAGGATTCTCGGTCCATTACCGAATTCCTCAACAATTCCAATAATTGCATCATTAAGACCATCTAATAATACGGCCCCTTCTGCTTGTTCGTTAATATCGTCGATTGAAATTGTCATAAAAAAAACGAAAGAAGTCCAAAGTGAAGGCGATAAGTAAATTACCAAGATACTATCAAAATGAAGTTGGACTCCTCCCGTTTCAAAATAATAGAATTTCTTCAGAAATAAGTCAAATGAAAAAAAGAAGATTTATAAACTATTTATAATAAAAATATTATTATGAGAGGTTATTTTGGATTAGGTCAATTATCTGCAACTGAAAAGTCTGATATTTTGAACCAACATAAAAGTGTCTATAACGGTTACCAAACAATGCAACCGCAAGTATCAAATACTCAACCATTAACTGTATATGATTTTGCTGGAGACAAAGAAGGATTGGTAGTTAATAATAAAGGTGAAGTAAAAAAATATACAAACATGGGAATCAACGAACAAGTTGAAACTAATGAAGTTTGTGATGATTGTGGTGCAATGGAAATGAGTGAAGGCGAATGTTCTGAGTGTGGTGGTATGATGCGTGAAGGAGAATGTTCTGAATGTGGGTGGAAAGGTGAAGTTGGTGATATGGATGAACATTGGCAAGACGGTGACCCACAATATACAAGATTAGAGGAAGGTGCGGAATGTTCAGAATGTGGAGGAATGATGTATGAAGGAGAATGTTCTGAATGTGGATGGAAAGGTCAAATGGATGAAGAAACAGGACATTTGGATGACATTTATAAAGTGAGAGACCTAAACTTAAAACATGGTGATTTTGACTATGTTGAAGGTGGTGGAAATGACTACGGAACTTTTGAAGGAATGCATAAAGGGTTATATAAAGAACAAGATGAATTTGTAAACTACGAAGATAATTTTGAAGACCCTGATAATGAGGACGATGGATTTGAAGATTTGGAAACTGGTGAAGAAATAGATGAACAAGGTGGAAATACAAATGATATGGATGTATCTGATGTTGACCCAGCTTTTGATTTTGAGTCAAACGGACCAATGGCTGGTGGAGATGTTTACCCTGTTAATGAAGATGGTGAATGTGAAGAATGTTGGGAACCAATGGAATCAGCTTGGGCTGACGAACTTGATGAAGTAGATGTTTCAGGAGTTCAAGGAATTTACGGAGGTATGAAAAAAGCTTATGATTTTGATAGTGAAGGACCTGGTAAAGCAGGACCTTATCAACATAGTCAGTACGAAGGTGAAACTGACGAGCAATATTTACCACCACACGGTTGGAAAAAAATGGCAAGACAACAAGCCGCTCAAGATAAAGGAGAAGATTTTGACCCTGACGAATTTGACCCATCTGACTACGAAGACTTAGACCCACTAAGTTCATGGGAAGATATTAAATCTTATTTTGGCGATAATGATTGGAGTGAAGTTGATGAAGATTTACAAGAATCATTCCATGTACAAAGAAATAAAATTACAGAAATGTTTAACAGATTCAGTAAATACAACTAATAACAAACCCCTCTTAATGGAGGGGTTTTTTTATAAAATATCTTTGATTCTATCGTAGATAAATTCATCTTTTAGCTCACGCCACGAATACTCAATAAATTTACCATCATTAACAAATTTAAATAAATCTTGATTTAATGGATAATAAGAATGTATAATTTTTTTTATTTCATTAACACCGTACATTTTCTGAAAGTTTTCAAGGGTATTTTCTTCTATAAGAACATCATAATATTTTGATGTTGGTAATAAAATATCGAATTGATTACCCTCATCAAAATGCACATTTAAACTAAATTTAACCTTATCATAGTTTAACGTTACTGTGTATTTTTTTGAATAATCTCTGCCAATTTTTTGACTCGGCAGTAAAAAATGATTTTTAGGTAATTCTCCGTTATATTCAATTAACCCACATGGTCTTTCAAAATCGTAATCAACTATTGATATTAAGTTATTAAAACAATTAGTTACATTTTCACTTATTTTTTCATTGTTGGATATAAGATTTAATTTTTTTATCGTTTTTTCAAGACTATAGAAATGCGAAAAATGAAACCCATTTTGACAAAGAGTTTTTCCAAGAAGTCTATTTTTTTTTCTACTGTATATTTGATAAATTTTATTTGGTGATTGGATTAATGATGAAAATAAAAAACAACAAGTTCCTACATGAGGTGTTGGGTCATAATATTTTGTAGACCATATGAAATTTTTTTGACTTAAAATAACAGGCTCAAATTTTAAATTATCAATCACAGAGTTAAAATTTAAAAAGTTTGGTATTTCATCTACGTGTGAAAACAATACAATATCATCAGGAATCAAATCAAACGACATGAGAAAATTATATAGTTCATACATTTGACAATATATAATATCGTTTTTAGTTAATTCAGAATTTTTAAATTGGGTATATTGTGTGAATTCAGTTTTTTCACAAATTAAATCAACAAGAGTCTTATTAATATTTTTAGATACAATATGAATAATTTTGTTTTCCCATTTTTTAAATAACTTTTTGCTTTCTTCAAATAATGATTTTTTATGATTTCCCTTAAAGTCTAACTCACATTCCATAATCACAAAATAATCAACAAACTCATCTAATTCATTTAGTCTAAATAAAAGCATGTCTATCTCGTCATAAAACAAAATACAATCTATCTTCTTATGATTTTTATCAATTACTTTCATATTCTATTGAAATTATAACTTTAGTTAATTACTATTAATATACTAAAACTATTTAAAATGTCATCAAATAATTTTTTCTTAAGTAATCAAAGAAACAACGTTAATCATCTTAATTATTATTACTATACTAATGCATTTACACCTGAGGAAATAATGAAAATTATTGAACTTGGTGAAAAATATCCTAAAAAAAGCGCCACAGTAGTTGGTTCAGATGGCGATAATGTTACTGATTACAGACTTAGTGAAATTGCTTGGTTAGAAGAGAATGATGAAACATATTGGATTTATAATAAATTGTCAGAATACGCCAAAACCGCAAACCAAGAAATGTGGAATTTTGATATTTGGGGACTTAATGATTCTCTACAATATACAAAATATTATGGTAACGGTGGACATTATGACTGGCACGCAGATTTAGGTCCTGGAATTTCAAACAGAAAATTATCATGTGTTTTACAATTATCGTCACCTGAAGAATATGAAGGAGGTGAATTACAAATGAACCCTGGTGGGGGAGTCATTTCAGTACCAAAAGGACTTGGAACATTATGTTTTTTCCCGTCATTCTTGTTACATAGAGTAACTCCTTTAAATTCAGGTATTAGATTATCTTTGGTTTCTTGGTTCGGAGGTGCAAATTTTAGATAATGGAAAGAAAAATAATAACCTATAAAGATTTTAAAGAAATTGGAAAAAGCAACGAATATTTTTTATGGAACTTTTTACAAAAAGAACAAGATAAAAATATACTATCCCTTTTTTCAATTTTTAGTGAAAAAAAGAATCATACTAACGGATTAAAAGTCTTATTAGATAGTTTAGACATTTCTTATTACGAATCCTATGTAGATGAAAGCGTTGATTTTTTAATTGATATTGGTGTTGAAAATAAAATTTGGGCCCCACCAATTAGTGGGACAACTCATCCAAATTATTATTTTAATCCTGTTTTACTACTTTTTAAAGGATATAGTTTAAAACGCACAACATTTCAGGGTTGTTATTGTATTGAAGGTGTTGTTGATTTACTTGGAAAAGAAAATCCCGAATTACTTTCGGGACTTACCTAACGTTCTGTGTTAAAGAAAAATACTTGAAATAATCTTCCATCATACATATTTTTTCCAAAATAGTCTAAAGAAACATGGTAATTATCGGCACGATACATTATCAATCTGTTAAAAACATTTCCTACTCTATCAACCATTTCCCATTTAGTATAGTCTTGCATGTCATCTCCTGGAGGGGCTATTTTATTATAATTTGGGTCTTTCTCCGCTAGCTTATAATCATAATTCATCCATCCTGTTGCTTTATGTTTGAAGATTCCTGTTCCAGCACTCACAGGAGCATCAGGAGTTAAATAACACACTGCAGCCCAATCAGTTGTTGAATCTGCATGAATCCAAGACCTATCTGCCGCTGTTGTATATTGGAATGACCCAGTATATTCGCCACCCCACCAAGTAACTTCACCCGCAAATGGATATAGTATATCTCGTAATGTTTTCTTTAATGAATCATTTAAAAATGGCTCTGTTCTTTGGCCTGGGTAATTTCCTCTAACTTTAAATTCTTGTTTTAATGCAAACTCTCTAACCTCCATTGGATTAGAATAAAAATTATCAATTGTTAATGAATTAAATCTCATAAATTATTTTTTGTAATAAAAGTATAATAATAAATAGAAATAAAAAAAGCGATATTAGTTTGTAAAAACTATGACTTTTGCTATGTTTTATAATATTTCTTTATAAATTGTTTTTATTATGGAAATAAAAGAAATTATCTCATACTTCTTAAATCCTGACACAAATGTTTTGGATGTATCATTCAGAACTATTGAGGATAGTGAAGAGGTTTTAAGAACGGACAACATAGATTATACTCATGTTGAAGATTATGGATTTGACTTGGTGTCAGAATCATTTGATTTTTTTGATGATGAATTCGAAGATGATGAATTATTTGAAGAAGAAAAAATTGAATTGGATGAAGAAGAGTTAATTATATTTTTAAATGAGTATTACACTATCAATCCTGATGCAATACCAAAGAGTGAGTTCTATTAAGGACCCACTCTTGTTAATGTTAATGTCATAACTTGTTTTTGACCAAATTTCCCGTTGAACCAAGCGCCAGAGCTTTTTAATTGAAGGCTTTCGGTACCGTCATCTTCAATCATAAATGTGATTAATCTTGATGACCCATCATCGGTTATATAATTAAATTGCATATACCCATTATTATATCTTGTTGCTCCAAATGTGTTATAGAAAATTTCATTTGGTGAACTACCATATTTCCAAATATCTCTACCATCAGGTGTTACACCTAATAATTTCATCCTAATTGTTGAATAGTCTAAATGTATATAAAATCGATTTATTGGAATAAAATCGAATGGTTTTGGTAAAATACTATTAGAGTAGTTTGTACCTGAAAGATATAACGAATCTCTTGTTTCATTTTGGTCTACGTTAGTTATATCTAATTTAGACACAACGTATTTTCCACTTAATGTTAATGTTGGGGTTTCTGTAATATATTTTTCACAAGAAATTAATGATAATGATAAGAATAGAATTATTAGTTTTTTCATACTGCAAATATAATGATTTTTTTTACAAACAGCAAAATATTTATTACTATGATTTTAGACGTAGATTTTTTAATAGATTTTTTTAAAAAACATTCCACTGAAGGAACTAGAGGTGAAATGGGAGAACAAGATGCTCCTGCAACCCCAGCACCATCTTCAGGAGGTTCAGGAAAAGCTCCTCCAAAGTGGGCTGATTCATATCCATTGAAAAGAGATAAAGCAAATAGATTAGGTCTTGCTGGCGAAAAGTGGGAAACTGGTCTTACAAGAGGTGCCGCTAATCAAATTTGGTAAAACCGATATATTTATAAATAAAAATTAATCATTATGATACAACCACAATATAGTCCACAAGAGGCTTTGGATAGAATTAAATTAATGATGAAGTATGATACTTCAAAAACACTAAATGAAAATGTACAAGTAATTTCAGAACAAGCAACACTAACTAGTACGGCTGGTTCAACAGCAATAGGTGCTGGTTTAGGTGCAGGAACTGGTATTGCTATGGGTGCAGGAGCTTTAGGTGGGTTAGGAACTACAGCAGGTGGTGCGGCCCTTGGACTTGGTACAACATTAGCACCATCATTAGGTGCAGCGGGTGCAACTGCATTAGGTGCATCGGTTATTGGAGGTGCTGCGGCTTTAGCAATAGTCCCTTTAGTAATGTGGTATATGGATAAAGATAATGCAAAACCAAAAGTTGCAAGAATCATACAATATTGTACAAGTGATGCCACTAAAATTGCAAAAATTAAAAGAGGAAATTCTGAAGCAGAAATTAGAAATTTATCTGACCAACTTTATGACGCAATGAACGGACTTGGAACCGATGAAGAAAAAGTTTATGGAGCATTCAAGTCGCTCAAAACGGCTTCTGACTTTTGTGCACTTGTGAATAGATTCAATAAAGATTACGGTAGTCAAGGAGATTTATTAGAATGGTTAGATGGTGATTTTGATGCGAGTGATGAGTGGGAACAAATCTTTAGACCAATTAGAGATGTTGTAGAAGATACATTGTTGAACATAAAAGATGAGACTCCTGTTGTTGATGCTAACAGACAATCAAAAATTAACTTATTATATTGTTCTGTAAAGAACGGTGTAATTGATAATGTACTTAGTGAGTTCAACGGTGAAAAATGGGAGGAATTTGTAACTAAAAACGCAATAACACCTGCAGAAATAGAAACAGCTAAGAAGAGTTGTACTGGTGGTAAAAAAACTGACGATGGAGGTGGAGGTAGTGGATATAAATCTTGTACAGGAACATATCAATTTGGATGTAAATCTGATGTAATCGCTAAAGTACAAAAATGTATTGGAGTAGGCGCTGATGGTAAATTTGGACCAAAAACAAGAGCAGCTTTAAATGGTAAAGGAATCACAACATTTACTGATGCTGACGTAGATAAAATCTGTCAAACAGTAGCAGTAAACAACGATGAGTTCCAAAAACAAGTAGAACCTGATAATGTTGATGATGTATTAAATTCGTAATATATAATATGAAAAAATTTTTAATAGAAGAATCAGAAAAAAATCAAATTTTATCAATGCATAGATTGGTAAAAGAACAAACAAAAGCAACTGGACCATCTGCGGATTTAGAGTTGTTACGTCAAGCTGTTAAGGCTGGATGTCTAAAAAACGGTAAATTATTATCAAATAATGCAGGAACAAAATATGTTTACAGAGCTACAACAAAAAGTGGTAAGCAGGTAGACTTTTTTGCCGACATGACTTATAAATTTTCCGATGGTACCAAAACTGGTACGTGGAAAATGTGTGACCAAGCAGCTATTGATGCAACAACTACAATGGATAATACTTCTAAAGTTGATGTGTTAAAAAAAGAAGGATGGAAAACATTAGATGATTTAAAGAAAGACCATGTGGATTTAAATACATTAGATAAAGTTTACGATACTCAAAATGTTGGTAGTGTAACTCTTTATAAAATGAAAGGAATCGTTGGAGATTTAACTCCAGGTAATTCAACTCAACAATTTAATCAAGAACAATTAGCGTTTATTGACAAATATGAGAAAAAAGGATACATAATAAATCCTCCTAGAGTTGATAGAGAAAATATGAGACCAATTACGGCTGATGAGTTAGGAGCTCCGAGTGATTTGTTTCCTAATGGTTTGACTTTATATTATAACCCAAATAAGCAACATAATCTTACAACTGACCAAAGTGAATTAGGAACTGACCTTACAAATCAAACACCTCCAAGAGATGTATGTAGACAAAGAATTGAACAGTTCTATTCAGCATATACCAAGAGAGCTAGTGGAATTTTTGACGCCGCGTCAATCATCAAAGCTAGAAATATAGTTCAAGCTTGTAAAGACGAATATTATCCTAAGAAATGGGGTATTTTGGGTGGAGAACTTGGTAAATTGAACCAATATATTGAAATTTTAAGTGGTGACAGAGATGGTGGACCTGGAACTCAAGGAAGTGATAAAATCTTTAGGTTGAAATAAAATTATATAATGCTAAAAAAAGATATTAAAAAAGTAATATTAGAGACAAAAGAAAAAAAAGAAAAACTTTTGATAGAACAAAAAATTGTCACAAATAGAGTGATGATGGTTTTTGAATCAAAAGAAAATATTGTAAATTTCAAACGTCTACCTAAGGAAAAAAAACAAAAAATTGCTAATGCACTTTTTGAAGAGATTTCCTATATGGAAGAACAAGGTCTTCTTAATGAACAGCTATGGGATTTTTTAAAGTCTATTTTTGGTAATTCTTTAGGTGCTGCAACTGAGACTTTCGTAGAACCTTTAATCAACTCTGTATTTGGAGCAATTGGTCTTGGAGATAGTTTTTTCAGCAAATTTGTGGTTTCGTTTTTAACAACAAATCCAAGTAGAATTGCTCAAGCATTGAAAAGTTGTGATGAATTAACAAAGTTAATTGCAGAATCATTAACCGAAGCAGTTGCTATGATGATAATGAAACAACAAGGATTAGAAGGTAAAGGATACGCATTTTTGAGAAACGCATTAGGTGGAGCAGTAAGAAGCACTTCTTTTGCTAGTAGCTTAGAAAATCAACTTAGTAGTGTTGTATGTAGTCTTTTCCATAAGATGAATGACAAAGCATCCAATGTTGTTGACAAGTTAAAAGGGGATTCAACAGAAAATAGTGGAGGTGGTATTAGTGGATTAATAGATGCGGGTAAGAAGGCGTTAACTCCTTCACCAGTACCTGCAACTTAACGCCAAAATAACTTTAAAAGGTTATTTTTATAAACGACTAAAAAAACAAAAGGGGGTGTTCTAAAGTCTTGAAAAAGAAGGGTATTAACCCTTCTTTTTTGTTTTAATAATCTCATCAATAATTCCGTAATCTAAAGCTTCTTGACTGTCCAACCATAAGTCTCTTGAAGCATCCATTTTAACTTGTTCTGCGGATTTACCACAATATTCACCTAAAAGGTCAAATAATGTGTCATTAATTTTTTCCCACTCTTTAAATGTAACTCGGGCATCTTGGATATTTCCACCAGCTCCACCTGAAGATTGGTGTAACATTGTTCTTGAAAACTTTAATGAACTTCTTTTACCTTTAGTTCCTGCACCCAATAATACAGAGCCCATAGATGCTGCCATACCTGTATTTACTGTTCTAATATCACATGAAATATAATTCATAACATCAACCATAGATAATCCTGATTTGACGCTTCCGCCAGGAGAGTCAATATGCATTGTAATGTCCCCTTTATCGTTATTATCCAAGAACATTAATTGTGCTTGAACAATGGTAGACATACGGTCCTCAACAACACCTGCGACCCATAAAATCCTATCTCTCATCAAACGTGAAAAGATGTCAATTTGAGTAGCCCTCATCTCTCTTTCTTCGAGAATGTATGGAGTCATTGAAGACTCAATTTGATTTGAAAAATTGTGAAGGTCTAATGAACCTTTACCTAAATGTTTAACGTAGTAGTTTTGAAAATCTTGTCCTATAGTCATAAATGTTTTTGTTTGATACAAATATAGGAATTTAAATTTAAAGACCCAAAATATCGTCAATAATTTCTTGGCTTGATAAAGTTTTCCAACATCTTGGATGTTGATATGACCAAAAAGTTTTCCAATTACCGTACCAAATAACCCCTTCTTTTCTTGGGTCAATAGTTTTGAAATCAGTACTTTGTTTTGGGAATCTACCTATATTATAGGTCTTGTAATAGTCTATATTTTCAACGTTATAGTAATCTGAATATTCTTTATTAATCTCGTCAAATTCGGTATGAATTAATGGTTTACATCCGTGGATTTTCTTATATTCCATAACCCTATCAATCCATAATAAACACTCATCTTTATCCATAGTGTCTAAATTAAATTTAACTATTTTTCCATAATCATTATATCTATGAGAGTATATTTTTTTTATTCCATAGTTTGGAACATACTTTGATATTGAAATTTCAAAGTCTCCGTAAAATTCAATTGGAACTCCAAACCAATTTCTCCATCCATTATCAGTTGGGGAAATTTTATATCCATCAATAGTTAATGACCTGTCATCACCATTTGGATATTCTCTCATTTCAACATAGTAAAGATTATCAGGTCCTACAATTTTAACGTATGGGAATGGATTAAAATGTAATATACATTTTTCTTCGTTAAGTGAAAAATACATAATTTTCAACAATTAATTTATCAATAATTTTATTTTCTAACATATGAAAAGCTTCCGTTGGGTTTTCAATTATAGGTGTATTATGAGGGTTGAATGAAGTATTCAATAAAACAGGAATCCCTGAGAGTTGATAGTATTCATTTAGAATTTCCCAAAATTTTGGTAGTTTTGATTTAACAACAGTTTGAGGTCTTGCGGTTTTATCTGATTTTTGAATAACTGCAGGAATTTTTTCAATCCACTCTTCTTTTGTGTTATAACATAAAGTCATAAATTCTGAAGTGTACTTTGATTTTGAATAAGTAAAAATATTATCAAAATGTTCGTCCATAACAATTGGTGCGAATGGCATTGTATCATATCTATTTAATCTTTTATTTAAAATTTTGTGTGTACCAATCTCAGTTGGTCTTACTAATATACTTCTAGCACCTAACGACCTAGGACCAAATTCTGACCCTCCTTGGAACCACCCAACAATTGCACCATCATTTATTTCTTTGGCGATTTCTTTTGGGTTATAGTCCGTTTTTTTAAAATTGAATTTTTTAGATATTTCTAATATTTCGTTTTCAGTATATGAAATTCCAAAGAAAACATCATTTAACTTAAATGGTTTTGATAATTCACCTAACTCAACTGATTTATGAATACACGCACCTAATGATAAACCTTCATCTCCCATTGCAGGATAAATATAAATCTCATCAACCCATTCCAATTCATTAATTTTTTGATTCATTTTTACGTTTGCAAATAATCCTCCAGCAAAACATAGTTTTCTATAATCAGGATATAAATTGTGAATATCATCTAAGAATTTTAAAAATAAATCTTCAGTTAATTTTTGAAGATTAAATGAAAATACTTCTCTTTGTTTTTGAGTGTTAAGAAGACCTTCTGATTTCATCATATCAACTACAAATTGGGTTTTGCTATATGTTGATGATGGATAAAATCTAAAACTATCATAATTTATACATGTTTTTAACATATTATAAATTTTTTCATCATAATATCCGTCAGGAGCCATTCCCATTAGTTTCCCTTCATCTTTACACATTTTCCAAATTCCTTCACCCCATTCATTATACCCCATAATGCTTGATGTACTAAATCCCCATAAATGTGATAAACTGCCAAACGATGCGATTGGTTCACTCTTGATTAATGTCATATTTCCATCTTCACACAAATACATTTTCATGACTGTGGATTCACCACCACCATCATATGTAAGTGTTATTATCTTTCCTTCAAACCCACTTGTAAAATAAGCACCATACGCGTGTGCAGTATGATGACTAATTTTTTCATATCTATTGTTTGTGATTTTTCTTGCAAATGCGTCAGGTGTTGGGTCAACAAAGACATTATAATCTGCATCTGTAATATTAACACCTGTAAATTTTTGAACAGCTTCGGATGCCAGTTCAACATTAATATCATAGTTGTCTCCAGCCTTAATTCTTGTCATTCTTTCTTCTTCTAAACAAGAAACAATTTTCCCATCTTTCATTAAGGCAATTGTCGGACTATGCGAACCTGTAAAAAATCCGTAAATTAAACTCATAAATTTTTTCTTATGATAAAATTATTGATTACTAAAATATCAAGATTTCTTTCTATAAATGTTTTTATTGCATCTTCTGGTGATTCAACCATTGGTTCCTTTGGACCATTAAAACTTGTGTTTAATAATACAGGAACATTTGTTTGGTTGTAAAAACTTTCAATTAGTTGATAAAACTTTGGATTGTTTTCTTTTGTGACAGATTGATGTCTTGCTGAATTATCTATATGTGTAACTGCAGGTATTTTACTTCTCCATTCTTCTTTAACTGTTGTAGTAACTAACATATACGGAGAGTATACGTCTGATTCAAAAACTTTATTTTGATGTTCAAATAAAACTGCTGGCGCAAATGGTCTATACCATTCTCTACCTTTGATGTCTGAATTTATATGACCTGTCATCCAAGAGTTAATTGGAGATGCAATAATAGAACGATTACCTAAAGCTCTTGGACCAATTTCAGAACCTCCTTGAAACCATCCAATAACTCTATTTTGTCTCAACCAATGTGTAGTATCAGCAATTAATGTATCAAAATTTTCATATTCAGTATGAAGTAATTCTGGATACTTATTTAAACTTTCAATAATTTCTGATTTGGAATATGTTTTTCCAATATAAGGATTTAATGGTTCTGTAGATTCAATGTCTACAAGTTTTTGTTGAGCGTACCAAGCACATCCTAATGGTATTCCACTATCATCACTTGGTGGAATAAAATAACAATTCTCATATAATCCTGAATTTAAGATTTTTTCGTTTGAATTGCAATTTAAAAATGAACCGCCAGCAACACAAACATTTTTTGAGTTTGTTTTATTTTTAGCAATTTTGGCTAAAATAAGAGATGCTCTTTCTTGTTCTCTTTGATAAATTCCCGCAACACAAGCTCTTGAAAAGAAATCAGACTTCCAAGATACTCTTGGGTATATTGGATTGTTTGGTATGAATATATCATCCCCTAAATCTTTAATAAATTCAGGTGCCTCATCAACAATTTTATCATCAGCATAAGACGCTAACCCCATTAATTTACCTGCTGGCCAAGTATGTTCATTTGGTTCGTAAATTAATTGTAAAGAACCTTGAGAATATACTGTACCTACTGATACATCTTCTCCTGTATCAATCGGCACAGGATATTTTATCCATTTTTTATAAACTTCATTATATTTTTCTTTGGTAAAATAATAAATTGAAATTCCTTCTGTCCAATCTTCATCAGGATTTAATCCCGTTCTATCAACATCATACCACTTGGTCAATTTATTTTTATAATTCAAAATACTACCTGAAGCATCTGCAACAATTACTGCGGCATTATCGAATCCTGAACTAAAAAATGTTGAATATGCGTGAGCCAAATGATGAGGAATAAAAAATAATATCTCTCTTTTTAAATCATTATATTTTTTAAAAAATTGTTGTCCAACATTATCTTCGATTTCTGTCGTACTATAAACATAATAATCAATATCTCTATGTGTTATGTTTAATGCATTTAAACAATAAGTTATTGATTCAAAAGGTATGAGACCTCCCTGCCAAGCTCCATCATGTTTAAGACGAGAAAGTCTTTCTTGAGTAATACCCACAGCAACTTTTCCGTTCTCAATAATTACGGCACCTTTATCGTGTCCTACTGAAAATCCTAATACTCTCATCAATGTTTTTTTTTAACTTACGCCTGTTCCGTAGACTCAGGTTCTTTATCATTTTGGTTCATACTAACCGCACTTCCTTCTGGAAGGTCTTCTTCGCATTTATAAATGTGGACTTGGTTGTTATGTTGAAAGACGATTACTTTCTTAACGTCTTCTCCTAAGTTTATGTCTCCAACAATGTCGACAACAATACCATCACCTTCATTAAGAATTAGACCTAATGCTCTTGCAAAGATTAATGATGCGTTTAATAGGTCTTGTGGATTTTGTAATTGTCCTGCCTCTTCTGGATTTGTGTAATTTTCTTGCATAATATTTTATTCTGTTTTGTGTTCAAAGTATTCCTCAAACTGCTTTGCAGCTTTTGGGTTTATTTCTTTCAAATTTTCTAATGAAAGTTCATATCTTCCGTTGTCAATGGATATATTAAAATTTTCTTCACGTAAACTATCACATTCTATTGATAGACTATCGTTCACATGATTCAAATTATATATTTCGGTTTGTTGACTTTTAACTGTTGCAATATCATTGCACCACATAACGGTCATCCATAACAATGTTAAAATTGTTAATACCCATAACCCTCTTAATTTAGTTTCTGTTGTCATATTTATCTTTTTAAATTTAATAAAGTTTTTTAATAAACAAATGATTTTTGATATTCATTCCAAACCTTTTGGACACTTGCATTCTCACCAACTATTGTTGGTGTAAATGGTTTATGTTTCATTGGCATTTTAGCTTCTTCAGGAGTTTTACTTCCTTTCTTAAGGTTACATTTAAAACAAGAAGTAACCAAGTTTGTCCATTCATTTCCACCACCCCTTGATTTAGGAATAACGTGGTCTAAAGTCAAATTTTTATTTGACCCACAATAAACGCATTCATAATTATCCCTCTTATAAATTCTTGGTCTACTTGCCCTTAAAGTCCTTACGTGATGTCTAATGTATTTTAGTAATCTAATAATTAAAGGGCGCACGTATGTTTTGTATCCAGTGATAATAGGTGATTCGTCTGATTTAATAACCTCAGCCTTACCTTTATCAACCAACACAAATCCCCTCCTAATACTTGTAATATTCAGGGGTGTGTAATCATAATTTAATACTAGCACAGTACTCATTTAATCCAATTTTTACAAACTTAAGTGATTTAGATAATAAAAACAAAAAAGGGGTCAATTTTATCGACCCCTTCTATATACTCATGATTTAGCAAAAGTTTATGGTTCGAGATTTTCCAATTCTCAATACATCCGAGTTCTCATATTTTTGGTTAGTTCCCAAAAGACACGTTATTTTGTCTATCATCATTACAATAAATATCCATAAAAATTTCTCAAAATCAAATTATTTTTATATCTTTGTAAAAAAACGAATATGAAACTAAAACAATTATTTGTCGGATTTATTTCCTTATCAGTAATCCTTGCATCTTGTTCCAAAGAAGAATCTTATGTGCCAAAACAAGAGGCCGTTACAGAAACTATGTCTGTTGCCCCGATGGCAACGACAACTGTTGCAACTTCAGTTGAAACTCCAAAGGCATATATTTTTATTGAGCCTCAATCAAAACTTAGTTTAATTGTTAATTATTTAAAAACGACACCTCACAGTGTTCAAACAACATTAAACACACCATTCTATGGGTTTTTTACTGGGTCACCAATCAAAACAACAAATTACACTGACTTGTTAAATTATGTTGATATGCCGTATTGGTATAATGGAACATTACCTTCAGTTGTTCAATCAGAAATTCCACAATCGTCTGGTGGTGTTGATTCATATGGTAACACAAAAACCGCATATAACTTTTTAACTATCAAAATTAATAAAGGAACCCTTGACGAATATGCATGGGTTACAGTTTTAATTCCAACAAGTGCAATGTCAAATGACAGTAAAAAACAAGTTAAAATTGCTTACTACAGTAAGAACGAAAATGTTATAACATCAAGTGGTAATAACACTCAGACAGTTTTTAGTACTAATTCTACGTTATATTCTTATGTATTAAATTACACAGGAACACGTATTCCTAAAGGACAATATAGAGTATATAGTACTTATGGTGGTACTGAAATGAGAGTTAAATTTAACACTACAAATGACGTTTATTTCAGAGGAGCATCGAATTAATTGACTTTGGGTATATTTATATTATTATAAGACTATGGAAAACATGAACTTAAATACTAATTTGGGCACACCGACAACTCCTAATGGAGATGGGGGCACTATGTGTTTATGTTCAGAGGCAAGTGGTTGGTAATTAAAAATAAAGCCAAATATTAAAACCCTGAACATTGAAAGTTCGGGGTTTTTTATTTACCTTTGTTAAACAATCGGAGAGTAGTACAGTCAGGTAGTATGCTTGGTTTGGGACCAAGAGGTCGTAGGTTCGAATCCTGCTTCTCCGACATAAATTGTCTCCTTAGCTCAGTGGTAGAGCTCTTCGCTGTTAACGAAGAAGTCCAAGGTTCGAATCCTTGAGGGGACGCGACGGGTAGGGTGGAAAAAATTTCCAATGTTGTAGTATCGTGGATGGAGAAATCCTGAAGCATAAACGGACAAAAAGAAAGAAATGAAGAGAAAAGTTTTCTTATTGACGTTAGTGTTGTTCTTTATAGGTTCACCACTAAAAACAAGTGAGATGTTGGCACAAACAAAAGAAAATGTTCAAGAGAACATAACACATGAAAGTTTGTACGAACAGATAATTAAATTTGGTATTAAATTTCCTGATGTTGTGTTTGCACAAGCAGTATTAGAGTCAGGAGATTTTACCTCAAAGTTATTCCAATCAGCGAACAACTTGTTTGGTATGAAAATACCATCAGAACGTGAATCAGCGGCAATTGGTCAAACCAAAAGCGGGTATTCAAAATATGACGATTGGAATTTTAGTGTATATGATTACTTTTTGTGGCAAGATTATATGTTAAAAAAACATGGTGATTTGACAAAATCTCAGTATCTTGCACTACTTGGTAGGATATATGCTGAAGACAAAAAATACATTAGTAGTATTAAACGAGTAATCGGAGAGCACCAAAGTATTTTGAATTAAAATGGGATGTTAGTAGAGTTGGTTACAATGCGTCCCTGTCACGGACGAGGTCACGGGTTCGAGTCCCGTACGTCCCGCAAAGCAGATAAAATGTGTAGTAACTGCAGAGAAGGTACCTCTCACTACACTCTTAAGCGGAAGTAGCTCATTTGGTAGAGCACCGTCCTTCCAAGTCGGGGGTGGCCAGTTCGAGCCTGGTCTTCCGCTCATAGGGTCTGAGGGAGTCCCTTAAACGGATAAATAACGTGTCCCTCTCATTGCTTCCTTAGCTCAGCAGGCCAGAGCAACTGATTTGTAATCAGTAGGTCGTCAGTTCGATTCTGACAGGAAGCTCAAAATTTTTATTTATGAATATTTTTATTGCTTATTACGTTATATGCGTAATTTATTGTTTCTATCAGTTATTTAAAAACCTTAGTAAAAGGTATAGTGATGACCCAACAGGTGGTTCGCCTGAATTAGATACTATCATGGTTATTATGATGGCTTGGGTCTTAGCACCTATTGATGTATCTTTGACTTGGATTAGATGGTACAAAGAAGCAGAAATTGCAAGAAAAAAACACACAAAAGTTTTTTAAATGGCACACCCTAATGTACATGCTAAATCATCCGCCAAAAAATTTGGTGGAAAACCAGAAGATTATATTCATCTCCATGAATGGTTAGATGAAACAAAAGGATGGTTTGGGGATTCTCTTCATAGAATGTTTAGACATCATAGTGAAGGTATTTTTGAGATGGAAAAACGTTTTGGTGTTGAATTTAAAAACAGTGATGGTAAAACAGTTTACACTCGATATGTTGGTGAACAACATGTAAAAGAAGATTGTAATAACTATATCCCATCAGCCAAAGAATGGGTTAATAACATTACAACAAACCAAAGACCTCAATGGATGACCAGAACACTTAAACTGGAAGACTAATATTTATTATCATGGCAAGAAGAAAAGTAAATTCGTTTAAATTATTAACTCCTGAAGATAAGCAATATCTTAGAAGAGTTTGTAGATACTTAGGTTCACTCGGAATGCAAGACGGTAGCATTGAAATGGATATAGATACTGGTTTTGATTTTGATTTTTCTGATATTTATTGGGAAGAAGAAACTCATTTTTCAAATAACTACAGCGCTGAAGTTCCTGATGGATTGACGCCAATCTTTAAAAAAATTGCAGATTACATCCAAGAAAATGATATATTTCAAAGTCCTAATGATGAGGAATTAAATTATGAAAGAATTGATTTTGATATTGATTGTGAAAGACAAGAATTATCTGTAAATCATTGGTGGACTTTCTATGCTAGAGGTGATGGTAATAGTGTTACTTGGGATGCCGAAGAAGATAAAGAAATGTTTGAAGAGTGGGAAAAAGATGGTGTTTTTGAAGACCTTACAATTCCTGATAATGGAATATTAACCGTAAAATATAATGGTTCTGGTGATTCTGGATATATTGAGAGTAGTTTTGAAGAAACTTCCGACGGAGTTCCTACATCAATAGAAGATTGGTGTTACAATCAACTTGAAAGAAATTTTGGTGGGTGGGAAATTAATGAAGGTTCTGATGGTGAATTTATATTCAATTTCCATGATACGACTATCGAATTGAATCACACTTATAATACTGAAGAAAACGCAACTGACACTATCTACGAAGAAAGTTTTGCCGAGTAATCCTTTGATTTATTAATTTAAATTCCGTATCTTTGTTATACATTGGTTCGGTAGCTCAGTTGGATAGAGCAACAGCCTTCTAAGCTGTGGGTCAAAGGTTCGAATCCTTTCCGAATCACAATATCATATCTTCAGGTACCCGTACCGCTAACGTAGGGTTAAATAAGATACAATTTCGTACTGCATTTGTGTAGGAGCGGGAAGTAGAATGCCTGTCTGATGTGATACATACCCCGTTGGTGGAATTGGTAGACACGCTGGTTTTAGGCACCAGTGCGAAAGCGTTAAGAGTTCGAGTCTCTTATGGGGTACAACAATTTAAGATATGTACGTACAAAACCCTTTAGTTCCCACCAGCCAAGAAAATTTATTTCATTTGGCGCCTATCCCTGTTTATATGAAAATATTTGGGGATGATGAACTTCATGATGAGGTTTATACTTTTGGGTTTGATAATTTGACCGAGCAACAAAAGTTAATGGGTCAAGAACTTCCAGAACAATACGATTCATTAAGACAATCAAATTACTTTGTAAATTACGACAGGAGAGAAATGTGGGTAGAACCTACAGAGTATAATCCCATTGGTAGTCGTTTTTGGACTCCTCCTAACGACTTTCTTAATACAGACACACCAAATATCAAAACAATAAGAAACAGGGTAGAAAAGGGATATATGGAGCTTTTAGATATGTTAGGATTTCAACACAATAGAAAACCAAATATTACTGAGAGTTGGATTCAATATTATAACCCAACAGATGGCCGAGGTCATAATGCACACAATCATTGTAGATGGCAACCAAATGAAGAAACCATTTCCAATTTTTCAGGTGGTTATTATTTGTCTGATGGTGACCCTATTGCCGACCATCCTTATAGTGGTGTATTTACGTTTCATGTTAGAGGAATGTCTTATTTTATTAGACCTAAAAAAGGTATGTTAATCATTTGGCCATACGACATTGTCCATTCAGTTAAACCATTTTATGGTAAAACTCATAGATGTGTAATTAATTTTAATATCCAAGATTCAATATGAAACAAATAGATTTAGATATTTTTGTGTTTCCAAAAATCATGTCTAATGAACTTATCGAAAGATTAATGTCCATTAGAAATAAAAGTGACTTTGATGGTAGATTAGATTTACACATTGAGGACAAAAACACTTTTTACATCTTTGATAATTTTTGGTTTTCCGAAATTGAATCACAGTATTTAAATCATTACTTCAACACATATAATGTTGAAAGAGGTATAGGTTTGAATACCAGTGAAGATACAATAAAAGAATTAAAAAAATTCGTTGAAACAAAATGGAGAGATTTATTCTTATTACATTATGCACCTCATGTTATGAATAAGGGTGAAAAAGATACTCACTGGGATTTTAGTGGATTAAGTATGGTTGGTTGTTTAACTGATGATTATGAAGGTGGACAACTAATTTTTCCAAGACAGAGTGTAAGTTATAGATTAGATAAAGGAGACATTATAGTATTTCCAGGTGGATTAACTCACCCACATTACGTTGAACCAATAACCAAAGGTTTTAGGGATGTGATTGTGGGACAAAGTCTTACAATAGAACAAAACCACAAAATTGATTATTAATTATGGTAAGTAAAAAAGAAAAATTGGTTTTTTTGACCCCGCCAAAAACAGCGTCAACTTCATTTAATTATTGTTTGGATTCTTCTCCAATTAAATTTGATAATTTTGATAAAGATTATCATAAACCAAAAACACATTTGTTTCTTTCTGAATTAGTTGAATGTTTTAATATCGAGAATATTGAAGAATATAAAATTATTCAAATTTTAAGGGACCCATATGAAAGATTTGTATCGGCTTACCATCATTTTTTAGCGTTAATACCAATAACCTATAAAATAAGGGAAATGAAAATAAATGAATTTATTGTTTTTTATAAAAATTGTTTGGAAAGCGATGATTTCATTTCTTGTATGTATGAAGACCCTGAATATGTTCAAGCATTAATTTCCCAAAAAATAAATTTTGGAGGAAGTAGGTATTTTATACCACAAGTAGATTGGAATGATTTAAATTTAAATGTTAATTATTTTAACTTGAATGACATATCAAAAGACGTATCAAAAATTTCTAACTTTATCGGATTTGATTTAAAAGAATTAGGTGTTAAAAATGTAAATCCTGAAAGAAAACCTGCAAAAGATGTTTTGTCTGAGGAATCAATTAATATAATTAAAAATCTTTATAAGAAAGATTTTTTGACTTTTGAGAAACTTTAACTATATTTGATGTAATTATAATAACATGAACACTACAATGCAACATATAAGTTTTAGTCATCAACAAGAAATTTGTTGGTATGAAGCTATGCTTTGTAGTTCGGTCGTGTAATAGATAAGTAATTCCTGAAGAATTAATATACAAACCCTGAACGACAGAAATGAAGTTCGGGGTTTTTTTGTTATTTGAAATATTGGTTGTATCTTTGTGAAACAAACGCTCCGTTGGACAAATCGGTTAAGTCGCATCCCTTTCACGGATGAGATTACGGGTTCGAGCCCCGTACGGAGTACAAATGACAAAGTTGGAAGTAAAACCTGTCCAAAGTCGGAAGTAAAAACAAGACAAAATCGGAAGTTATGAAATATATTTTTAGAGGACATACTGTTTTTGAATATAAAGCAGATGATAAAAGGGATAAAATAGTTCAAGGAAAGATTCATGACGCAATTCCAGCGTTTGATTATTGTCATATGATTCCTGAGGACTATAAATTGTTAGGAGAATTTTTCAACACAGTTTATAGGCACACTCAGGGAGAAGATGTACCTTTGGAAGATATTGAAGTGTATTAATGGTGACGTAGCTCAGTTGGTAGAGCACTTGCCTGAAGAGCAAGGTGTCGTCGGTTCAATTCCGACCGTTACCACGGAGTCCCGAATTAACGGGAAACCCCCACTCCCATATGGCAGCCAGTCCGTTAACCTGGTGAAGTGGGGTAGGATGTTAAGTAGTAGATATGTAAGCGGGCACAGGGCTCGGTAAATCGAAATGGTGATGATTCTCTTTACGAGACTACATTGTGGGTTCAAATCCCACCTTAACAACAAATAAATTAGTAGGATATAAAATAAATGATATGAAAGCGATACTTGAATTTAATTTACCTGATGACCAACAAGATTTTGAGTTGGCAACTAAAGGAATGAAATTTTGGTCAGTCCTATGGGAATTAGACCAATCTTTAAGGGCTAAAACAAAATATGCTCCCGACAGTTTGCCTCAGGATAAGTACGACGCTTATCAAGAAATTAGAGATGAACTTCGTGAGTTAATGTCAGATAATAATCTTAGTTTTGATATGGTTAAATAAAAAAATATGGAAAAAATAATACAAAATTTAGTTGAAGAAACGGGAAAATTATTAGTAGCTCGTTCAGAAGATATTGGTTATTATGGTGATATAAGTGATTTCGGAAATGAAGTTGGAGTTGTTGTAGGTCAACACTTCAAGAAAAAACAAGACATTGAAGATTTCATCACAGGATTGAGACATGGTATTTCATTAGTAGACGGAACACATTAAAAATAAAAAAATGAAAGTGGTAGTAAAAAAAGACAGTATAGATATTTTTCCTCACCTTTATGAGGGTACGGTATTACAGGATGTTAGAGAGAAAGGTATGAATTACGTTGGAGTTTTTACTTCTGTCTTTGGTTCCTATTATGTTGAAATACCTAAAAAAAGGTGTAAAAAATATAAGGAGAAAAAAACATTAAATGGTCAGTTGGCCGAGTGGCTTAGGCGATAGTCTGCAAAACTATTTACACAGGTTCAAATCCTGTACTGACCTCAAAGAATGCGTGTGTAGCTCAATTGGTAGAGTACTAGTCTCCAAAACTAGGAGTTTCAGGTTCGAGTCCTGACATGCGTGCTAAAGGTTGATTGGGGAATGATGATGTAAAAACCTGGTAGTGGTTGGAATAAGACATCGTCGGAGTTTAAACTACCATGAGTAATGCCAATCATAAAAGGAGATGTCCACTGAACCATCTTCTCCTTTCCTTAATTTGGGAGTGTTGTCAATGCGGTAATTGGCACCTGACTGTAAATCAGGAGTCTTAGACTTCGGCGGTTCGAATCCGTCCACTCTCACAATTTTGGACTTGTAGCTCACTCGGTTAGAGCGGCACACTCATAATGTGAAGGTAGTAGGTTCGATTCCTACCTGGTCCACATTGTCCTTTAGTATAACGGTAGTACAGATGGTTTTGGTCCATCTAGTTGGGGTTCGAATCCCTGAGGGACAACAAAAAGTAATATATGACTAATATTTGTACAATACATGAAACACTTTTAGATAAAGATGGAAGTTGCCCAAAATGTTTGGAAGAAAGTAATAAGTAATATGGTGGATATAGCTCAGTTGGTAGAGCGCTAGATTGTGGTTCTAGTTGTCGCGGGTTCGAGCCCCGTTATTCACCCACATCGCCATATTTATATGTATGGAAAAAAAAGTAATGTTAACTAAAGAACAATTATTTAAAGTAATACATTTAAATGAGGCTGAAAATAAAGAAGAAACAACAGAAACTGCGGATGTTGTTGATATGATTGCAACATTACTTCACTCAAGAAGTCAAGCACATATTTTTCATTGGCAAACTAAATCACAATCTTCATTTGCCGAACATATGGCATTAGGTACGTATTATGAAGAAATTGTTGAATTAATTGATGGTATTGTTGAAAGTTACCAAGGAAAACACGAATTAATTACAGGATACAAAACAGTAAAAATGGTTGATTATAAATCAACAGAGCAATTAATAAGTTATTTCAAAGACTTAGATAATAATATTGAAAAGAATAGAAAAGCAGTCAAAGAATCTTATATTCAAAATCAAATTGATGGAATTCAAGAATTAATATATTCCACATTGTACAAATTAAGATTCTTAAAATAATTATTAATAAAATAGGATTTAATGAAAAGAATTATCAAATTGACTGAACAAGACCTTAATAGATTGGTTAAAAGAGTTATAAAAGAACAACAAGGCCAAGGTCCTTGGTTTGGAAGAGCACCTGGTCCCGCTTCATTGGGAGTTCGTGAAGTTAAAAGACCAATCAAAATGGATGGTTCTTTATTTGCAAATGGTATTGATACTATTGATACAAATAGCCAACAATTCAAACAAGGAGTTGATGCAATTAAAAGTGCATTAATGAAATCCAAAAATTTAGAAGTTGATGTTCAAGGAGGAGCTTCTGCAGTTGGTAGTAACTCAGGATATGACAATAAATCATTAGCAACGAGAAGAAGTTCCAATTTTATTAAAGCAATTAAACCCATTTTCCCTAATGTGACTTTTAATGTAGGTACACCTATTGTAGGAACCGCAACAACAAAGAATTCACTTGAAGCAAATGCCGAACAATTTGTAAAACTTTCATTCAATACTACAGATACTGACTTATATCAAATTCCAGCTGTTGACAACACTGCAAACGCAATGATAAGAATCAACCCTAATAAAAAGTTGACTCCTAAACCAAATGAATCTACAGTTACAAAATGTGTTAAAATACCAGCTAGTCAAGTAGCCATGTTTGAAAAAATTGCCAGTTCATTAGGATTGATTATTACGTAATTTTTTAATACAATATAGTATGGGACAATATAGATATACAATAGCACATTATGCTGACGGTCAATTAGTTAGACCTGAATTTTTTACTGATTCATTAGAAGAAGCTCAAAAGATTGCTTCAATGTATGAAGGATGTGTTAGAGTTTATGATGAAGAAGGAAACATTATCATAGACAACGATGTTCAGTAAATCTTAAAAAAAACTTAAAAAAAATTGACTATTTCACAATCAGTCTTTATATTTATAGTCTATTAAGTTAATCAAAACATTAAATTAAAAAACAAAAAAAACATGAAAAAAATCGTAGCATTATTTGCAATCGTAGCATTGGCATCTTGCGGAACAGGAGCATCAACTGAAGTAAAATCTGATTCAACTGCTGTTGTAGTAGATTCAACTAAGAAAGATTCTACAGTTGTACCTGTAGATTCTGCAAAAGCTGAAAAAGCAGCAGAAGTTAAATAATATAACTTTCTGTAAAGAAATTAACCCCCTTACTTGATAGTTTGGGGGTTTTTTATTATAATAATTTTTTAATTCTTTCTATATCTTCATTCACTTTTTTAGTAAATGGTTTTTTGATTGCATCTATAACCCAAGGGTCAACAGGTCTTTTATCTGAAACTCCTCCCCATCTTTTTTGTTTCAGTTCACCAGTTTTTTTATCGTATCTATTTCCAAATATTTTGTTAAATGCCATACTTGGTAACATTCCTAATAATGCGACTGCAGGGTCTTCATAATACCTTTCTTTTTCTGGTTTTTTTCTTTCATCTTTATCGTCTTCTTTATCGTATCTTTTTTTCTTTTCTGTTGGTTTTTTAACTTCAAATTTGTCACCAATATAAGCTCTATTCCAAGAACGGTCATAGAGCGTTACTTCAACATCATCCTCGGTCATACCGATTATTTGTCCTTCAACAACTTTCATACCATGACTAACTAAAGGTTTACTAATTCCACAAAATTCTAAATAAATTTTTTCATTATCTTCATTTTTGATTGTAATTTGATTTTTACATGAAGAAGAAAATCTTGAATTATCAACTATTCCTGATATTGGAGTTCTTATTTTTTTATTTAAATCTCCTGGAATAATTATTTTTCCAAATCTATTTTGAACACCATTGCCAAAGTTTTGTTGTTCTTTTATTTGTCTACTTTCGTTATTTGGTTTAGGTTTTTCTTTAGAGCCAAACAGAAAACTACCAATTTTTTCACCAGCTTTGTAAATAAATTCATCTCTATCTTCAATATCTGATGTTTTGTATGAGCCTAAATTCGATGGTGTTGAACCTGAACTAGCTGAACTTGCTCCAGCGCATTTTAAAGTACCATCATCATTTAAAAATTCTTTAATATTATGGCCAGTTTCCACTCCAATATGTACGTGGTCAGAATCACTTCCAGGAAAATCTGCAATATAACCAATTAATTGGCCACATTGAATTTTTGAACCCTGATTTATTGGCGAATCTTTTAAATGGGTATAATAAACACTTGGTAAACCACCATCACTTTTTACGGTAAAACTTTGTCCAAATAATCTTTTACCGTCTTTTTCAACAATTTTTTCACCGTAATCACTAAATGTTTGGGCAACACCATCAGCAATTGCATATACAGGAGTTCCAACTTCTCCCATTATGTCCCACGCATTATTACTTTGCCATCCTGATTGACCAGCGTGTGCTCCATCTGCGGGTATAACTACGTCGGCACCTCCAAAAAGTTGAACGCTGTTTTCTAATGCTTCATTCATTAAGAATTTTTTAAATTCTTTTTTTGTTTGAATCATTTCACTTAATCCGCTAGTACTTTTTAAATTTTGAATAATTTGACCAAACCCTGTTTTACCTGTTGATGTTGTCGGTTGATTTTTTCCTGTTGCCGCTGCGTAGGCTTTTTCGGCATCACCTGAATTATCAATAGGTTCTGATGATGGCGTTGTTGGAGTTGCACCTGATAGAGTAATACCATCTTTATTAATGTAATCCATTGGATTTAATAACTGACCGTTCTTTCTAAGTGTAAAATGTAAATGTCTGCCATCGCTTATACCATGACCTAAGTCATTCGCTCCACCACCACTAATACCTATGACATCTCCTTGTTTAACTTGTTGACCTTGAGTAACATTAATTTTTTGCATGTGACAAAATCCTGTTCTGAATCCATCCGCGTGGTCAATAACAATTGTACCACCACATGGGGGTTCATCAGCGGCTACTTTGGCAACAACTCCATCTGCGGGAGCTTTAACCTCTGCAGCATCTGCAGCTAAATCAACTCCGTTATGACTAGAGCTAAACCCTTGATTAAGTGATATATTATCCAAAGGGCCATTCAACGCTGACTCATGTAAACTCAACAAAGATTTTTTTGAGTTACTAATTTCTTCGTAGATTTCAAGAATCTTTTTTTCAATATTCATACAAATATAAATATCTATGATACAAATAAAAAAAACCGACTGTTGTCGGTTTATTTAGAATACGTAAGTCTTTTGATTTTTGGTTCTTCAGGTTTTGTTTCAACCTTTACTTCTTTTGGTTTTTTTGGTTGTTTAATTTCAACTAAGCCAAACTTCATAAATTTATACCAAAATCTTTCGTGTAAATAATATAATGCAGGTTTAACTATTAATTCAGCAGCTCCAAAAGCCGCACCAATTTTTACACTTCCTGTTGCTGCCCACATGATTAAAAATCCAATGAGTGTGCTAATTATTCTGTAACTGATTGTTTTTGCCAAGTGTCTTTTGGCCGATACTTTAAATTGATTCATAAGGACTAATATATGAAGGGATTTCAATGTCTTTCAATCCCCCATCTCTTTGTAAGTTTATTCCAATTGCTCTTGGTAATTCAGGATTTTCAGGGTCAACGTCATTCAAGATTACTCTTGTACCTCTTCCCATTTCCATAATTAATTGGCTATATCTAACACCAATGGTGTCAAGCTCCTGTTTAGTAAATAGTCTATAACTTTCAGGACGAGCAGTTGTTATAACAACAACTGAACCATTGTCATGATGACTATTCACATAATCCACAACATCTTGAATTGGGGTTAATACTGATTCAGATAATTCACTGAATTTACGATACTTTACAAGTGTACCATCTATGTCCACGAATAATGTGGGGTTTTTGATTACTTTATTCATATTTTTGGTTGTTTTGGAATTACTATCCAAAACAAAAGATAAGTTAAAATACTGGGAAATGGACTAAAAATTCCGACAAGAAATAATAATCTAAAAATAGATTCATCAACGTTAAAATATTCACCTAAACCGCCACAAACGCCTGCAATTTCGGAATTTCTATGTCTGTAAAGTTTTTTCATAATTAAGTTAAAAAGATGGTCAGAGGTTGATGGGTATTACCTAAGAGTGCACTTCCGTTTACCGCTGCAGACGGTTACATCAACTTGACCACCATGCGTTAAAAGTAAATAATATCTCCAGGATTGTCCCAATCTTCAGTTTCTTCAACATCTTTTGGACCTACACTTAAATTGTTAAGTTTTACCTTAATTTCTACAACTTGATACATTTTTTTAACGTTTTTAATTCCTTTTCAAATATAATATATTATTAAGTATTATCAAAGTTTTTTTTGTTTAATTCTTGAATAGAAATTTCGTTATGTTTCCATTCTTTCCATACTTCAAAATCTTTTAAATCTTCCAAAGTTTTTTCATGGACTAAAACAAAACCTTCAGGTGCAATACCGTCAAATTTTCTAATGTGACCTTCTTCTTTAATTATTTTTTTAATATCAATCATTTGTTTTTCCATGAGGGTATGGTTTTCCGTTTCCATCTAATAATACAAATACAATTTCGTCAACTTTGACAATTGATTGTTTTGTTTTTTTATTTCTTACATCACAACAAACTGTTACTGATGTATTTCCAAATTTAACTAAATCCATTCCAAATTCAATAATATCACCAAGATGTGCTGTTGTCACAAAATTAACTTCGGACATAAGTTTTGTTACAATACTTGAACTCTCCAATTGACAAATTGCAAATATAGCCGCCTCTTCATCTATCCATTGAAGTATTCTTCCGCCAAATAAAGTACCTCTTGGATTTAAGTCTTCAGGTTTAATTAGTTTTCTTGTTCTGTATATCATCTTTGTTTAATTTATTTCCTAACCACAAAGCAGTACTAAAAATAATGATTATTATTAGTACAGTTGCTCCTAACCCAATAGTTAAATTAACTATCTGTTTTAGTGTCGTCGTCATTTAAAAATTTTATAATTTTTTCTTTGATTCCATTTTGTTTAATGCCTTCTCTACTAGATGGTGTTAAGACAAAGTTAGTTAATCCCCAATCCATTTCAATCTCTCCCCACGTTTCATTTGTTTGTGGTATACCCATATCCAAATCATCAACAGCAACCCAATGAGTAATTTCAGGATGGTCTTGAAGATATTGTTTAATCTCTAATGACCGAGATTGCTCTAAATCATATGTTCGTGACCATGGAAAGTTTTGAGGAATTTCACAGTCATTTAAATTCTTTGTAAACGCAATAGGTTTCTTAACAATACCTTGTTGTTCATAATATTCACCTAATTTTTCTAAATTAGCCCATTTCTTCCAATCTGAACTTACAACAATTTCTGCACCCGTCTCTTCTAAAATTTCATTCAAAACCTTGAGCGCTTTTTTATTGAAATTATCAAAGCGAGCATCTACAGGCAAACTATCGATAGATTGACTTAACTTCCTACCAGCTTCTTTTTGCTTCTTGAAACGACCACCCCACTCTGTTGATAAACAGATTACTCCATCATGGTCTAAAAATATAGTTTTCATAATACAAAGATACGATATTTATTTAGAAAAACACGTCTACGGGCATAAAAATTAAACACCCTTCTATGGAAGATGGCGATAAACAGAAAAACGTGGAGAAGAACGTTTCAAGACAATCTCTCCCAAATATTTTTAATGCTGGCGTTGTTTTTCAATCCATTTGGGTTCGATGCCGTTCAATATTCATTGATATTACTGACAGGAAGTTTATGGAAAGCGAACTTCGTTTTGTATTGTATTGCGGGAGTATTTTTTGGATTATATATCTACTTTCGCAGATTATCTAAAGGGCTTTAAGTTCTCCTGATTTGAATGCCTCAAAATTGGGACCTTTGACTAAGAAATAATCTTTACCAATTTTTCTATAATTTAAAATTCCTGCCATTTTTGCGGATGCAAAGAAAGATGAAAACTGACCTCTGAATTGAGAAGATGGTACATAATTGTCTCCTGAACGAGAGTATAATTTTTTACCATCAACAACTTTTGTTTTAAGTTTACCAAGAGACTCTAAAAAATCTAATTTTGTTCCTATAGTGCCAGCGTCTAAGAAATCGACCAATTTTTTAATAAGTCCTTTGTTTTTTCCAAAAGTATAACCGTAGTTGAATCTATCTGGTCTCCATACTTTCGACGTTCCTGCAATTTTTTGAGTTAATTTTGGATTGTTTATAATATGGTCCAATACTCTGGATGCAATGTGTTTTCTAATACTTTCGGCAGTTTCCGCAGGATTTCTACCAATACTATAAGTTACATCAATTCCCCACTCTTCAAGTCCAAGGTCTTCAAAATCTTCACCAGGTACTTCATCAGGTCCTGCAAATCCTATACTGGCGGTAAATGTTTTTTTATCTTTGGATTTGTAAGTGATAAAAACTTGATATTCATCAATCAAATTATTTTCTTTATCTGAATTTAATGATATTGATAAAATAGCCTCCGAATGACCAAATCCCAAATCAGGATTATTTTGAAATCCTCTTATATAAGTTAATAAATTATAATTTGAGTTTAAATAATTTTTACTTTCTTTGGAGTTTTCCCCCATAGAGTTAAATGACTGAGTTAAAAACTTATCCGTCATTGACCCTGCATGAGCTTTATAGTCATCTTTAATTGATTCAATCATTTCAGGAAATGCATATTCAAATACATCAATTTCCCTTTGACTCATTGGTGAATCTTGGGCGTCCCAATATCTCATAAATCCTTCATCATTAAAATGGATTGCGACTTTTGAGTAATTTTTGTTTGTTGACTTTGCTTTGTTAATTATAAAATATAATCCTTGACGACCTGCGGTATATCTACCAAAATGACCTGAATTTTTTGATGTAACACACCACTTTGTATTTGAACCGTATTTACAAGAGGCTTCTTCAGTTTTTGGTTGAATAACAACAAAATCACCTTTTTCGTAAATCTTTTTTGCTTGACCTTCTAATTCTTTTTCTTTGTTTTTTCCTCTAATGTAAAGAATTACTTTTTCAAGTTCATTTAATGACACGTATTGATTTATATCTTTTTTAGGAAATTGGGATTGATACTTATCAAAATCTTTTATAAGCCCTACAAGGTGTTCTAATTTATCAGTATCCAATTCACCGTCACCATCTGTATGTTTTAATACAAAATCCGTATACTTGTGATTGAAATCCTTTAAATCAGAAATATTCAAAATAAAGTCTAAATCTTCTTCATTAAACTTTGTAGAATATTTTTTTTTTAAATCTTCTTTACGACCTTCCCTTAAAAGAATACCCATGAATTTCATATAGATAAATACCCATTATTTCCAAAACAATTGAATACCAAGAATAACAAAACTCAAGAAAAGACAAACTGATGTTTTTAAGGTAACAGGTTCTTTTAACATAGTCCAAGACATTATACTAAAAACAATAACCCCAAGACAAAAGCCTATAATCCTGTTAGGCCACGTTTGACCACCCCACAGTTCAACCATTTGTCTGCTAGCTAGTATTACCACATAACCAATCGGGAGTCCGAGGATGGTCATTAAAAGTGGGTTTTCTTTAATCCATTTATTCCACAGATGTCCTTGTAATTGATAAAACGTAAAAACCTGAGATATAGTATAGGCTACAAAAATGAATAACCCTATTAAAATTTTGTTCATATTACAATGATAGTAAATTTTTGGCATAAAAAAACCCCCACCTAAAAAGATGAGGGTTTAATCACTATTGTGTCAAACTATTTGAGAGGTATTCACACTCATACTCTTGACAAGTTTTTGGCCTAATGTCGTACATTGAACACGCCTTAACTTTAGTATTGTAAAAAATACACGGAAGTCTTGGATTATAAAAATCTACTCTAAATGCTGGATATGAACCAGGGTTTTGCCAAGTAGATTTATTTGGAAATAAAGTTTTTCCTTCTTCGTAATTTACAAAAACCTCTCTGTACTCAATTTCTCTACCTAATTTATCTGATAATCTTTCAATAAATTCTTCAGCATCAGGATGAGGGCCAATGATAAAATCTCTGTCCTCTAAAGTACAACAACTTCCGTGGTGTCCTGGCATTCCATAACACTTGTTACTACATATATTACAATCTGTACCCATAATTAAAATAAAAAAAAAGTTCACATTACTATGAACCTATGGTGGAGGTGGCGAGAATCGAACTCGCGTCTTACAATATTAACATAAACAGACTACACGTTTAGTACAACATCGGTTCTCAATGTTACGAAATATCAGGTTTGATGTGTGTGAGAACCCTACCTGCAAACAACTTGGTCTCAGAGTTATTTTAAACGAGCTCTGACCTGTGACCCGTATAGCGGACTTCTGTTCCTAGGTTATATGTCCTAACCGACCCGAACGTTGTTCTCTACTATTAAGCAGCAACAACAGACGCTTCTCTAGTTAAACCTAAAGCAGCCATCTTAGCAAAAGTATTGCCATTTGAATTTTTTCACCGTGGATTTAAGTCATAGATGAATTCTGACTACGTGCCTGCGTACCCTAAGTATCGCAATCAATACCTGGACACCCCCATAATTTCAATGAACTGATACAAAGATAAGAATAAATACTGTAAAACCAAACTGAAATCATATTTATTAACAATATGGCATCATACGATACTTTTATGGCTTTGAAGGGTTACGTTAAAGGTAACACTTCTAGATATGAATTGGAAGATTCTGACCCAGACATTTATCACGTTAGAGAAGATAGGTCTAACCTTGGACAGAGTGTTATTAAATTAGGCTTCAATGATGATAAATTTTGGAAAAATGTGGGTTTACATGAAGACGATGTTTGGTTTATGAAGATAATTAATTCACCTTATTCAGATTATGAATTCATGGATACGTATAGTGTTAAGGACGATTTTAGTCTCGGGTATACTATTTTTTATGAATTGAATGAAGATAATATTGAAAAACTAAAATTAATATCACGATACATTTTTCCAAAAAAATTTGATTTAGAAAATGAAGAGTTCAGGTCAGAATTCGCACAAAAATTATTGTCCTCATTTAAACGTGAAACAGAAGATATTCTTGACGATTATCAGTCTGAAAAAAATAGAGAAATGTCAAATGTTGCTCAAAAATCAATTCAGAAAGAATTAAATGACTATTTTAATGATTTTGGATTTACCTATATACCCGATGACGAGTTTACTACAACTGTTGCAAATCTTATGATGTGGTATATCAGGGAAAACGCAGTACATGAACCCATTTCAAAATTACTACCTAAAATTTTTAGTTCTAGCAGGATTTCAATAGGAGGATGGCAAGAAAATAGTTATGAATATCAGGATTCAAAAGAATTTGATAGTATATCATTTAACAATTATGTTGAGCGTAAATTAGATGAAATAATTGAAAAGATTGAAGATGGATATGACGGAGATTTCAAGATTCAAGATTATCTTGATATGGTAGAAAGAGTTAGTAAAAAGTTTGAAGTTGGTGAATGGCATAACTTACCAAAAAAGAAAGATGTTAGATTTTATATTGAAAATTTTGAAATGAATCCAAATAAAGTTGTTGTTAAACTTTCCAAAGCGTTCAAACAAAGAAGTTTAAAATTATCTGAGGAGAATTTTTATCATCTACTTTATCAGCCTACATTATTTAATTTGGAAGAAATCTAAATTTTTACTATATTTGTGGTATGACACAAAATATATCCCTGCTAAAACAAGTTCTTAGCATCCCTAGTAAAACATATAAGGAAGATTTAATGGTTGAATTCTTGGTTAAATGGTTGACCGAGAACGGTATTGAACATTATGTTGATGAACATAAAAATGTTTATGCAACCAAACAACAAAGCCCTCTTATTTCCGAAGATTTTTATTTTCCATTAGTAATTGCACATACAGATACTGTACATGAGATTGAAGGTATTTTTATTGAGGAGGAACAATTACCAAATGCTCAAGGGGAAATAAAAGACGCTTTGAAAGCCTACAACGCCATTGGAAAACCAACAGGTATTGGTGGAGATGATAAATGCGGTGTTTTTGCTTGTTTAACACTACTTCAAGAATTACCATATTTGAAGGCTGCATTCTTTGTTTCTGAAGAAACGGGATGTCATGGTTCAAGAAAGGCTGATGAAAGATTTTTCAAAAACGTTGGATACGGAATTCAGTTTGACGCGCCTGAAAACTGGATGATTACAGAAAAATGTTTTGGTCAAGTTTTGTTTGACCGAGAAAGTGAATTCTTTGAAAAAGTCGACCAAGTATTAACCGAAGGTATGGTTAATGAAGATATGAAATATATGGTTCATCCATACACTGATGTTTATGCTTTAAGAAATAAATTTGATTTTTCTTGTATTAATTTTTCAATTGGATATTATGACTATCATACCAAGAATGAATATGTTGTTATTGAAGACGTATTTAATGGGATTGGAATGGGTAGAAAAATGATTAGTGAATTAGGATATAAATTACATTTTAAGAAATCTGTGCCGTATGACCCAATGAGCAGGTTTATTATATAAAACATTTAACCATCGGGTGGTCTTGAATATTGATAAATTCACCACCCGATTTTTTTATCTACATATGAACACTATTCGTTAGGTTTCCAATCAACAATTAAATGAATTCTGTCTTTATCACCATGATTAAAAACACCATGGAGTTTTTCAGAATTATTAATTTCCCAAATTTCACCAACTTTTAAAATTTTACTTTCATCTTCAATTGTAAAAAAACAATTATTATTTGTTATAATTGGTATATGAATCCTTTTTGAAAAATTTAACGAATCTCCCATATCTAAATGAGGAGGAATTTCACCACCTTTAACTAACATAACCAAAAGGGCTCTAAAAATTTTGCCATTCAAACCAATAGATTTATTTAAAGTTTCTTGTAAAGAATCTATTTGTTCTTTAAATAAAGTATAATTAGATGTTGGAATTGCATCAAACGATTTGAAATTTGCGTTAAATAATATTGGGATTGTTTTGGTTTTTCTATGAACAGGAAATGCTTTTTGTCTGTAATCAAATTCATCCCAATCAAGATTTGAGTCATTTAAAACATTTAAAAAATTTGATGTGTCAAAATTGCCATAATATTTAAATCTGAAATCTTTTTCCATATTTTTAAATATAAAAAAAGGGGAGACAAAATCTCCCCATTTTAATTATCTACTCTTTTTTTCGATTTTGACTAAGTCATCTTCTACTTTTAATTTGTAGGATTTACCCTCAAGCAATTTACCTGTAAGAACCTCTTCAGATAATAAGTCTTCAATCTTATCTTGGATTGCTCTTTTTAATGGACGAGCTCCATATAATTCATCAAAACCTATTTTAGCCAAATAATCTACAAGTGTTTCGTCATAGGTAAGTTTGTATTTCATTTCATCTAAACGAGAAACTAATTTTTTAAGTTCAATCTCAGTGATTTTCTTAATGTCTTCAGGACTTAATGAATTGAATACAATAGTATCATCAATACGATTTAAGAACTCAGGAGAGAAAAAATTCTTCATCTCTTTCATTAATACTTGTTTCTTAGCTTCTTCATTGCTGTAAGTACTAGTACCAAATCCAATACCTGTACCAAAGTCTTGTAACTTTTTAACACCCAAGTTTGATGTTAAAATAATCAAGGTATTCTTGAAGTTAATCTTACGACCAAGACTATCTGTTACGTGACCATCATCTAATATTTGAAGTAAAATTGTGAACACATCTTTGTGTGCTTTTTCAACCTCATCAAATAAGATTACTGAGTATGGTTTATTCTTAACCTTCTCGGTTAATAATCCACCTTCTTCATATCCAACGTAACCTGGAGGAGCTCCCACTAATTTAGATACTGTGTGTTTCTCTTGGTATTCAGACATATCCACACGGATAAGTGAATCTTCAGAGCCAAACATTTCTTTTGCTAATTGTTTGGCCAAGTAAGTTTTACCAACACCTGTTGAGCCTAAGAACACGAATGAACCAATTGGACGGTTAGGGTCTTTAATACCTAAACGGTTTCTTTTAATAGATTTTGCAATCTTAATAACCGCAGCATCTTGACCAATAACTTTACCCATTAACTCTTTATCCAAGTTTAATAATGTTGATTTATCATCAACACTCATTTTATTAACAGGAATTTTGGTCATATTAGAAACAACGTCATAAACATCTTCAGGGGAAATCATTTGTTTATCTTTTTCCATTTGTTCTTCAAACTTACGTTTTTCAGAGTCTAATTTATCCAATAACTTTTTTTCCTTATCTCTAAGTTGAGCTGCTTGTTCATAATTTTGTTTTTTAACAACATCAACTTTCTGTTGACGAATTTCCGCGGCCTTTCTTTTTAATTCTTCAATTGATTCAGGAACTTTAAGTTCTGTTTGCATACGAGCTCCAACTTCATCTAAGATGTCAAATGCTTTATCAGGAAACTCGCGGTCAGTAATATAACGGTCAGCTAACTTAACACAAGTTTCAATAATTTCATCACTATACGTAACCTTATGATAAGACTCATACTTATCACGTACGTTCTTTAAAATTTGAATTGTCTCAACAACTGAAGACGGTTCAACAATTACCTTTTGGAATCTACGTTCTAATGCTCCATCCTTCTCAATGTTCTTACGGAATTCATCCAAAGTGGTTGCACCAATTACTTGAATTTCACCACGAGATAAAGCTGGTTTGAAAATGTTTGAACCATCCATTGAACCTGATGAATTACCTGAACCTACAAGAGTATGGATTTCATCAATGAATACGATGATATTAGGGTTAGCTTGAAGCTCCTCAATAATCACCTTCATCCTTTCTTCAAATTGACCACGGTATTTTGTACCAGCAACCACAGAAGTTAAATCAAGGTTTACAATTCTTTTATCCACCAAATTTCTTGGACAATCACCGCTAATAATTTTCATAGCTAAACCTTCTACGATTGCAGTCTTACCACAACCAGGTTCACCTAAGATAATAGGGTTATTTTTTTTTCTACGAGATATGATTTGAGCAATTCTCAAAATTTCTCTATCTCTACCAATTACAGGGTCTAACTTACCAGCCTCAGCTAATTTGTTTAAATCTCTACTGAAATTGTCTAATACAGGTGTACTACTGTCTGATGATTGTTTTTGTTTCTTACTCATCATTTTGTCGTCGTCGTCCATTAAATCGTTCATATGTTTCTGTTTTTTACAAAGTAATAACAAATTTTGTACATATCCAAATAATTTGACAAATTGTCAGTTTGTATTATATTTAACTGACAAGATGTCGTAAACACTTGGTCGGCACTAAACTTGATAATACAAAGATAAATAATAAATTCGAAATAAAAAATTAAAACTATGTTTGGAAACAGAAGAAATTACAATGACGTGTTCAGATTATTTGATGAAATGTTTGAACAATTTAATTTAAACAATGGTGGGTGGAAGACTCAAACCAGAATGTCCGAAGACGGAACAACAAAAGTAACAACTCATTATTGGAGTAACGATACAACAAATCCAAAATCAAATGGAGGTGTTGAAAGTTTGAAATCTCAACTTGAATATGCAATTGAAAACGAAGATTTTGAGTTGGCGGTTAAACTTAGAGACCAAATTAAAAGTTTGGAATCAAACCAAGAAGAAATCGATAAACTTGAATTGGAATTGAAAAAATCAATCAAGGAACAAAACTTTGAAAAGTCTATTGAGATTAGAGACCAATTGAAAAAATTGAAACAGTAATTAAAGACCCTCACTTCGGTGGGGGTTTTTAATTAAAAATTAATCTATTTATACATATGAAACCATATGAAAAATTTTTAAATGAAAGTCTTGGTCTTAAGGAGCTTATAGAAATATACCTACAATTAAGACAACATTTCCAAGAATTGGAGTTTAGCGTAAATGATTTAGAAAGTCCTCCAACGTATACTGCAAAAATGATGTCCCTCCACCAACGTTTTCAATCCACTCAAAAAGCTTTATTTAAACAAGTTAATGACTATGGTTTTAATGTTAGTATGGAAGAATTTGTAGAATATATGAAACCAATACTATCTAAAATTGATGAATTAACACCTTTAAAAAATGGCAATAACGAAAGAAGAAATCAAGGGGACGAAGATTTTGAATGAGATTAAATCTTCAAACATTAAAAAAACTGAATACGATACTGAAACAAGTAAGTTAATCGTTGAATTTAATAACGGGTTTAAATATGAATATGAGGGAGTACCTCATCAGGCGTACACTGCCTTCAGAAAAGCCGAATCACAAGGCAAGTATTTTACCACAGACATATCAAAGAAGTACAAGTATAAGAAACTGTAGTATTTATTAAGGATGAATAGTTTTCAAAAAATTCTTAATAGTTTTTCAGTTAAAAAAACTTTAAACCCAAAGGTTTGGGAAAATCCTGAAGAGCCAAATAATGCTGTTATGATTCCTAAAGTTAGGAAAGCTCTTGAACACATTGCAGATAAATTTATTGAGTACTTGGGAGAAGATGTTTTTGTTGAGGATATTGTATTAACGGGTTCTTTGGCTAATTTCAATTGGTCTGAATTTTCGGACTTTGACCTCCATGTTATAATTGATTTACAACAATACGAAGACGACGCCGAATTATATAAAGAATTATATAATCTAAAAAAACAAGTTTTCAATGATAAGCATGATATTAAAATATACGGATACGATGTTGAGTTATATGCTCAAGACGTTGAAGAGTCTCACTATGCATCAGGAGTATATTCGGTCATGAATAATGAGTGGGTAACAAAACCAAAAAAATTCAAAGCGGATGTGGATAAAGAAGTTCTTGAAAACAAAATTAAATGTTGGACAGAAAAAATTGATAAAGCTATTGAATCTGATGAGGAAAAATCATTAGACACTATCAAAGAAAAATTAAAAGATTATAGAAAGTCAGGACTTGAAAAAGATGGAGAATTATCTTACGAAAATTTAGTTTTTAAATTTTTAAGGAGGTCTGGTCATATTCAAAAATTATTTGATACGGCAAATAAAGTAATGGATAAAGAACTTTCTATTGAGAGAAAATTAGACGATGAGTGATAATTCCTTAATAAATGTGAATAATCGTATATTTATAAAGAAAAATTAGAGACCATAATGGCAACAATTATACTTAAACTTAATGCGTCTAACGCATCATCAAGTACTTGGTTTGATGAATCAGGTAATGGTTACAATATCACATTGACTGATGTGACGCAAAATCAATACCCAATACCAGCATTATTATTTAATGGTACATCAAGTGAAGGGCAATCGTCAACTGTTTTTACTAATTTCAAAACAGGTGGTGTTACAGGTATTACTCTTGAAACTTATTTTAAGTTCAATAGTGTTACAGGAGTACAAGGAATTTTTTCATATAATGGAGGAGGAAATTATTTAAATCTACAATTACGTGATGGTGATGTAAGATGGGAAACTGCCGCAGGGCAATCAATGTTTTCAAATACTCCAGCAAATGATACAGGATGGGTTTATCTTGTTGCAACTAATGATGGTACAACATCTAAAATATATTTAAATGGAGTGTTGGATGCAACAAGTGCTAAGACATGTATAACTTCGGCAAACACAATTTTTGAAGTTGCCAATTACGAAGGATATTTCAACGGTCAACTTAATACATTAAAATTATATAGAGGAGCTTTAACGGCTGCGGAAATTGCTGCAAATTATGCAGAACTACCCAATCAACCATTAGGTGTAAAGCCTCAGTATGAATATACTGCGGCTATGGAGGGCTCTATGAGTGGTGGAACATTACCAGCAGGAACAGTAGTTCCTCATCCTGTTTGGACAAGTAATGATGGTTCTAGAGAACTAATACAATTAAACGCAGTTACAATCGGAGGATTTAACGGATTAAATAATTAAAATATAAATTAAAGAATATATGGCAGATTTAAAACCAATTGGTAGTGAAAAACTTCAAGGCCAAGATAAAATAAAAAGAATTATGGAAATTGCTCGTTTCAAAGAAACGGCTCCATCAAATATAAATGAAACTGCTAAAAGTGAGTATAATAGAACTTTAGCTGATGGTAACACCTATGAAATTGTAAAAGAAAGACAAGGTTATATCATTAAAAAAACTATTTCAGAGTCTGAAACAGACTATATTGAGCCGATAAAAAATAGAAAATATTATTCATCATATTCTCAGGCTTTAAAAAGATTAAACCTTGTTGCGGGTGAGTTAAATAGACTCAACGAAAACGAAGAAGGTACTGCAATGTTTGGTGAACAAAAAAAGTTTACGTTAAAAACTCCAAAACCAGCACCAGCACCTGCTCCAGCACCTGCCGCTGAAGCTCCAATGGCTCCACCACCAGTACCATCACCTGAACTACCTCCATCACCAGTTGATGCAGGTGCGGATATGGGAATGGATATGGGTGCAGAAGGTGATGTTAATGTTGATATGAACGCAGATGAAATGGGGCCTGAAGGTGACACTGATGTAAATGTTGACGTTGATGCGCCAGAAGGAGAAGAAGAAAAAGTAACTTTCAAAACAATTCAAAAACTTACAGGTAAATTAACTCAGAAAATCAGAACTTTAGATAATGAAGAAGGAATGACTTCTGAAAATATCAAATATGTTATTAACATGGTTTTATCATCTTTGGATTTGAAAAATTTATCTGAAGAAGATAAAGATGATATTATGAGTAAATTTGATGAAGCTGAAGAAAGAGAAGAAGGTGGGGATGATATGGGAGGAGAAGATTTAGGTAATGATAGTGAAGTTGGAGATATTCAATCTGATGATATGAATGTACCAGTTGAAAGTGAAATGGATGAAGAAGATTATGGAAATGGGGCAATTTTAGACCATATTTTTGGAGAATCTAAAGTTGACAAAGTTATTTCAAAATATTTTGAAGTTTCAAAAAAAGAAATTTTAGAAAGTAGAGAAAAAACCGCTAAGAAAAAAATTAAACAAATTTCTGAAGCTAGAAAACAAATGGGTGAAGTTATTAAATTGACTGAAACAATTGAACAAGAAATAGCTTCTAAGAAATTTTTACAAAAAAATACTTCAGCTAAAATTGTTGGTCTTACCAATAAGAAAAACTTAGTTTTTGAAAATAAAGGAAAACAAGTAAGAATATCACCTGAAGGACAAATTTTGTAATTTATGAGTAATTTGATATACGTGAATGGTTTAGGACCCAACTACAAGGGAGACAATCTTTACGAATTCATATTCTCAGACAGTTTGGATGTGTGGGGGGAATCTTGGGAGAGTAAACCATCTAATGGGTACCCAGGACCACCTGAATTAAAATATATTAAAAAAGTAGGAGTTCTGAGAAATACTGATATAAAATTGGAATTGATTCAGAACTCCGATTTTTTTTGTATGATAGATGCAATTGACAATGTTGTTGCATTGGCTTGGGAAACTGATGATGAAGACGGAAAAAGATTAGTCTTTAGATTCGGAATGACTGAACAAGAAATAAAAGACAAACTCTATGAAAGAGATTTGATTTTGGAATTCGAAAAGAAAGTAGTTTATGAAAATTAATAAAAAAGCGTTGGAACTTATTGAAAAGGGATTATCATCTAAAACTGTTAGTAAATTAGATGAGTCACAAATTAATGTTTTACATAAAAAATTATTTGTTGAACAAAATTCTCCAGGAACAACAATGGTTCCGAGAACTGATACTACAAAAATTAATCAATTAAAAAGTCAAAAACAAACTTTCCAAGTTTATGAAAGAGAGATTGAAGAAGATGTTGAAGTTTCTGATGACCCAAATAAAGAAGTAGAAACCCAAAATCCAGAACAAGTTGGACCATCATCAAATGATGGTTTTGGTAATGAAGATGATGGTATGGGTATGTTTGAGGAAAAAGATAAAAATAAACCCAATCCATGGGCAATTTGTCATTCTCAAGTAGGACCCAAAAAGTCAAGAAAATGGGAAAGATGTGTAAAACAAATAAAAAAACAATTGGGGGAAGGAAAAAATCCCGTATCTTTGTTCATAGAAAATCAAATTATGAATATAGTAGAAAAAAATTTACCTCCAAGAATTACTAAAGGTGATTTAGTAAAATATTTGGCAGAAGCTGGACCAGCAACAGCACCCTCAAAACCAGCAACGAGACCAACAACAAAACCAGGAGCACCTGATAAAAAACCAAGACCGTCACATCCTGGTAAAAACCCAAACCCTGGTGAAAAAGAATCTCCAAAAGCTAAGAAAATATCGGCGGAACAAGCAAAGGATGAAGTTATAGATGTTATTATGCAACTTTTACAAAAATAAGAAAATGGCAAAAAAATTAAAAGAACAATTAGATTACGGAAATAGACCCGAAAGAATGGACCCAAGTTTGGAAAAAAAATTGGCTAGTCCTGACAGTTTATATGCACAAAATCCTGCAATGAGAAAGGGTCCTGCTGACGTACAAAGATTGGTTAGCCAAAGATTTGGTAAAGTTGCGGACAAGTTAAAAGAAGTTGTAGGTAATAGAAATATCAACTCTCAACAAGTTCAGGGAATGATTTACAATGAAATGATGGGTAAGCTAAGGAATATCATGTCAATTGAGGCTGCTCATAAAGATGAACTTGAACAATTGGCTGTTAATGCTTCTTTAGAAGAACAAGAAGTACCTGAAGGATGGTACCAAATTGAACCACATTTAGGTCAACAACCTGATGTTTCAGATTTTAGATATGCACCTGAAGAACCAAAAGATGAAAAAGAAGAAAAAGAAAAATTAGAAATTCCATCATTTGATGTTGAAGATTTAACTGATGAAGAAGAATTAGAATTAGAAAAACATAAGAGAAACATAATAAACGCCATTATTCAAGGGGCGGCAAAAAAAGGACATTATCTTTTTCAAAAACCTGACATTAAAGCTCAATTAGATGCTATTGACCCTTCCCTTTATAGAGATTATTTGGGAATTATGGCAATCAACGATTTCATGTATTTTACTATGGAACAAATGATTGAAATGATGAGTCAAACAGGTCAAGGTGTTGCAGGTAAAGTATCATTAGAAGATGCCGACGATGAAGAAGAAGGTGAAGAGGGAGGTGAAGAACAACCTGACACAAAGATTGTTGCTGTAGGTATGATTTTCCCAATCTTATGTCATGAAATTATTAAAGGTTTAGAAGAGGCTAAAGGTAGACATGGTCATTCTAAAAATCCTGATATTCGTGAAAAAGTTAGAGGTGCCGTAGATGTATTATCTAACGAACCAATGCAATTAAGAATAGGACCCGAAATTGTAGAAAAGTTTAGACACGCAATGCCTGATGAAATGTTTGATGAATCAAACAAGGGTCTAATAAACTGGTTTCAAATTTTGTTATACCAAATACCAGCACAAGAATTTTTAGAAATTATTGGAAATGCTATTTCTGAAGATGTATCTAAAGTTAAAAAAGCAACTAATAGATTCAGAGAAATTATGAGAGAGGCCCAAGAAATGAAAAGTGAGTTTGAAGACTACAAAGAAGACAAAGGGATTGAATCTAATGATGACGATGATGATTTTGGTGATGATGACGATTTAGATGATTTCTTCAGTAGTTTAGGTATATCGAGACCTAAATAATCACACAAGTGACCAAAGAACAATTAATTATAGAAGTTACGAAGTGTATGAGGAATACTCCTTACGCACTTCGTACTTATTTACAAACATACGACAACACGGTTTCAAAGTATGTTCCTTTAGATTTATTTCCTGACCAAGTTAGTCTTATTGAAGACTATGATGCTTACAATGAAAACATTGCCTTGAAATATCGTCAAGCGGGTGTATCAACAGTTACTGCTGCTTGGGCGTCAAAAAAATTGGTATTTGCCAAAAAACAAAAACCTGAAAAGATTCTAATCATTGCAAACAAGTTGGATACATCTGTTGAAATGGCTAATAAGATTAGAAGTTTTACAGAACAATGGCCTTCATGGGTCGGTGTTGGATTTGCAAAAGAAAAAAATTCACAAAGACACTTCAAACTTACAAACGACTGTGAAGTAAAGGCAGTTGCAACATCAAAGGATGCTTTGAGAGGTTATACCCCAACCATTCTTATTTTTGATGAGGCGGCGTTCATTGAGGCTGACGGAGATTTTTGGTCAGCGTGTATGGCCTCACTATCTACGGGTGGTAAGGTTATTGTTGTATCCACACCAAACGGATACGACCCAATCTATTACGAAATTTATGACCAGTCATTAAGAAACATGAACGATTTCAAAATATCGGAAATGTTTTGGTACCGTGACCCAAGATATACAAAAGATTTGTATATGGTTAAAACAAATGACTTGGTACATTTTTTATTGAATAGAGAAGAATATGCATCAGACGCTGTCGTTGATTTATCAATAGAAAATCCATACGATAGAGACCACACAGTTACAACGGATTATATTGCTCAAGGATATAAGCCATGCTCTGCTTGGTTTGAGGGGATGGTTAAAAAGTTGAAGTTTGACAGACGTAAGGTGGCTCAAGAGTTGGAATGTAACTTCTTAGGTTCGGGTGACAACGTGTTCGAATCAGAGTTAATGCAAGGTATTGCAAAAAATACTTTACGTGAACCCCAAGCAAAACTTATGGGAGGGTCATTGTGGATATTTAAAGAACCCGTAAACGGACACAAATACGTTATGGGTGTCGATGTATCCCGTGGAGATTCGGAAGACTTCTCGTGTATTCAAATCATTGATTTTGACGAAAGAGAACAAGTGTTAGAATACGTTGGTAAAGTTCCACCTGATGTAATTGCTGAAATTGCTTACAAGTGGGGTAATATGTATAACGCGTATTGTGTTATTGATATTACTGGAGGTATGGGAGTTTCAACCGCAAGAAAAATGCAAGAACTTTCATATGGAGGGGGATTATATGTTGATAATATTGATACTACAAACAAATGGAAATATGACCCAAAAATGAACGAAAGAATCCCTGGAATTAATTTCAATAATAAAAGGGTTCAAATTATTGCATCGTTTGAAGAATCAGTAAGACATGGTTTCAAAGTATATTCACATAGATTGTATAATGAAATGAATACGTTTATTTATGTGAACGGAAGACCTGACCATCAGAAAGGACACCATGATGACTGTATTATGGGAATGTCTATGGCAATATATGTTGCAGAAAAATCATTCGCATCTTTAAGTAAAGTTGTTAATCATACAAAGGCGATGTTAAATTCTTGGTCTACAGTAATGAATGAGAATAAAAACAGTTCAGATTTCTTTAATCCATTAGTTCCTCAGATGGGTAGACAGAACCCAATAAATCAAGGAGCAACTAAAGCCGATTACCAAAAATATGGGTGGTTATTTGGTGCGTAATAACTATTTATATTATTGAGGTAATAAGTAAACTTATAATATGGCAGAACAAAACATGACGGTCTGGCAAAGGCTGTCAAAAACATTTGGACCGAATTCGTTATTAAACCAAGATTATCCTACATTCACGTTCGATAAAAAGGAATTATTACGCACAACAAGTAGACAAGAATATGAAGTTGAAAAACTTCAAGCACAACAAACTTTTTACTTAACAAATCAATGGGCAAAAGTTGAGAATAATCTTTATTCTCAAGCAATTTATTATGAACCAACAAGATTGTCTGCTCAGTATGACTATGAATCAATGGAGTATACTCCTGAGATTTCAGCCGCACTTGACATCTATGCTGAAGAATCTACAACGACAAACGAAGATGGATTTATTCTTCAAATTTATTCTGAATCAAAAAGAATTAAAGGAGTATTAGCCGACTTATTTAATAATAATTTAGATATTAATACCAACTTACCAATGTGGACAAGGAACACTTGTAAGTATGGTGACAACTTCGTTTATTTAAAATTAGACCCTGAAAAAGGGGTTGTTGGTGTACAACAATTACCGACAATTGAAATTGAAAGACATGAGGTTGGGGTAACTGCAAAAATTTCTGTTGATATTACAAAAGAATTAGACAAAGACAAAAAAGCCCTTCACTTTACTTGGAAGAACAAAAACATGGAATTTCAATCATGGGAGATTGCTCACTTCAGATTATTAGGTGATGATAGAAAACTTCCTTATGGTACTTCTATGTTGGAAAAGGCAAGAAGAATTTGGAAACAACTTTTATTATCAGAAGATGCAATGTTGATTTATCGTACATCAAGAGCACCTGAAAGAAGAATGTTTAAAGTATTTGTTGGAAACATGAATGATGACGATGTTGAAGCGTATGTACAACGTGTTGCTAATAAATTTAAAAGAGAACAAATTGTTGATAATAAGACAGGTAATGTAGACATGAGATTTAATCAAATGGCGGTAGACCAAGATTATTTCATCCCTGTTAGAGACCCTGCGGCACCTGACCCAATTACAACATTACCAGGTGCAACAAACTTATCTGAGATTGCCGATATTGAATACATTCAAAAGAAATTATTAACAGCTCTTCGTGTACCTAAAGCATTTTTAGGGTTTGAAGAAGTTGTTGGGGACGGAAAAAATTTAGCCTTACAGGATATTAGATTTGCTCGTACAATCAACAGAATCCAAAAAAGTATGATTCAAGAACTAAATAAGATTGCAATTGTGCATTTATTCTTATTAGGATTTGAAGATGAATTATCCAACTTTACATTAGGATTAACAAATCCTTCAACTCAGGCTGATTTATTGAAGGTTGATATATGGAAAGAAAAAGTATTATTATATAAAGATTTAGTGTCTGACCCAGGAAACGGAATTCAAGCAACTTCATCAACATGGGCTAAAAAACATATTTTTGGTTGGTCAGATGAAGAAGTTCGTTTGGATTTACAACAACAAAGAATTGAAAGAGCGGTAGGGGAAGAACTTAAAGCAACTCCAACAGTTATTACAAAAACAGGATTATTTGATAATATTGATAAATTATATGGAAGTGCAACAGGAGGTACTGCAACAGCAGCGTCAGCAACTGCTGGTGGTGAAATAACTGCTCCACCACCAGGAGGAAGTTTTGAAACTTCTCCTCCACCTGAAGCCGCAGCTCCACCTGAAGCCGCAGCTCCACCTCCACCAGCAGGAGAACCACCATTAGCTCCTGAGTCTATAAAAAAAGACATGAACATTTTAGTTGAAAACAATTTGATTGAGGGGTCTCGAATGATTGATTTAGGTCAAGGTCAAGATTCTTTAGGAGAAATTTCAAAAGAATTGGATAAGTTATTAAATTCATAGTATTTATTTGAAAATGAGCAAAATGACCTTCGGAACCATAAAATCCATAATTGAAAACAATCTTCTTGAATCTTACAAAAACGAGAAAGAATTTAAGAAATCTTTACGAGAATTCAAACACAACGTATTGAGTGATAAATCTATGTCAAAAGCGTATGCGTTATATGACCAATTAAGTTCTGCACAAGGTCTTTCAGAAGAAACAGCCAAGGAATATTTGGAAGAAGGTGTTAATTTGCTACAAAAAATAATACCAAATATTAGATTACCGAAGTCATCGTCAAAAAGTGTGAGTAACAAATATTCTGACATTGATAAACTTGTTTATACAAACAAATTAGATTTATTAGAAAGAGTACAGGCAAAAAAGAATATTGTTTTATTATTGACATCATCTAATAATACGATTAAAGAATCTATCAATATTCCTGTCAAATCAATGGTTAGTATTGCAAACCAAACTTTAAGAAATTATATTGATACTTTAGATGAAAATTCTAAAAAAGAATTTTTACAATTAATTTCAGAAGATACAAAATCTCTTGAGACTAAGTTTGAAACAATTCGTGAAAGTGCAATCAAAAAACTACAAACAATTTTAGAAAAAGAAGAAGAGTTTGAACTCAAAACAAAACTGTCTGAAACAATTGACAAATTAAAAATTGAAAAGTTTGACCAAATGAATTTTATACGATTAAAAAATCTTGAAGAATCAATCTAATTGATTCTTCTTTTTTTGTATATAAATTGCTTTCAAAAGTTTTGTTCTTTTTACAACAGATGGTTTTTTAAATTCTTTTCTTTCTTGTAATTTCTGAGTCTGTTTAGTTTTAATAACTTTGGACTTTAAAGTCTTCAAAGCTCTTTCAAGGTTGTCGTTATTTTTAATATCTACTATTATCATATTATACAAATATCTTATTTTTACAAAAATTTTGACATTAATGGTTATATATGTTATTTTTTAACAAACAAATAAACATTTATAATTATGAAAATTAATGAAAAAAGGAAAGAGTGTAAAGCTTCAATTGTTCAATCCAATTAAATCAACATATGGAACAGTCGATTCAAAAAACCTTAAATCGGTTTATATAAACATTCAATCATGGGTAACACCAAAAAAAGAATTAGACAATTGGAATCGAGTTGTATCAAATTTAGGTAGAGAAATAAAACATTCTGTTTTTGAATCAATAAACACAAACTTATTTCAAGAAAAAAGTATAGTTGATTTAGACCTTAGAACAAGTGGAATATCCCATGGAAAAAAATCATTTTTCAACTTAGAAATAAATTTATATACAACGTCTGAACTTGATTTTAAATCTCTTGAAATAAAAGATTCTATAAAACAAATTGTAAAAAGCGTATTCAAAAATAATATTAATCAAAACAAATATTTTGATTTTTCTATTTCAAAAAAACCAGTCTCTGAATAAACAATGTTAAATGGTATATTTATCATAAAAGATTAGATGAAAAATTTAAGAATATTAGAAGCTAACGAGCTTGGTCATGGCATCTTAATTGAAATGGATGCGGGTTGGGTTTCTCCCAAAGATGAACGTAATATGTCAGTTTTAAAAGAAGCAACAAATTTAGACTATAGAAATCCATTTGAGTTTTACGCAGTACTTCAAAAATATGATACACCGAATAGAAATGGTAGATTTTATCCTGAAAGAATTCTAAAAAGAGAAGCTGAAAATTATAAGAAAACAATTGCCAAAGGTTTATCAACTTCTGAATTAAATCACCCTGAATCTTCACTTATTGACTTAGATAGAGTTTCACACATTATCACAGACATTTGGTGGGATAAGAATATCTTAATGGGTAAACTTAAATTATTAACTTCACCAGGATTTCATGAAAAAGGAATTGTTTCAACAAAGGGAGACATTGCAGCAAATTTAATGAGACAAGGTGTTACTATGGGAGTATCTTCAAGAGGAGTTGGTTCATTGAAAAAAGTTGGAGAGAGAAATGAAGTCCAAGATGATTTCGAATTAATTTGTTTTGACTTAGTATCATCGCCTTCGACACCAGGGGCGTATTTGTTTTCAAACGCGGAAGATAGAAATAAGTATGAAGAAAATTTAGACGAAGAAAGAAATCGTAAACAACCAAATGATTTTGCTGAGAAATCAGTTGACTTAATGAAAAAATTAACCGATTTTTTAGGAAAATAAAATTATGGACGAAAAATACTTTGTAGCAAAAATTCAGTACGATTTACCTGACGATAGTACAGGAAAGATTAAAAAAATTAGAGAAGAAAAACTTGTTAAAGGTTTTTCAGTAACAGATGTGGAGGCTAAAGTAACAAAAAGATATGAGGGATTCACTCATGATTGGAGAATTACTGCAGTTTCAGAAAGTAAAATTGACGAGGTTATAGAATAACTTCAAAATTACAAAATTATTAAAAGTGGTCTTATGACCACTTTTTTTGTTTGGTAGATATTTATTAAATAAAAATATGAATTTTTTAGCAACTTTATCAAACAATAATGTTCCTGTGAACAAATTAATTAACGCAAGTTCTTGGTCATCATGCTTGGCCTATTGCGAAGGAACTGGATTTCAAATAAATAATATACTTGTACTTCAGTCAAATACTGAGGTAGTTTTGAATAATCCGTCAAGTGAAAATTGTTATAATGTTTTTTTACAATCTAACACAAGCGCGGCTAGTTATAACTATTTTGTTTTTGATACTGACTTTAATTCACTTGAAACTTGGATTAATTCTCAAACAGATAAAACCGTAAGCGGCATCCAATTGAATAAAAAATCTTACGTATCAGTATAGTTAAAATGAATTTTTTTCGTTTTGATACTATTTATTAGTTAAAATAACCAATTTTTTCATGCAAGAAAATAAAAATTTAGTACAAGAGGCACTCATTCAAATGAAAAATGTTGAAGAGGCTATTGCCGAGAATGCAAAAGGAATACTTGCTTCTACAATGAAGGAAGAAATCAATCAATTAGTAAAGGAATCTCTATCAGAACAAGACGATGAAGAAGAGGTTGATTTAGACGTAGATACAGACACAGACGATGTTGACGGTGACGTTGACGTTGATATGGATGTAGATACAGATAATGATGATGAAATGGACATGGATTTTGACATGGACATGGATTCTGAAGAAAGTCCAATAGATTTAACTGACGCTTCTGACGAAGAAATTCTTAAGGTGTTTAAAGCAATGGGTGAAGATGACGGAATCATCGTAAAAAAAGATGGTGACGATATTCACTTAACTGACAGTAACTCCGATGAAGAATATCTTGTTAAGCTTGGCGAATCTTTAGAAGACGAAAACTTAGATGAAACTATGAATGTAGATGAAATCGACGAAATGGATTTAGACACTGATGAAGTGATTAGAGCTATTTTTGACAAAGACGGTGACGCTTCTGATATTGAAGTTGACCAAGATGACGAAGAATTTGATGAAGGCGTAATGTACGAAATTGAATTCGACGAACAAGAAGAAATGGACGAACAGGACGAAATGGACGAACAAGAAGAAATGGACGAACAGGACGAAATGGACGAACAAGAAGAAATGGATGAAGAATTTGATGACGACGACGACGAATACGACGACGAAGACGACGAAGAAGAAGAAGAAGAAGAAGAAGAAGAAATGGACGAATCTTACAACCCTAGAATGGCTGTTAGAGAAGGAAAGTCGACAGTAAAACCTAAAGGTGTTGGAATTGGCTCAGGCCCTAAATTCACTTACAAGTCAAAAGCTGCTGGTGGATTTAAAGAGGACAAAAAAGAAGGTCCTAAAACAATGGGAACTGGTAAAGCTAAATTCGAATACAAGAAAGGTGCAAATATGGAAGGTAAATCCAAGGTTGTTAAAGCAGAAACAAAAGAAGGTGATTACGGAATGAACAAGGGTGATAAATCTAAAACTTTCAAAGGTGATAAAGATTACACTACTAAAAAAGGTGACACTTTAAAAAGAAAAGCTTTTGGAAAAGAAGAAACTAAAGAAGCTGCTAGAACTTTTGGAATGGGTTCCAAAGAAGGTAGAGGTCTAAGAAAAGGCATCACAAATAACAGAAACTATGTTTATGGTAAAGGTGGTGTTAAAGTAGAATCTACACAAGAAGAAGTTAATATGTTGAGAGAAAAGAATGAAGAATACAGAAAAGCATTAAATGTTTTCAGAGAAAAACTTAATGAAGTTGCAATCTTCAACTCAAACTTAGCGTACGCAACTAGATTATTCACAGAACATTCAACTACTAAGAAAGAAAAAATTAACATTCTTAGAAGATTTGATGATGTTGATACTTTAAAAGAATCAAAAAATCTTTACAAGTCTATCAAAGATGAATTATCTACAACGGAATCAAAATCAATGAATGAATCAGTTGAAGTAAAATTAAACAAATCTGTATCATCAGGTTCGTCAACAACTTTAATTGAATCAAAAACTTATGAAAATCCTCAGTTCTTAAGAATGAAAGATTTAATGAGTAAAATTATCTAAAAAATAAAATAAATAAAAAAACAAAACAAATACTAAAATGGGAGCATTATTAGAATCAGGTCTTGTTGGTAACATCGGTTTAAAACACCTTAAAGTTATTAAAGAAGACACAATCAACAAATGGGACAAATTAGGCTTTTTAGAAGGTCTTAGAGGTCACATGAGAGAAAACGTAGCTCAATTATACGAAAACCAAGCATCATTTTTAATTAATGAGGCATCATCTACATCTGACACAGGTGCATTTGAAACAGTTGTTTTCCCAATTGTAAGAAGAGTATTCTCTAAATTATTAGCAAACGACATCGTTTCAGTACAAGCTATGAACTTACCAATTGGTAAATTATTCTACTTTGTACCTAACATTCAGGCATACACTGACCCTGCAAACTTGGCTACAACGGGTATTCACTACGCACCGTATGGTTCACCAAACGCAGCTGACACGCAAACACCAAACAGTGGTTATGACTATAACAACACTAAAGACCTTTACGATAGATTCTATGAAGGTAATGAACCAGCATTAGACCCTCCAGGTTTATTTGACTATTCTAAAGGACAATACTCAGCAATCACAGCACCAGTTGTTACTGTGTCTTGGTTAGCTGACCAATTAGTTCCTTCTGCTTACACTATTTCTGATTACAGAAAGGTATTAGTAGTTATGTCAGGTTTCGCATCTGATGGAGCTGGTAAATTAATCGGTCCTGATGGTCAACCAATGGATAATGAAGCTTTCTTATCTGATTTGACTATCTATGGTGTTGCTGGAAACGCAACAACTTCAGCTAACACAACAAACCCTTACTTATTCAGAGTTGTAACTCAAAGATATGGTAAAGGTATTGTACAATATGGTAACAACAACGCTACATTAGTATTCCCTAACAGTAAAACTGACGGTGGTCAATATGACAACGTATGTGATGCTGAAGGAAAAATCTACTTAGAAGTTGACTTACAAGTACCAGTTTGTATTACTTGTGGCGGTTCAATGGACGGTTACACAGGTTCAACATTTACTTCAACAGTTGCAACTAGCAACGCATTCACAGCTACTTATAGAATCTATAAGAACTTAGAATTCGAAGATAGAATTGGTGAGGTTTCATTTGACCTTATGTCAGTAACAGTTTCTGTAACTGAAAGAAAATTAAGAGCTCAATGGTCTCCAGAAATGGCACAAGACGTTGCAGCATTCCATAACATCGACGCTGAAGCTGAATTAACAGCTTTATTGTCTGAGCAAGTTGCGGCTGAAATCGATAGAGAAATCTTGAGAGACTTAAGAAAAGGAGCAGCTTGGAACTTAAGATGGGATTACAACGGTTGGAAGAGATTAGGTGGAAACGCTCAACCTTACACTCAAAAAGACTGGAACCAAACGCTTATTACAGCGATTAACCAAATTTCAGCTCAAATCCATAAGTCTACTTTAAGAGGTGGTGCTAACTGGATAGTTGTATCTTCTGAAATCAGTGCAATCTTTGATGACTTGGAGTATTTCCACGTTTCAAACGCAGCTCCTGAGCAAGACCAATACAACATGGGTATTGAAAGAGTTGGTACTTTAGCTGGTCGTTACCAAGTGTATAGAGACCCTTACTTCCCACCAAACCAAGTGTTATTGGGACACAAAGGTACGTCTTTACTTGACACAGGTTACATCTACGCACCGTACGTACCATTACAACTTACTCCTACAATGTACAATCCATTCAACTTTACACCAATCAAAGGTATTATGACAAGATACGCTAAGAAAATGGTGAACAACAGATTCTACGGAAGAATCACAGTTGATGGTGTAAGAACATTTGACTTAAGAGAGTTAAGATAATATGGTCTAACCAATTATATAAAAGGGTCCCCACAAGGGGCCCTTTTTTTATTTTTAAGATATTTATTAACATGATTAAGCAAACATGGAATATTTCGTCTGACGAAGTTCAAAGAATATTAATGATGCACGAAAATGCAACCAAAAATCATTATTTAATTTTAGAACAAAGAAGTATGGTTACAAAAACCTTACAACCAAAACAATTTAAGTTACCCAATAATACGTTTCCATCAGGAAAATATCTTGAATTTGATAAGGCTGCAGTTGATAATGTTATTCAACAAATGAATGATTATCTTAAAGATTATCCTTTGAATCAAAAAATTAATGTTGAAATAGAATCTTCAGAATCAAATGTTCCAAACAAAAGTTTGAAAAATGATGAAGGTAAATCAATGGTTACAGGTGATTTATCTCGTTTAAGAGGTAAAACTATGGAAAATTATTTGAGAGGGAAATTACCAAAAAATGTTAACTTAGTTATTAAAGACTTGGGGGCGCAAGGACCAAAATGGAACCCACCAAAAACCGCGACTGTAGAACAAATAAAACAAATGGTGAATGACCCTTCATATACTCAATGGCAATATGTTACATTTAACATTGTAGGTGGTGGAGAAAAACAAGAAGAATATTGTGATTTAGGATTTTCAGTTATTGTTGATTACAGAGAAGAATGGTGTAAACCTGACGTAGATGAATCTTTGTGTCATAAATGTAATACAGCTGTCTTCCTAATGTGGGCAAACGGCATTCCTTTAACAACAAAGGAGGGTAGTCCCCAAATTAATCTAAATAATGGATTACAAGGTTACGGAAAAAGTGGACCATCTAGAGTTGTTGAACTTGTCGTGAGTGCGGAACAAAAGAAACAAATCTTAGCAAAAAATCCTGAAGAAATTGTAATAACCTACGGATGTGCATTACCGAACTGTCATAGTGACCCTGCACACATAACAATTATTAATACTGAAGGTCAAGTTTTATTACCAGGTACTTTTTTAACAACGGGAGGAAAAAATCAAATGAAAAAAGATAATCCTCCAATTACTTTGTTAAAACTTAATAAATGTGGAGAAAAAATTTGGCCACCGTCACCTGAATCTGTTCCTCAAAAGGTAGAAATTGCCCCCCAAGAAAAACCACAACCAAAAGTTAAAAAAATTGATATTAACACAAGTTACCCATCTAGCATTATGGAATTGTACAAATTTGTGGGTGAAGACAAAATTTTAAAAATACCCGAGGATAAAAAACAATATTTTGCACGTTATATTAATGACTTGAACGGTAAACCTTGGGATGAAGTTATGGACTCTTTGAATATGGCTAGTTGGGAGAAAAAAGAATTTAGACAATATCTTAAAAAGATGTCAAACAATCAATAAAATACCGTAAGTTTTACTCGGCTACGATTATTATTTCTAATAATGGTAATCATGCATTCAGTATGGTTTAATTTATTTTTCCCAAAATTTGTTTTTTTATATCTTTTTTCAGTGATATTGTCAGTGGAAACTTTGATATAATAATTTTTGTTATTTATTTTTTTCATCGTTTCATTAGAAACCCATACAATAAATTCATTTTCCATTTTAACTTCCTTAAGACAGTCTACGTATAATATCTTTTCGAAAGGAGTCATCTGAGAAAAAATTTTTTCGTTCATTGGTCCTATATATTTAAAATTTTGTGAATAGGAATTTAACCCCAAAAAACAAAATAAAATTAGTATTATTATTTTTTTCATAAAAAGTATTTTTACAAAACTACTAAAAAAAATGTTTTCATCAAAATAATTTTTAGTATAATTATTAATAGATTTTAGTTTATCAGTCCCCAGTCATAACAGGCTGTCGAGTATTCACGGACACAAAGGTATTGGTAACGTAGTCATAAAGCTAATATAAAATTTAAAAAAATGAATTACGCAACACAAGTGGGCAAACCGACTGCGCACATCACAAAGAAAAAGTCACGTCTAAAGGTCTATAACGGCCATCTTGTCTTTCTAAATGACAAAGATAATTTTGAATTTGAACTTCATAATCCAAAACAAAAATCTGTTCTTGTAAAGATTAAATTGAATGGTGAATACATTTCCACAAGTGGGGTTGTATTAAAACCAGGTCAGAGGGTCTTTTTAGAACGTTTCCTTGACTCTAATAACAAGTTTGAGTTCAGTACCTATGAAGTTAATAACACGTCTGAAAACAGGTCTGCAATTGATTTAAATGGAGATATAAGAATCGAGTTCTACGATGAACAAGAAGTTAGGAATAATTTCTATTTAGGAAACAGAACTATCTATGGTAATGGTATAGTTTACGGAAGTCGTACTAACGATTATCATCCACAATTTGGAACAACAATCAGTACAACTGGAGGGGTAGGATATTCAACAACAACCTCAACATTTAATACGTCAAATGCAACTTATACAAGTTCAATCAATACTGATGCAATAATGAAAGAGTTAAAAAACAAAGGTTTATACTCTGAAAAAAAAGGTAAAAAATCTATCGAGACAGGTAGAGTTGAAAAGGGGGATAAATCTTCTCAAGATTTTATCAATTCGTATCAAGAATTTTATCATCATACGTCGCATGAGATTAGTTTTAAAATTCAACCATTAAGTACAAAAAACAAAACCACAGAAGACATTAGACACTATTGTACGGAATGTGGAACCAAGATAAAATCAAATTTCAAGTTTTGTCCGTCTTGTGGAAATAAGTTATAAATGAAAAGGGTCCCGTGAGACCCTTTTTTTATTAATTAAACTATTTATAGATAATCATGGGATTAAATAAAAAACATATCAAAGAAGCAACTGGTTCAGGAGGTTCGGGACATTTTAAAGTTCCAATTGTTCTTGCACCTCAAGATTGGAAAAAAGACCAACTAGCACCATATAATATTCCTGTTTATGAATATACAAATGCGGAATTAGCGTATGAAGAAGCTAGTGGAGATGATTATAAAGAGTCTCCTGAAGAAAGAAAAAAAATAGAAAACAAAACTGAGTTGTTGTCTCGAATTGATACGTATTTGAAAAGTTTTTATACTGACCAAAATGACGATGAAGGTAGTAGTATTTCCGACATTGAAAGCCCTGATAAATTAATCCAACAAGCGGTTGGACCACTTAAAGAAGATTTGGGGGTATGGTTTGGTACAAAGAAAAAACCAAAAGGTAGCAAACAACCTGCAGGTCCTTGGGTTAATATTTGTAGAAAAGTGGATGGTAAACATCCTCCTTGTGGTAGACCTGAAGCAAAAGACAAAGGGTACCCAAAATGTAGAGCCGCAGGAGTTGCATCTAAAATGAGTGTGTCTCAAAAAAAATCTGCTTGTCAACAAAAAAGAAGTGCGGAAAAATCACATTCAAAGGCTGGTACTGGTAACAAACCAAAAATGGTTTCTTATAAACCAAAAAATGAAGGATTGACTGAACTTATCAGAAAAGTATTAAGAGAACGCTTTTAGATTAATTTATCCAAAATATTACTTAATGAATGCTGGATGTTTTTTTTGATTTCAGATTCAAGAACTTCTCTTCTATCTTCTAAAACTTTATCAAATTTTTGAGTTAATTCTGAGAATTTAGATGTATCTTGAAGATATACACTATAGCTATATACATGATTTATTAAATGGATAGTATAACTTTCCATTACAACATACATACTTTTTTCTTCGTTTTTAATAATTCTTTTGTGTGAAATTGGAGAAAAACTTAATTCTGATGTTGGATTAATAATTAATTTTTCACAGATTTCGGCAGCAAAAATTTCTTCATCTGTAGCTTTAGGTTTGGGGTCAAACTTATCTTTAAGATTTAAATAGATTTTAAATAATAAACGAGGGATGTATCCTACAACTTTATTTTCCATTTAGCAAATATAGATTAATTTTTTCAAATTAACAATAGGCACCTGAACAATGTTTTTGCCCGTCTAATCCTTTGATTCTACCTTTGCAAACTGAAACCGCATATCCGTTAGCATACGCTGAAGGGTATACTTTAAATTTTGATTTTGCGGCTGCTTTACCTCTAGCGCAAAGTTTTGTTCCTGCTTTTTTACGACTTTCATGAATATCTTCATAATCAACATATTCACTTTGTTTTCCTGCTTCTCTGTTTAAAAAATCAAATACTTGGTCAATATTTGTTTTAGCTTCACTTACATGGTCGTCAGCCCAATCATGACCATTGCTTAAAATATCATCAACAACGTGAGGGTCTAATTCTAATAATCTTTCACATTGAGTTTTAATTTGTTGTAAATTACCAAAAAACATATAGTTTGCTGGTTCTTCCATTTGTTCTCTTAATGCTTTTTTTACTAAAAGAGATAAGTTTTTTTCTGATAAATTTATTAATTTACTCATGATTGTTTTGTATTTACAATGTTAAATGTTAATTGTTGTTTATAAGTATCTTTTTCACCTGAAGTATTCACTTGAATATCTACATAATATTGATTAGGTATTTTGTCTCTCATATCAAATATAAAGTAATATTCATTTGGTGTTCTATTAATAGGAGTCCAATCCTGTACTAAAACTTCTGTTGTACCTTCTTTAACGTATACTCTATAAAATGCTGATATATTTTCTAACAACTGTTGACCTGTATACGCTTTCTTAATTGTAACTCCAACTTTTCTAATGTCGGTGTTGAGAATTTTTTCGTTTTGAAGAATGCCATAAAAACTAAAACCAAATTTTTTAGGTTCTTGAGATATTGGTCCAATTTGGATTCCAGCATTATATTGTTGTAATGTAAATTGATTCGTTACATTTGGAATACCTTGTCCGTTAATTGTTAACCCTGACCAAATATCAAAATATTGACAAGGTGTGGGAGAACTATTAAATCCATTAGGAACAATAACTTCATAAACTCCTTTAGTTCTTAAACAAGTTGATAAGGATGCCATACCATCTACAGAATCACCATTTCTATCTTCAATTCTAACAAATGGTGTTGAATCTAAATTAACCAAATCTCCATTTTGATACACATAAAGATATAATCTATTTGTCTGACTTTTTAAAAATAAATTTCTATCATCTTTAATAATGTCATCATAGTTTGTTAGAAGAAATGGTTGATAAAATGTTTGGGTATGTCTTGAGAAAAATGCCACACTATAACTTTCAGTTAATCCTGTAATATTTTCTATTTGAGGTAAATAAGCAACTCCCCATCCTGTAACACCTGTAATAGACCCTTCTAAAATACCATTGATTTCATCGGTCATATCCATGTTGAGGTCTTCATTACCCAATTCAAAATGTTGTCTTGCGACAATTGTAAGTCCTGAGTAATTTACACTACCTTCGTTTTTGTTGTTATACACACCTGATTGTGACCATCCACTTATTGTTGTTGTTTGGTACCAATTTGATGGCCTTGTTGAATAAGCTCTACTATCTACATAAGTTAATGGGGATGAACCTCCATTGGCACTATTTTTTGCAATATTAAAATCATTGTAGTCGTACCCAACACCTTCATCCCAATATTGTGGTTGACCCGTATCTCCTGAAATTTTAGGTATTCTAAATAATATTAAATCAAATGATGTAGCACGTCTTCTTTCATTTGACATAAACGAGTTAAGTAGTTCATTATCAAATGATGAAGTGTTAGTCATTTTTAATGTGTGAGTCATTGCAGATGTACATCCAGTTGATATAATACCTGATGCAATGTTTTCTTCTAACAAAGATAAGTCTAAGTTGAAAAGTAATCTTGAGTAACCGTAATTTGGTACGATTAAATCTGAAGCACCAAAATTCAACTCAATAACAGGATTTCTTCCTGTATTAACAAAAGAGTTTGAAACAATGGTATTGTTTTTATCTATGTAAGACCTAAGAATTGACATTAACCTTTTTTCAATAAATATCAATTAAGTCTGATATTTCCGTTAAGAATCTTATTAACGGCATTTTGAAGTTCTGTAAGTAACTTATCTACTGAAGAACCGTCTTGTGTTATAGTTACTGGTGGAAGACCAGGATAAGCGTGAGTATGGGTAACAAGGAATCTAACAATCATATTAATTAGTTCTAACAATTCTTCACCTCTAACTAAACTTGAAGTTTTTGGAACAATTTCATCGGCAAATTTTTCAACAGAAATTCCGTATAATGTATCGTCAAAATTAATTTTTCCTTTGCCAGGTATTTGAGAATTGTGTGAAAGTAAAAATAACTTATCACTACCTAAAGCTCCGTATGTTGTTTCTCCTGTAATATATTTTGATTCGTTTAAAGTTTTTTTAATAGGAGTTTTTGGTATACCTACTTTGTTTTTGGCGTATATTAATCCTGAACCACCTTTAAGTGCTGCGTATAATTTAATTCCTCTATTAATTTCATTTATATTTTTAACTACAACATTATTTGCGTTTGAACCCTCAGTTGTTGATGGGTTTAATTTTTCGTACATTAAGTTATTTGCTCTATAAAATATTGGAAATTTTGTATTACTATTATTGTCAGGAAATAATTTTATCCCTGTATCAGTCACGTTTTTATTATTACAAGTTTTAATAAAATTATTAATAAATTTTATTGTATCATCTAATGATAATAAACTAAAACTTTGAAGAGCTACTAAAGTTTTTAAATTATCTGGAATCACAGTGCCCGCAGCAATATTCTTTGAATTTATAATCGCATCTGGTTTTAGTTGATATAAATAAACTTCTCCCATGAAGGCATTCTGAGTGTTTTCAGGATTTGTTACGACCCATTCAATCAAATATTTTGTTAATACAACTTCTTCTTTTAGTTCAAAATATGTTTTTGGTTCAAGAGCCTCTTTTCTTGATTGAAATTTTGAAAGTTGTAAAAATCCTCTTTGTTGGTTTGCAACAGGAATTACGTTCGGCTGAAGTATTTCTCCTTTGAATTTACCCGCTCTTAATAAAACTTCATCTTGTTTGACAATTAAATCGGCGCTACCTCTACCCATAAGAGCATTATCACCTGGTTGAGGAAATACTCCTTTATGAATTGATTGGTCAGTATAAGTACCATCTTGGTTTTTTAATGGTTTTGGGTTTTTAATTTGCATTCCCGTGCCCGTATATTTGTTACCACCAAAATAAAACTCTTTAAATGTTGCGGTTGGTGACGAAAAAGTGTTCTGAACGTAGTATTGGTTTTGGTAAACAAAATCTTTGTTTACGTAAATAACTTGAACTAATTCATCTACTTTTGGTACTTGATATACAAAATATGGTAACAAAGAATTAAAAACAAATGGGTCTCTTGATGTCCATATATCTTTTTGTTCATTCCATGGCGGGTCTGTAACACTTTTAAGTATATCGTCGTAGTTGTCAATTAATCTGACTCCTCTGATTCTACCAAGCATCATTGGGTCTTCATTATTGAGAACCTTACATTGAAAAAAAATTGAGTTATTTTCCATTTGTTCTGTCTTGATATATTTTTAATGTCCTATTATACAATTCCTCTACTGTATCTAAATAACGAGTTGAATTGATTATACTTTCTTTAGTTAATTCAAAATCTTTTGTTAATAAATCCATCATTTCAATTAATTTATTATTTGGTAAATCTTTCAAATTTGGTTGTTCTTTAATAATATTTTCTAATTCTTCCTTTTTCATATTAATACGATTTTCCAACGCCAGATGCAAAACTTGTTAGTGCAATTTCTGTTTTTCCATTTTCTGCATTTTCTTTATCTACTGCTTTATTTGTTATTAAATTGTATAATAACATTAAATTAGGTGAACCATCTGGCATTGTTCCTGTAGGTATTCCTAATTTTTGTAATCCTTCTATTGCGTTGATTGTGGCACGTTCAGGAGAATATCCTTGTAAAAATTGTGCGGCTAACAACAAAGGTATTGGTATGCTTGTACCTTTACCAAGACCACCAATTAAATTTAAAAGATACAATATGTTTGACATTAAAGACTTACATCTTCTATAATCATCAATTAATTGAGAAACAAAAAGTGCAAGGGAAACTAATTTAAGGATAATTGCATATTTTTTTAATCTTTGGGATTTACTAATATCATTAATAATCAAAGAAATTAAATTTAATATATCTTTTTTAAGTACCTCATACAACGTTCTTAAAAATTCTCCATTAATTTTTGAAACTGTTTGTATTACAAATGTTTTATATTTTTGGATAAATTCAGTTCCACTAGTTACAATATTACTTCCTGCTTGACCTATAGTTGCTCCCGCATTTCCAAAAGTATTAAAGGCTGTATTTGCTGAGGTAACAAGAGTATTTGCACTTGTAACGGCTTGATTATATGTGTACGTTGCACCTGATTGGACAACGGATAATAATGTGTATAATGGAAGTAATACTTTAGGGGTCAATACACCAGCTGCAACGGCTAATGGAAGTTGTTTAATGATGTTTTTATTAATTGAAAGCTCCGCATTAAAATTTGTTGGAAGTACAGATTTCCAATCAGGATTTTGTGAAATACTATCAATAATATTTTCAATACTTGCAACTTGCTGTTCACTTGTTTGACCTGTTTGTGAATTTCTAAAATTAATTAATTGGTCAACCAAAACTTCATAATCAACAGGTAGTTTTACATTATTACAATCTTCAAATTCCATAACACCGTTCTGTACGTTTGTTATTTTTACCTGAATATTTCTTAAATCGACCTCTGTTAATTTAAAAAAATTATCATCAACTCCATCTAGCTCAGCAACTTTAGCAACACCACTAACGTCAATTTCTCTTCTATTATCAAAACATAATCCCAAAATTCTTTGTAGAATAATTTCAAATTCTGATTGATTTTGAAGTTGTGCAAAACCAAGATTTGCTTGAGTACTCAATGCCCCTGATGTAAGATTTACTAATTGAGCCCCTATGTCTACGGGGTCGACTAATTTAATCGTACTATAGTAATCCGACAAAAATTCACCAACATTATTAGTAATTTGTCCTTTTCCATCTTGTCTATCAATTAATAAAACTCTGTAATAATCACCAGTTACTCCAAAATTATTTGTTTGTGTATATTGAACATCAAACAAATTTTGTCCTGACTTACCATTATAATTTTTACCATTGATAGTACTATAAGACCTACCAATATTACTTGTTGTTGTTAGTTGATATAATTGTTTGTTCATTGGAAATGGTACATCTCCACCATAAGGTTTAAATTTACCATCTGCAGAAGGGTCTGGTTTTTCGTAATAAACTTTACCAACTTCCGTTTGAGGTGAGTTTTTTAAATTTGAAAATAAATCAACAGATGAAATTGGTATGTATATACCTTCAATAGGGTCTCTTAACGGTAAAGGTTGTATTTGTAAATTAGATGAACTTACTCCGTTATAAGTTTGTTCTTGTGAACATCCTAATGCTTTAATTGTTTGTTCTTTTACAATCGCGGCAACTTTAGGTTCCATTTTAACCGCAACATCCAAAACTTGTTTTCTAAGATATTTTAAACTTTCTGACCCACTTCCTCTTGTTTGGTCTAAGAACCCTAATAATTGGTCCATAGAATTTGGAGGGTCTTTCAAATATCTTTTTTGTAAATCTTTAAATTTATCTAATTGAGTTGCTAGCTGCGCCGTAGATTTTGATGATGAGTTTGCAGCCTTTTTCAATAAAGACTTTTCAGACTTAGAAACTTCAGTGTAAGTTTTTACAGCCTCAATTTGACTTTGTATTTGTTCTATACTATTTGATAAATCTAATGACGGCATATCTTATCTCATTTTATATGTTTCCTCATCATTTGAAACGTCTTTTTCTATAAGATTTTGTATTAAGTCATCATCTAAGTCAGCTAATGAAAATGATTCGGTATTGTTATTTGATTTCTCCCAAATACTTGACTGTAACTTTGATAAACTAATTTTTTTCTCAACGCAATCGTTGACAATTTTTTGTTGTTTTTCAATTACTGGTCCAATTGTTGTCATGTCTTCAGCATCTTTTAACATTGACAACATTTTATTTTGGATTCTGATTGCAGTTTGTCTTTGCTCTACTAACTCATTATAAATCTCTTGCATAAGAGATAGTATAGAATCTTTAGTAAAATTAATTTCTTTTCTTTGTGGTCTCGGCATAACTATAAATACTTTTTTATTAGTTTTTCATCTTAGTTTGAATCACAGTATATAGTTTTTTAAACCTTTTGATTGAACTTCTAATTTCTTTTGTACTCAAATTTGTCATTTCTCTTAATGACAAAAGAATAACGTTTTTATTAAATTTGTTATTATCTGCCCCTGAAAATATAGATTCGTAGTTGTCAAATAAATCTATAAGAGCATAACCAAGTTTTCTTTCATTTTCATTTAATGATTCACTTTCTATAAAGTCTTTTAACTCTTTAAGATATTCGTTAATAATAATATGAGTTTCTACAATATCATCATCAATCCTATAAATCATATCTGGTCTTTCTTCTATAGTTGAAGAAATGTCTTCATAAGATATTTTTCTATTTGTTTCTTTTTGGTCTTTAATAATTTGACCCATTAGATAATTTTTACAAATAGTTCCAAAATATGAATATGCTTTTTTGTTTTTGTCAGGTTTGAATTTATCAACCTTGGTCATCAAAAAAGAATGCGTGTCAGTATGGATTTCAATAAAGTCCATATCTTTACGATATAATTTATATCGTCTTATAATAGATGAAATCATCTTATCAAGAGGAGCCCTTAAGAATTGATTATATATTTTGTTTTTTTCTTGTGAAGTTTCGGCTATTAAAAAATTTCTAACCGCTTCCTCCTCTCTAACATCAAAATAATTTTCTTTTACTGCTTTCCTACCTCTTTTTTTAGACAAAACATCTTCTGTTGTTGCAGAAAGAGTTTCTTCCATTTAGGCATTGTCTGATTGATATTTTATGACTCTATCGTCAGGGAAGAAATATTCTTTTTTAGCAGTTTGAATCCAAAATCTAACTTCATCTTCAATCATCTTAGATTCACCGAACTTATAGTTCCAAAAAATTGAACCTTCTCTCATGTTGGTATGTTTGTAACCAAGTCTTGGTATAGTCATGATTGAAACTGAATTATAAGTTAATCTTAATAAAAACTCATAGATAAATGTTAATTTAATTGAAGGTTTAAATCCTCCAAAGTCTTCAATAATTTCTTTTTTGAATACACATCCTGCGGTTTGAAAGTTTTGATAATCTTGTAATGTTTCATTAGTAAGAATACCCATTTCTTGTGTAAAGTTTGCTGCAAATGTTGCTTCATTTGTAAATCCTGCAAACACACCTTTTTCATCAACCTCAACTACGACAGGTAAAAACATTTGTACTTCAGGATATGCCTCAGTATATTTTTTTACGTTTTTAAACCAAATACTTGCATACTCGTCATCGAACTCAAACAATGAAACCCATTTTCCTTTTGCATTTTTAATACCATAATTTACTTGGTCACAATAGTTAGGGTCTTTATCCCATAATAATTTTGTAACATTTAAGTTTTCAAAATCATAACTATTTAAAAATTCAATTAATGATTCTTCACTTGTGTGAACGATAAGAAGTTCCTCCAACTCTACCTGTTGGTTTTTAATCGAATCAATTGCATTTTTAAAATACTCATCAAAATTTTTTGCCTTTGATGATTTAATTGGTAGTATTACTGAAAGTGATAATTTATTACTCATATTATTCTTCTGTTTTTGTAATTTGTTCTTCGAATGAATTTGCTCTTGTGTTTAAGTATCCTTCAAATAGGGATACAACCGCTAACTCAAATTTTTGTTTATCTGAAAATTTGTCCGCTGTTTTTTTCATTTCATCGTACATTTCAGGTTTAATATTATCTTCTAACCAATTCTGAATAAAATCAGCAACAACATCTGCTAGTAATGTTTGGTCAGTAATCCAAATACCATTATCCTCATTCATCCATTCAGGTGCCATATTTGGAACTTTTCCGATTACTGGTACGTTAGATTTCATAGATTCAATAGGGAAAGTACCAAATCCTGCGTGGTCATCAACCCAAACACTTAAGAAGCAATCTTTTAAAGAATTAGCAAATTCTTTTTCTGAAAGACCTCTCAAGTCTCTAAATGTAAACCATCTGTATTGAGGGAATTTCAAATAGAATGTCTTAATTAAATTAACCGCATCACTTTGTTCTTTTGTGTGAACGCCAATAATTGGCATTGCTGGCAATGATTTTGGTTCAAATGAATCTGTAATGTACGGCTCAACAATATCAAAAGACGATTGTCTCATAACTCTTTCAATATATTCTTTTTGCTTACTTGTTGTTGTTATACATTTCATAAAACCAAATTGATTCCATGATTGTCCTGGTTGAAGTGTTTCTAACATGTGGGCGTATTGTTGTGTTAGAACAATTTTAGCACACGGTAGTTGTTTAACTTGGTCCATGACAAATCCAAAAACTTCAGGAATTACCAAAAAATCTTCAGGTGAAATTTCTAAGTTTTGACCTTCAATTGCTTTGTGTGGGATAGACATATATTCTTCGTCTAACCACGCAACGACACCAGCATAGTCCGATTTCTCGTGAAGTATGATTGGGTTAAAACCGTTGTCTTTTAATGTTTTTGCCATTTGATAGATATATCTAACAGAAGCTCTTGCATTTCCTTTAGTGTCTTGAACTAAGAAATAAATTCTAGCTTGCTTGTCTCTTAATATCTGAATGGACTGTGTTACTTTTTCGTTTAGTGAATTTTCCATATTAATAATGATTGATAAGTTTTTTATTTAATAAACTGTTGAATGCTAATTTGAATGGTATACTTGTATTACTACTTGATTTCATTCCTAATTTATCATCCATAATTTCATTTTCTGATAATACTGTTTCTAATAACATTTTTACCATTTCAAATTTGATGATATTAATTCTCATTTCAGTTGTTCCTGTTAATGGTTCGGTTATTGATTCATCCGACATATCAAGGTATTGTTCAATTTCATCTAAGTCGATGAAATAATTTTCTCCTAAGACGCTAATCATATATTTCTTTTATTTTATTTTTGAGCTCTTTTATACTTGAAATAGAGTGCTCAGTTTTTATTTCAGTATTATATGTTGTGTTAAATTTAATAACCTTAACATTTTTGGGATGGTTTAATAATAGATTAGGATTCGCAGTAAGTAAAATGTCTACGGAGTTCCATAAAGAATTAATTGTACTTTCACTATAAAATTTTACAGTTTCAACCAAACATCCAAATTTAGAAATGAAAAATAATGATGCAGGTTTTGATTTACCAATTTCATCTGAAACAATTAAGATGTCATGATTATCTCTCATGTCTAAATAAAATTCGTTAAAGTCCATCATTCCTGAAGTTTCAACGGAGCTAGAATGACCAAAAATTTCCATTGTATGTTCTTTGTATAAAAAATCGTACAATTCATTTTTGTCTTTAAATTTTAAGTGACTTGTAATATCTAACGTTGTCAAATCTGAAATAACTTCATATTCCGATTTTTCTTCGTCTTCTTTAAATGGATTGTCTAAATACCATTTTTCGTATTCTTGTTGAATTTTTTTTAATGTGTCTCTAAGTACTCCATTTAATTCTACCGCAATTCTCATTCTTCGTATCTTTTTAATATTTTTGAAATAAGAGGATTTCTTACAATATCTTCAGGTTTAAATTCAAAAACTCCAACATCATCCATGTCTTGGAACTTTTTTAACGCATCCCATAAACCTGTTTGTGTTTTATCTTTATGTCTATCAAATTGTTCTAAATCACCTGACAAGAAAAATTTAGAATTAAAACCTATTCTTGTTAAAAGTAACTTCATTTGACTTGGAGTTGAATTTTGAGCCTCTTCAAAAATTAATATTGAATTGTCAATATTCATACCTCTCATGTAAGCTAATGCAAAAACCTCAATAGCTTCAATATCTTTTAATCTTTCTCTTGCTTCTTTACCTATAATTTTATTTAATAGATAATAAGATGGAAAAATATAAGGGTCTAGTTTCTCTTCAACACCTCCAGGTAAACTACCTAATTTTTCTTCTGCCTCAACTGCTGGTCTTACAATGATAATTTTTTCGTAAGGAGTTGTTGGGTCTACCAACAAATCCACAGCACATTTCATTGCTATATAACTTTTACCTACCCCAGCTGGCCCCGAACATATTGTAATTTGATTTTTTGTAAGTTTATGATAGTATTCTCTTTGACTATCAGATAAAAATTTCTCTTTAGTTTTCTTCTTAACAATTGAACAAATTAATTGTTTTTTTGTTCTTACTACCACTTCTTCACCTGTTGGTGTTACTTGTGGTGTTTTTTTGGTGCCTCTCGCCATTATATATTATTTGATTTTATGTCTGTCGGAACTTTGAGGTTCTCTTCTATAGACTGTTGTTCCACCGTCAGGACTTTCATAAATCCATGGAGTTTCAATTTCTTTTTTGTCAACTTGAGACTTAATCCATTGATATGTTTTTTTCAAACCAATTGATAAAGGTTGACTAACTTCCCAACCAACTTTCTCTCTGTAAAGTTTGTTGTCAGAGTTTCTTCCTTTAACACCTAAAGGACATTTAAATCCATATTTGTCAATAAATTCTTGACCATCAATATTTTTAATTTCAATATTTTTTTCTGAGATTGCAATTGCCATTCCAGCAAGTTGATTGATTGTGACCATTTCTTCACTACCAATATTAACAGGACCTACAAAATCACTTTCCATTAATCTTAATACCGCCTCAACACATTCATCAACGTACAAGAATGAACGAGTTTGCATTCCATTACCCCAAACTTCAATCACATCTCCGTCTTTAGCTTCTGCAGCCTTCCTACACATCGCAGCTGGTGATTTTTCTCTACCACCTGTCCATGTACCTTGTGGCCCAAAGATGTTATGAAATCTTGCAACTCTTACATCTAAACCATAATTTCTGTTAAATGCTAAGAATAATCTTTCGGAAAATAATTTTTCCCATCCATATTCAGAATCAGGGTTTGCAGGATATGCAGATGATTCTTCGCAGTTTGGATTTAGTGGGTCTAACTGATTGTGTTCAGGATACATACAAGCTGAAGAAGAGTAGAATACTTTCTTAACTTTTTTCTTAACACATTCGTGAGCTACGTTTAAATTAATTGTTGCTGAGTTGTACATAACGTTGGCATCATTCTCACCTGTAAAGATATATAATGCACCACCCATGTCTGCCGCAAGTTGATATACTTCATCAACTCCCTCCTCAATTACAAGTTCAACAACCTTAGGGTCTGTTAAATCTCCTAATATAAATTCATGACAAAACTCGTCTTGAAAGAAGTATTCGTGTTTTTTAATATCACATACTCTTACGTGATTTCCTTCTTCTTTTAATCTTTTAGCGAGGTGTCCACCTATGAACCCTCCGCCACCTAATACTACTATTTTTTTCATTAGTTAAAATACTTTTGGTATATGTTGAAATATTCAACTGTTTTATCTGGAAGTAAACTCCAATAGTCTTTTATATTGTCTAAAAGGTTTAATGTGTTTCTATAACCAATCACTTCATTTTCTAAATTTCTAACAAGGTCTTGCGGGTTTCTCGCTTGATAAACTGACGCTTTTGCAAATATGACAGAGTTTGGAAAATGATGTTGTAAGACATAGGACCCCCAAATGTCATCCATTCTACCTGTATATGGAAAGACAGAATAATATTTAAGGACATCTCTATGAATAAATGTATTTTGTGAGTTAAATGGTGTAAGTTGTTTTGTTGTGAACGGTTCAAATGAATTAAATTTAACGATTGGTTTTTTACTTAGACGACAAATTGCGTCGATGTCTGGGTCACCATCCCAAAATTCTGCTTGAATCATTGGGGTAATTTTTGTTTTACCTTTGTATTCAATGTTATTTTTTACTTGTAGATATTCAATTGGAAATCCTCTATGCCACAAGTCATTATGTTCTGTAGTTGATATTGCATCAAAATAAGGGCATGACGTATTTTCATATTCGTCAACTTCAATTTCTTGACCCAGTAAGATATTATCACCCCAGAAACTGTATGGAATGTTGTCATCATCAACTGTTGCAACAATATCTGCACCATGTTGGTATGCGTACACAAATCCAATGTTTCTTCTTTGAATTGTCCTCCATCCAATTATTTCGGATAATTCTTGATACATATCATCTTGTGATTCAGGTGTTAAATAAATTACATTATCATAACTTTCTTCAAGAGCCAAGTAACTTTCATGAGGAGTTTTTGTATCTCCAACAATAACAAACGTGAAGTCTTTTTTATCAGCAATTTCACAGAACTTAATAGTTGCTTCAGTTGGTTCATTGATTGTTGTTGTGACTATAAATTTTTTCATATTAATAAACTATATAAATGTGGTTTCCTTCTAACGTATTAGTAATTGTGTAGTTAGGGTTAATTGAGTGTAATGCGTCCGTGAATTCTTTCAATGTAGGGAAGTTTCCTTGACCTAAGTCTCTACAATCATCAATCAACATAACATGGTCATTACGATTACTTGAAGATTTAATTGCTCCTAATTCTTCTCTTAATGGTCCATTCAACATACTATGAGCATCTAATATGATTAAAAATCTTTCATCAGGTAATTCTTCAAAAACAGATGATAATAATTCACCTGAATTACCTTCTAAAAATGTTAGATTATCATATTTTTCTGAAAGTTGTGCATAAGTTTCTCTATAGTTTCTTCCATCATAAGGATTATTATCTGGAAATAATTCAATTGTGAATGCTACGTCAAAATGTTCTGCTAAACATACAGCAGTACTTGCATTATATGTTCCCGTTTCAATTGCAAATTTTATTTCATCTAAATTAGGAATTTTATCTTGGTATTGGTAAAGTAAACTTACAAATACGTTTGGTATAGGTAGAGTTTGTTTATGTGTGTCGGACATTTGTTCCCATCTACTATCTCCTGTATAGTCTAAATTTAATTTCATATTTTAACACTTTTTAATCTTTAAGTTTAAGAAAAGTATGTTGTTCATACTGTCTGTGTATTTCATACATTGATAAATTTTGTTTGATAAAATCTTCAATAAATGAAATTGGTTTATTATGCCACTCAACAAAAATAAATTTAGATTTTTTAATTAATTCTGAATTTTCTAATATGTTATATTCTGATGCCTCAACATCTATTTTAACTAAATCTGCAGGAGACTCTAAAAAAAACTCTAAAGTTTCTAACTTGAATATTTTACCGTCATAAGTTTCAATTCGGTCTCCCCAATATTCTTCTTTAAATTCTTCTTTAATTTCGGAAACCATGTATCCACCATCATTATTATCTCCAATACCTTGTACTTTTGATTCTTTAGCACCATAAAAAATCCCATAATTATGCCCGTGAGTAAAATCGTATTCTGACATTAATTTTGAGCATTTTTCAAAATTAATTACATCTGGCTCAAAGTAATGAAGCTCATTAATTTTTTTATTATTTAATAGGTGTATGAATTCACCGTAGTTGCTTCCAATATCCAAAACAATATTTAAGTTTTCAGGTATTTCAGTCAACCAATTTTTATACATTTGTTCTCCGTACATGTTAATCTAAGTTTAATAAGTTTATGTTATAATATATCACGTCCGCTTCAGGGCAAACGTGTGAATAATCTATGTCAAATAGTTTTTTGAATCCAAGTTGGTTCATAATTTCATTATCTTCAGTTGAAGAAGTTTGATTTTTATATAATCTAAGATTATTGTCAGTATTAACAATTGACTCAATCATAATAAAAACGGTATTTTTAATATACTCTTTAAGACTTTTTACAACTCTAATATCAACACCTTGAGCATCTACCTTTAAAAAATGTATTAGTTCATTTTTAAATTTTGGAATCTCATCTAATAATTCTTTTAACGATACTACTTCAACATCCTCAACAGAGGTTATTGTGGATATTTCTGATGGACAATACCATAAGTCATTTTTTTTGTGTATATCTTTAGTTATTATTTCTTTATTGATTTCTAATAAAGAGCTACAATATGCGTCTTGATTTATATTGAATTGCATAATTGTTTTTTCTTCAACATCATCTATGGCATTTTCAAACCATAAATTGTATTCTTTTTTTATATTGTCATTTTTATAATTTTTATTAGGCTCAATTCCAATCCAAAAATTATTTTTTGTAATATAAGAAGAATATTCTTTTTTAAAATGACCATTCGCCGCGCCAACATCAACGATGTTGATTGAATCATAATTGTTTAAATAATTAAATGTTTCTTTTAAGGTTTTAATCATTTTATATTGTTTTTAAATTATAGTCAGACCATCCCCAACTTTCTGAATTTGATGTACCCGTAAAATCATTTACACAAACAAATCTATCGTTCATAGGTAATATTTCATTAGGAGATGAATTTTTATTTGTTCCATGATTTAAATGATATAAAGGAACTTTAGCTTTTTCAATTTTAAAATACAAAGCGCCTTTTTTCATTAAATTTGAATCCGCGTAGCATCTACCACCACAAGACTCTTCAAATCCTTTAATTCCGTACCAAACATTTTTATGTGCAAATTGAAAATCTCCGCACCCAACAACTAAAGACCAAACGTCACCAGAATCCCAAACTGATTTACCATCAATCACCGCGTCAGGTTGCATTTTGAATCTATCTTTATTTTCTTTTACTGAATTTAAAAGCTCAATTGAATTATTGTAATTCAAATGAAATTCTTGAGGAACGTCTATTCTTGCAGATGTATAAAGTGTATGGTCATTAAATTGAGACAAGTCAAAACTTTCAATTAAAACATCGACATTAGTTACTAATATCCAATCATTTTTTGCTCTTCTAATTCCAATATTTCTTGCAAGTACCTCAACAATTGAGTAATTGATATATTCGGGATTATTGTTTTGTATATCTTCTTCGTTTACGATAAAAGATTTGATATTGTCTTTTCTTTCAACATTACCAATTACTTCTTCAATTAAAGATTTTCCGTTTGATTTCCAATCAACATAAATGATTTCATCAAATGATTGTGTTAAAATGTTCAAACAATGAGTAAACCTGTGTGTAAGATTGCCACCGTAGTCGTCATTTTTTCCAATTACAACTACTGAAATTTTTTCTTTCATTAATTAAATTAATATTTTACGTATTCTTTAACTTCTCTTATTTCAGAGTTGCTAATTTTGTTTATTTCATTTTTTAATCTGAACCTATCATCGTTAGTAAAATAAACTTTTCTAGCGTAATCAATAAATTCGCCTTCAAATCTTTTTTCTGTTTCAATAACTCTTAGTCTATCTTCAATATCCCAAAGTTTTGAATTAATTTCAACTAATTGATGATACAGTTCCTCTATTTCAGGATTATCTAAAAAACCTGATGATAAGTTATAAAGTAATTCAAATTCTTTATTAATGTATTCTAATTTTTCTTCATTAGTAATTTTTGTTTGTTTTACATGTAGGATGGATAATTTATCAATTAATTCCCCCACACTTACTGGTGCTTGAATCATAATATGTATGTTAAATCTTTGTCGAATATATGTTCGACTTGATGGAAACTAGGTGGATTATGTCTGGAATATACCGTAACATTTTTTAAACCGAGTTTCGAGATTATGTAGAGTATTGAAGTCTCTACGGTATATATGTGTTTGGCTTTAAGCAATAATCCAATCCAATCAAATAAATTATCCCAACCAAGATATTCCATCTCAATTGATTTTTCAAATTGACCCATATGTACACATGGTTTTGAATCAGGGGGAGACCCATACATTCTATTAACAAAAACAAAATCTTTATCTTGAGCTCCGTAATGGTCTATAAGCTTTTGCTCTCTTTCTATATTTCTTTCAAATTCAAAATAATCAACCCAATCTGATGAGTCCATATCCATCATTTTATATTTTGCCTCCATTACAGATAGTTTTGGATAATGTCTATCAAAATTTTGAATAGGTAAATAAACATTCTCATCTATAGTTGTTGGTTGAGACCCCCCACCTATATAAATGTTTCTATTAGGAAAATCCGCATTCTCGTCAACAAAAATTAATCCATCGATTTTGATATAATCTTTAATAAACTCAAATTGAGATATTACTGGCCATATAACAGTATATCCTTGGGATATGTAAGATTTTGCAATCTTCTGAGTGTAAAAAATATCCCCAATACCTGCGGGTTGTCGTATTAAACAAATTTTAGACATAATCTTTTAAATGGTTTTCAAAAATCCAATCGTCTAAAACGCTGTATTTTTGTACTCTATCATAATTATCTTTTATTGCTTCTATTTTAGAATTATACAATTCTTCAGTTAAAGTAGACACGTCAAAAATTCCATCAAAAAATATAATTCCATCAGGATTAAAATATTCTGTAACTTTTGGTGTACCCATATAAATTGGAATAGTTCCTGTTGCAAAACAATCTAATATTTTTTCGGTAAAATAAGTGTCGTATGTATCATTTTCTGCACAAAATGAAAATCTATAATCATTTAACCCAATTTCTTTATTTGGTATTTCTTGAATTCCTCTTCCAAAAACATCAATTTTGTCTTGATTAGCCATGGCAAAATCATGTCTCATTTCATGTTGTTTTGTCCATCTTTTATTTGAGGTAATCATTGATGCCATTTTAGTTTTTGGGTGAATACCAAAATCTTTAATGTAACTACCATATGCTGGTGTCCATTTGAATTTTGGATGTAATGACAATAATTCATCATTGTGTGTCCAAATTTGTTCAAAAGTTTCTAATACTGAATCTAAATTATTTTTAATATTATCTACCGCTCCACCATCAAATTTTCTTGATTCAATAACCCAAAGAAATTTTTTCTTTTCTCCACCATCAGTTTTATGGTCTTCGATTGCTTTAAATAAATCATTATCTAAATAAACTGAAATAGGATTTTCGTAACTATTAAAACACCACTCTATATGTATTGGTGGTTTATTTGCGGTTGAACCTTTGTCATGTGCAAAGTTTCTTGAGAGCATGTTTAACTTAACCATCCGTCTTCATAATTTACTTCTAATACTGTCCAGTTTGGTTCGTATATGTCTTTATAATTTCTTGGTCCTCTTGGTCCAAACCAAATAGATGGAACAATAATTTTTTTATTTTGATTAGGATTTAAAAATGTACCCCACCATGAAAATGTAGAATTAACCATGATATGGTTTTTACATAAAGACATTAACCACATTTCTCTATAATCCTCATCTTCTACATAAGTTACATTATCAAACTTAAGGTTTTCTTTAACCCACTCTTTGTCATCACTAAAAACAAATACATGAGTGTACTCACCAATTTCTTTTAACGCTCTTTCAAAATATTTTTCATTAGCAATTGGATGAATGTCAGGATTCATAAAACAATCTCCTCTACGTACGTGAATAGATAAAGTATTTTCTTGTTTTAATTCAGGATGTTTTTCATACATTTCTTTTACAAATTCAAACGTTGGAGAAAAAATCCTTCTTATTTCACTATTAAATCCAAAAAAGTTTTTACTGCTTTGAAAGTATCCGTCAAACACAGTGTCATGGTCTTTAGCATACACATCAATGTATTCCCATGGACCTTCACTGACTTTTTCAAATCCGTCAATGCTTTCAACAAATTTCAAGTTCCTAAAAATATTATCAAGATAGTTTTCTGTTTGTCTTCCTTGCATTGGTGTCCAAGAACGAGGTACGAAAACTGCCTCTCTGTTCAGTTTCATTGCGTGTGCTAATGCGTGTGCCGCTTGGAACATTTGATTTCCCAACCCACCCATTAAATTACATGATATTAAATTACTCATCTAATTAATTTTTTTAATTTGGTTTTATTTCTAATTATGTTTGAACATCTTTCTTGTTCTTGATGCCCTCCACCTGTCGCACTTCCAATTTTGTGGTCGTTATATGGTGAACTAGCATTATAAACATAATAAAGAGTGTCAAGAAATCTATAATTCTCATTTCCTGCTAACTCTAATAATGAAAATGTGTAAGCTACATCGGCTGCGGATTTGAAGTAAGTTCCGTCATCATCTAACAAATAATCTTTTGGAATCGCTTTCCATAAAAACGATTTCCAAGTTCTTAAATGTGAGAATGTAAAAATGTCTTTTCTTATTGTATCAGGGTTACCTTTTGAAGAAAACCCTGGGTCACCATTAGAGTACATAAATGAACCATTTGTCAACCATACATTTCCTGTAGAATATATTTTTCTAATGTCTCCAACAACATCTTGATTAAGTAAAAAATCATCACCATCAATTTCAATGACAATATCTTCATCATCAAAAGTTGATATTAATTCATCTAAGTTTCTTAACTTAAATTTTTTTTCAGTATTAACTATTAGTTTAAATCTTGAATCCCCTTCTATTAATTTTTGAACAAGTTCAACTCCTTTATCGGTTGAAATATCATCAACAAGATAAACTTCAAAATTAGAGTCTTTTTGAGTTTTTAACGTTCTAATGCAGTTTTTGATATAGTTTTCAGCATTCCAAAAACAACAAACAAATTTTATCATTGTAAATTAATTACGTATCCTTCAGGAGTTGTTCCTGGTTTATAGAACTTAAGTCTATTGTCGTAGGATTCACTTAATGAATGTAAGTTTTTAACTACCTCATCAATTTCAATTACATTGACGTAATAACCTTCGGTTAATAAATCTACACATAATTGAAATTGTTGTGACTCTTCTAAAATATCTGTCCCTCTTTTATATGTTATGTAATTCATAACAAATGGAATTGTTTTATCTGGATTTTGAGAAATATAATATTGTTTTAAAAAACTTGCGTGTTCTTTATTAAACTCATCCACAGTTAATGGTAAGTTTAATTCCATTCCTAAATTTTTAGCGTAGTATCCTAATGCTCTATTGTCTCTTGGTAAACAAGGACCACCAAATCCAAATCCATAATTCATGTATTTCTTACCAACTCTTGTATCTCCACCAATTGCCCCTAATACCATACCAATTTCATCTTTTAATCCTGATTTCATTAATATATCTCCCATCATATTTGCATAACTAATCTTAGTAGTTAAAAAACAATTGATTCCAATTTTGGTAATCTCTGCTGCTTTTGGCGACATAATATAAGCATTAACAGAAGTAGTTTGAATTTTTTTATAAAGTTGAACTAACTCATTGCCAAGTTCTTGATATTCAGTACCAATCAAAACAATGTCAGATTGTTCTAAACCTTTAACAATTTCTCCTTGAGCAATAAACTCAGGATTGTAAGCAACTTGAATACTAAACATCGCAAGTTTCTTTTGTATCTGTTCAGTATCACCAGGATTTGTTGTGCACCCAACAATAAATTTCTTTTCAAATATTGGAATGTCTAATTGTGATGCTGTGAAGAAATCATTTGCAACTTCAAAAACAGCCTTTGTATCGTAATTACCATCCATAGTTGATGGGGTTGCGACAAATGTGAATATCAAATCACTATTTTCAATTATTTCTACATTGTTTGTTGTTGCACTAAAGTTTTGAGTTTCAAACAACATTTTTTGAATCAATGGTTCATTTGTTATACAAATACGTTGATTCAAGTTATAAACGTAGTCTTCTCTTTTATCAGATACAATAACATTGTATCCTGCTTTTTCACATAATAATGCAAAGGTAAGACCTAATCTACCAGCACCAATAACACCTATTTTCATATGATATTATTATCTTTTAAATCAAAAATGGGTATTGAAACCATTTTGTGTTTATTTTTTGTATTAAAGCTTAAGTAACTTGAAATTGCAGTCATTTCCGTCTGAGTTAATTTCAAATCATCTTCCCATTTTTTTAAACCATATTCCATCACCCATTCTAAATGGTCGTAAGACACTCCAATTTGAGTTTCATCAACTCTGTTGTCATCCCATAAACCGTCAGTAGGCTCTGCATCAATAATTTCTTGAGGAACATTTAAAAGTCTTCCCAACTCTCTAACTTCAGATTTGTATAGGTCTGCAATTGGAGATATGTCAACCCCGCCGTCACCGTACTTTGTATAAAATCCAACACCAAAATCCTCAACTTTATTTCCAGTACCAACCACAATACCGCTAACTGATGCAGCAATTTGATAGAGGGTAATCATTCTCAATCTTGATTTTGTATTTGCAAATCCTAACTCTGAGTTGAATCTGTCAAACACTTTGTGAGATTTAAATGAAGTGAAAACTGAAGACAAATCAATATTATATCCTTCAACATTTGGGTATGTTTTGGTTAGTAATGCAATTTGTAAATCAGAAAGTCTTGTGTTTTCTAAATTCGAGTTTATTGGCATTCCTACAGCAATAGTTGGAATTCCAGTCTTAGCACAAAGAGTTGATACTACGGCAGAATCAATTCCACCAGAAACTCCAACAACTAAAACTTGTAAATTGTTTTCAGTTACATAATTAACAATCCATTCTTGGATTTTGTTAGATAGGTTTTCGTAATCAATTATTCTATTCATTTATAAAATTTTTACGTATTCGTTTTTTATTTGTTGTGCAACGTTAGCAGCATAATATTTTTCTATATCGGAAGGAGGGTCAAATTTTTCTTTTGAAAGGATAAACCCACCCGAATCAACTTTGTAAATCCAACTTGGTTTTCCACACATCCAACCTTCAATGGTTGTTCTACCTAATTGAATTCCCGCTGTTTCTTCACATTTAGAAATAAAGTTTTCAACAGACCATGTTGCTGGAAAATGTTTAACATGAGGTTCAAATAAAACTTGTTGTAAGTAATTTGACTTATCTTCACCGACTAACCAAAGTTCTTTACCTTCTTTTTTGGTTCTTTCCATTAAATTTAAAATTGTTTCTTTCCTCAAGTAATCAATAGTGCCAACAAACAAAACTGAATTTTCAGACTTAACTGTAGGTTTTGGCTTGAATTTATCATTGTCTATTGGATTGTAAATAACCTCAACTTCTTCCTCAGGAATTTCAAACTTGTCTACAATGTAATCCTTAATTTCAGGTCTAATTGCAATATATTTTTTAATTGACTCATGCTTAATTGGGTCTTCCAATTCAATTACTTCAGAGTGGATTGAATATATTTTAGTTATTTCAGGATAGAATTGAATCATTCTTTCTGCAACAGGTTTATGTTGCATATGTATTATATCAAAATCAACTTCAGATACACGATATAAAACATTCTCCGTTGAAGGTTTAAATCCTTCTTGTGTATTAAATCCCCACTTACCGTCTCCAAGTTTAAATCCAGGAGCATCTTCAAATGATAAACACTTAATACCTAATTTCTTAGCCATGTCGGTTAAAGGACCACCTATTTGTGATAAAACAGTGACACTACAATTAAGTTTTTTTAATTCTTTGGCAAGTTCAAAAACATATAACTCAGAGCCAGTAAATGTTCTAAAATTTAAACATGATAATAAAACTTTAACTCTTGAGTTGGGGTCAAATGATAATTTAGTTGGTAAACTACCTTTATATTTTTCTGAAAATAATGTTCTATTTTTTTCCCATTGTTCATTTGTTTGTCCAATTGATTTATGGGTAATTCTTATGTTTGTTATAACACCAACTTTAACACCACTAATATGGTTTTCAAAACAAAAAGGAATATCATAAAAATGAAATCCCTCAAACTCCTCAATAAAGTTATGTTTAATTCTTTTTTTGTGAATTGCAATAAACAATCCGTCAACAATTACTGTTTGTTTAATATTGTTATTTAAATCATCAGCATATTTTGAAGTCCATTTTTTGCCTTCGCTTTCATGGTTTACAATACCAATCATTTTTCTTCTGTCTTCCCACCACATTCCACTTGACGGCATATAGGTAGTCCCAGCCATTCCAATAATACCAAAATCACTTTTGTCAAAGTGTTTAACTAATTTATGGTACCAAGAATTTGTATCAAAGTATATGTCGTCATGACAAAGAACAACTATGTCAGTTTTTGCTTCCGACAAAATTTCATTGTATGTTTGAGCAAGAGATTTATCCCCGTTATTTATTTTTTCAATAACTTCAATTTTTTTAAAACCTGAACTTTTTTTTAAGTATTCGATAAATTCTGGTTTGCTTTCTCTTGTTGAATATCCTACTGTAATCATATTAATTATTTAATTCCTGTACTTCCAAATCCATTATCACCTCTTTCTTTTTCTGCGACTTTTTCAACTGGTTCTAAACTTACAAAACGTCCATTCATAACAGGACATAAAACCGCCTGAGCAATTTTCATTCCTTTTGTAATTTTAACAGGACCATTTGATGAATTGAAAACAATAACTTTGATTTCACCATTGTAGCCTGAATCAACAGTACCAGGCGTGTTCAAAACGGTTAACCCATAGTTTAACGCTAAACCACTTTTTGGTCTAACTTGAATTTCATATTCTTCAGGGATTGATAGTTTTATTCCCGTCGGGACAAGCGCTCTACCAAAAGCAACAATATCAATATCTTCAACAGAAGTAAGGTCGAAACCTGAGTCTGATGGGTAAGCATAGGTAGGAAATTTAGCATCTTCGTGTATAAGTTCAACTTGTAACGTTCTTGTTTTCATTGCAATTTCGGCTTCTCTATTCATTTCATCATAGGTCATACCAAATAATTGTTCTAACTCTTTTTGATAATCTTCATCAACTTCAACACCAGATTCATTTTGAATATTTTGAAATTGCTCTTGTATTTGTGCCCATATTTCAGGACTTACTTGTGATTCTAAACCTTGCATTATTTTAATTGTTTTAATTTTTTAATTAAATCGATAAGGGCCACAACATCTTTTTCACAATATTTCACAATCCCTTCGATATTTTTATCAGTCCAATATGCGTTATGAACTTTATTACCAGTAACCTCTGTATTTTTAGGTGATTCAACTCCCATACAAACACACATTAGTTCAAGAGATGCAAATTGCCCATACCCACCATATTGCCAAATGTCTTTAGTATCAATTGCTTTAACCTCCCAAGGTTTTGTGTCATAACTTGGTAATAGTTTTGGTGGTTCTAAACCATACATCATCATACGTTTAGCTAACGTTGGAATATCAAATCCTTTTACATTATGTCCACATAAGAAAAATCCTAAGTCTCCAGTACGATTTAATAGTTTCTGAACATCTTTAAGTAATTTTCCCTCATCTTCACTATGAAAAGATTGCATTTTAATTGTACCGTCATCCATAACAAATGCAACACTAACGCAAACTATCTTTAAGAATTCAGGTACCAATGCTGCTCTATTAACAAATAGGTCTTCAATTGGAGTGTCAGATTCCTCAGGGAATCTTTTTCTGATATTGTCTTGAATATGTTCGAACTGAAATGAAAGTTCTTTTTTATTTTTTTTAAAGTTCTCCCAAGTAGATTCACATCCAACGGTTTCAATATCAAGAAATAATAATTTGGTTAATGGTATGTTTATCATAAGATTGATTTATAAAATTCCGCTCTCGCTTTTGTTACAATATTAAGGTCGTATTTGTCTTTTACTGTTTCGTAGAGTCTTTCACCCATATCTTTTGCTAAGTTAGGATTTTTTACCAACTTTTCAATAAATTTTGCCCAATCAGAATGATTTCTATTTTCTTCAACTAACATTGCGTTTCCATCAACAAATTCACCGTGACTTAAACAATGTTTTAAATCTATAGTATATGGTCCTAAATTTGAAGCGATTAACGCTTTTTTGTAGAACCCAGCTTCAATAACTTTTAATTGAGACTTCATTCTGTTAAACATATGGTTCTTAATTGGAGAAAGTGAAACATCAAACTTAGAATAATTTTTTGCGTAAGATGTTACAGGTTTAGTCCAAACTCTTACATAAGCTTCGTTTAATTCATTCGGATAAGCGTCTTGACTATAATTTAATAAATTTTTCTTATAGTCATCTGATACTGTTGAATAATTTTGTGTAAAAATTTTCTCATAAGCAGCCCAAACTGTTTCTGCTGGTAATATATTTCTTTTTGTATGTTCTCCTGTTTGTGAATTAATTTCAGTAACAGTGCCTCTTGTATCAAATCCACAAAGTACGTATTGTAGTTTATCTTTTAATGAAGATACTTTGCTTAGACTTTGGTCTAATAATTGAATATCATGTAAATGGGAAGAACCTCCTAGCCAACCAATTCTTAATCTATCTGATTCTAACGTTGGTTCTTTGAATTGAGATTCGTTCGGATTAATTGCATTGGGGAATACAACAACATTTTTATTTAATTTTTTAATTTCATCCGCAAATAATTCTGTGGTTGTTGTTACGTATTTTGCGACTTTCAAATTAGCAACAATCTTTTCATTGATTTTGTTGAATTTAATAATATCGTGAATAGGATGTTCTTTTCCTGGCATCCAATAATCATCGATGTCAACAACAGTAATAACCCCTAATGAGTTTAACATTTGGATTAGCCTATTTGCTTTTTCAAAATCTGGCCCAATACTTCTGTGACAAGCAACAATTTGATATTGTGTCCAAAAATTTACGTCATCATATGGAACATCATACATTATGTCCACATGAAAATCGTCTCCGTAAAGATTTTGTAAAAAAATGTGAGGGTCTACTGACCTGAATTTACCCACACCAGTTCTATCTGAGGGTACTACTAATACTTTGATTTTTGACATGATTATATTTTATGTTCCAAAAATATAACAATTTAAGTCAAATAAAGAAAGTCGTTAAGCCAACTTTTTAATTTTGGTTACTTTACCTTCAAATACGTGTTTACCAACTTTGAAACTAAAAACTTCTTTTGAATTTTCAGAACTTTCAACTAATAATCCATTTTCTTCTAACGCTTCATTAACTGCTTCACTAATCATTTTTTTAATTAATTTATAGTCTATTGAACTGTTAGGTTGTGATTGTTGTTGAACTTGTTTTGGTTTTGCAGATTCTGGAACGTATCCTGAATCATTCCTTTTCATTAATCTTGATGCTTTTTCAATTAAATCATCGGATAATGTTGCAACAGGTTGTTGTTGTGGTTGAGAAATAGGATGTTCCATCATCAACTTTTTTATTTCATCAGGTAACTTAGAATTTTTAATTGCATCAACTGTGGGATTTCCAACGGGCTTTGTGTTGACTCTTGGAAGTTCTGAAAGATACGGTTGATTAGATTGTGGGGCTTCTTGTAAGAATTCCTGTGGAATATTATATTTTACTTGAGGCATATCAAATTCTTGTAAAGATGTTGGAGGCAATCCTCCACCCATTCCACTACTACTTTTTCCAAATTTCGGACTATCCATAATTGCTTTAGATGCCGCTAGTCTGCTCATTAAATCGCTTTCGTTCATAATATTAAACTGTTTGTTGTTCTGGAGTTGGTGGTTCTACAGGATTATTATCAAACTTTGCAATTGTAATAATACTAACCATGCTTTTATCTCCGTTAAAATTATAACCTGGATGGGGTTGATTGTAAACCTCACCAGTAGGCTTTAAGGATAAGATTTTATCTAATCTGAACAATCTCCATCCTGGTAATGGTTGTTCCCCTTTATATCCCGTATGGGAAGCTCCTTCACGGTCCCAACCTCTCATCACTAAATTACCAGCCTTACTTTTACCTAAAGCAACTGGTTCAACTTCACGTATACCTCTACCACCTGGTTCGTCACCATCATAGTAAATTGTAATAACTTGTTTTCTATTGATTGCGTCTTGTACACTACCAATAGATGCTATTTCGCAAATTAAACCTTTAAGTGATTCGTTTAATTTCATTAGAAATTAGGGTAAGTTTTTGACGAGTTAAATTTATTTATTTTGATTTCACTTTTTCTTTCTACAATATCATCGATTGTTCCAGCATTAACATTGTAAACATCTAAAAAAGCTCCAGTTCCTCTACCCATAGAATCACCATCAGCAACAGCATCTCTGTTTACTGCGGAATATGGATTACCTGCCGCGTTATAATCGTTTTTAGGAATTAACTTAGCTCTTTCGGCATCTGCGGCTGCAGTCAATGCATTTGGTTCGTTCTGAGTTAAATCTACTGTTATTTCTTGTGCCATAATTATAGTTTTGAAATTATTTCGTTTATTCTTTTAAGGCTTTCGGTAACCGCTGCATTATACCTATCAACAGTTTTGGTGTGTTCTTGAGAAGGTCTTACATTATTAAAGTTTTTCTTTTCATGAGGTTTTAAGAACTGATTCTGCATTCCAGCGTTCATCTTATTTGTTTTAGTCATTTTATTGTAATCCCTCATTTTTCTCAATTCATCATTAACCCAATTTTTCATTTCAACTCCACCATTAAGAATGAATGGAGATTCGTTGTGGTTACCTTTAAAATTATCAAAAAAGTTTTTTATTCTTTTTAATTGTTTATATTCAATAAAGTTTTGACTTTGTAATTCCTTATTTCTGTTGAATCCTTCAGTATTTTCATCAGCACCTTTAACCATATGGAAACATTTTTTCATGTGTTCCTGTTTGTCTTTAGGAAATTCAATTTCCCCTTTGGCCGAGTTATATAAATCGTTATTCACTTTTTAATAGTTTAATTAATTCAGAAATTGACAATCCTTCTTTTTCTGCTTGTCTTTTTAAACTTGATATATTTTTCTTTAATATTTTAGATGCGTCAAGTTCTTTTTTAGATACATCTGCATTATCAGAGTTTTTATTTTTCATTAAAAGGTCCTCGACCATTTTGATTGCCTTTTGTCTTTGAATTTCACTTATTGTGATTTTCATATCAGACCCTGGCATTTTTTTCTTTTTCTTAAATGGATTTTTACCTTGTTGTTTAACTCTTTCTTGAGCGTCATCAGGTTCCATATCCATCTTTTTTATTAAATATTTGTAGGCCTCTGGTCCATCTAAATCTTTTGTTTCCTCATAGCCAAATGCGCCTGACATATCAATTTCATCAAGTTCTTCTTCAACAGATTCACCATAATAAGTCCTGTATCCACGAGAAATTGGGTCATTAGTAATTCTTGAAGCAGCAACCGTTTGGTCCATAGTTTTTTTAGGGTGAAGTTTTGGGTCAAGGATTGGAATCTTAGAGTTTGACATACTTCCATCCGCATTTACCAATTCCTCTAAATCAGTTTTTAAAGTTTTAGTATCCTTAACTTTTTTTTCTTTTGCAACTTTTTTTAAATGTTTTTTTACTTTTTCTCCCTTTTCTTTTTTGAAGTGAATAACCTCATCTTTTTTACGAGCTTCAGTCAAAGTTTCCTCTACAGAGAAATATAAAGAATATTTGTCTCCTTTATCTCTCAAAAGAAAATAGTATGGGGATGAATAAAATTCACTATCTGTAGTAATCATCTGTTCTTTTAATCTATAAATACTCTGACACAAGGTATTTATCATTAGTTTATGGCATATCAAAACATTAATCAATATAATTTTAGAGGTTGGGGGATTAAACCACTCAATGAAGTAACCGATATTTGTTTAGCATCGGATGAGAAAGACTACGACCAAGAGGTAGTATTTTCACCATTATTGATTGGTGAGGACGATGGTAATAGAATGCCATTTAAGTTTGACCTTAATAGTTCAGGAACAACAAAGTGTCAAACAGAAGTTTGTACTTTTGATGATGACACTATTGTATCTGAAAATTATTGGAATCCTGACTTAATTGACCCTAACTTCTGTCCAATTGTTACAAATTTATGTGACGTTGGATTAACAGGTATTGATAATGGATTGGTTAAGAATATGTCAGGTGAGACAATTCAAATCACCACAGGTCTTTACGAAACAAAATCAGATAAGTTTAGTAGATACAAATATGATAGGAGAATGAAAATGCATCCTATCACAGGTTTTACAACAACTGAAAACAGATTATGGAATGATGGGTCTTACAACTATGACATGTCCTATACAACCGATGGAGGACCAGTTGGATATTTTGCAAGATTGAGTGGTGGATTCTATCAAGGGTTTTATAAAATACCCGAATATAGTTACCAAGTTTTTCCTGAAAGAGTTAATTTAGGCTGGACAGCCGAGTTTATGTTGAGATATAGATGGACGGGGGACACTAATGTAGGGTTAAATGTTCGCTACCCTGACAATAAAGGTACGTTCTTTTATATGGGTGCAAGAGCGGAAAATAAATTCTACCACTATGCTGACGGAGAACCAAAACAAGATACAGAATACACAAGAGTAACTTCAGGTTTAACTTGTATGCACACTTGTGGTTGTGCTAGTTCGGCAAATACATCATCACAATGTTTACAAGTGTATCAACCATCAGGTGGTACAATAACTCACTGTACTTGTGGTTGTCCTTGTGATTGTCAAACCAAAGCCAAATATCCTGAAAAAGACCCATTATATGATGAGGTGTCAAACGGATTATCATTAAGACTTAGTGGTGACACAGGAAACCCAAGACTATGTGTTAAGACATATAGAATCACAGGAGGGTGTGAACATAGCGGGACTTGTCTTACAGGTTTGACTTATCACACAGGTACATCTGTAACTGAATGGTGTTCAACAAGAGGAATCTTTGACGACTGTAGCGGAACAACATATCAAAATGTAGAGCATTGGGTTCAGATTGATGCTGTGTTCCAAAGATATGAATGGTTAGATAAGTGTGACCTTTATGATAAAGGGGGTTTGGGTTTACTTGTTAAAGATACGTATTTTGCTACAATAGAAGACAGAAGTGTTACTTTAATTGAACCTCCATTGACTCATGAACAACCTTACGACCCACCAAGTACTGAGGTTGTTACGTTTAACGACATGTGGACGGTAGAACAAAAGTATAGATTGGGAACTCTTAAATTTTATGTGAATGGTAAACTATTCATGGTCACAGAAAACTTTGAAGAAATTATACCAAGACTTCTTAATGTTGAAAAAGAAAAACAAATTGGGGTTGGGTACAACATCTCTGTCGGTGGAGGTACACAAGGTCTACACGACAACTTAACTTTCTCAGGAGGATGTCCTGCAGAATTGAGTGGAATCACTTACCAACAAGACCCTGAGTGTTTAACAACTCACGACCTTAACCATACTGAATATTCAGGTCTTACAACACAGATAAGATTAGAAGAAATTTTTGGTGGTAGTATGGTTGGAGATATTAGTGCATTCAGAATGTATACTGAACCATTAAATGCATCTCAAATTAGACACAATTTTAGAATATTAAAAAGTAGATATAATCTATTAGACCCTAACTGTTTGAATTGTAGAATTACCATACCAAATGGTGATTTGATTTACATACAAATACCATGTAATGATTTACTTTACATGTCAGTGCCGTGTAATGACTTAGGTTACGTATTATACCCGTGTCCAACAAATACTCCAACACAAACAATAACACCAACAAATACTCCAACTAATACTGAAACTCCGACAAATACTCCAACTAATACACCAACTAATACAGAAACACCTACAAACACACCAACAATAGGTGCAACTCAAACACCTTCAATAACCCCAACTAACACTAACACCCAAACCCCTACGTCAACAATTCCTGCAACACCTACACCAACTCCAACATTTGTACCATATATTCCTGGTAGTTTTACTTTTGATGCTGATTATATTGTATTAACATATGCTTTCAATGACGGAACAGATTTGGATACAAGAACAAGAGTTACTGTACCCGACATAGGTCAAAATAATTTATCTGACTACATCGGTTGGTGTTGTTCTGAACAATGGCCACAGGTAGGAAATCCAATTTTAACTTGGGGTGGAGACAATACAGGACAAGGGTTTGAATCCGTATTAATTGATTTGATACAATTCAAGTTAGATTATCCTGGCCAAAATATCATAACAATCAATGCAAACGCTGGTTGGTATGGAACTGTGGGCACTAACCCTGTTTATATTCAAGCTAAATTGTATAAAGGAGGTACTATGGTTGCGGTTCCTGATGAATATACATTTGTCAACGAAGGATACACTGCATCATATGGGGCAATTTCTACAGGACAAGTTGTTACGTTGGATTTATTTACCAGTTGTGTTGATGGTCAAGACGTAAGAAGTTTAGAATATAATTTATCAAATTATAACGGAAGATTTATTTAATATGGGAGAAAATTGTAACTATTATATTATCACCAACTACAATACTGTCGAACAAGGATATTATAGGTGGACTGGATGCACTGACATAGTTAGTGTGTCACCAATCAATCCTTTAGAAGTACAATATGTTTGTGCAAAAAATTTAGTAGTTGAAAGTTACGGAGCTCCTCTTACAATATCTTTAATAGGTTTATGCCCATCATCAACACCTACACCAACTGTAACTCCAACTGTAACTCCATCATCAGTTACACCAACACCAACGGCAACTTCACCAACTCCAACACCAACAGCAACACCAAGTGTTACACCAACAACTGTATTCATGTATAATTTAAGAACAGGTGGTTGGTACCAAAATGTTTGTGAATCTGTTAATATGATTGCAAATCCAACAAACGTAACCATCTATATTCCAAAACTTTTTGAACAACTTGAAGTTGGTGATTATGTATATGGTAATCAATCTTTAACCATTCCTCCAGTTAATGCCAATTTTACAATCTCAAACGGAGCAAAGTTTATTCAACTGAGCGGTAATCAAATTATTAATGTTGGGGTATGTTAAAAGATAAAATAAATTTATTGAGTATTTATTAACATGGCAGATTGTGGTGTATTAATTTCAAGTATAAGTTTAAGCGGACTAACAACCGAAGTTACGTTCTTTCCTCAAACGGGGGGTACCGTTGACTTAGGTACTCAAATTTTTCCGTTTAGTTATGTCTCAAATTATTATTATGGAACATATAACTGTTATGTACCAACATATGCTTATACGTATACTGTTATAGTACCAGCACCAACATCTTCACCGACTCCAACACCAACAGTAACTCCAACCGTAACTCCTGTTTATTATTATTACTATTTGTTAAATTGTGACTTGATTACTAATGCTTATGGTAGAAGTGCTGACCCTGATTTAAATTTATCTGGTTTTACATTTAATGTTGATGATAGTACTTGTTATACAATTGTCGGGAATGATGCTGGTACTTATTATGATTATGACTTAGACGTTGCAATTTTAGCCACGGATTGTACAGATGCATTATGTAATTTAATTACACCAACACCTACTCCAACTCCTACTAATACGGAGACACCAACTCAAACACCTACTAATACGGAGACACCAACTCAAACACCTACTAACACAGAAACACCAACACCTACTAATACAGGAACACCAACTCAAACACCAACACCAACTAATACAGGAACACCAACTAATACACCAACTAATACAGAAACGCCAACAAATACTCCAACTCAAACACCAACTCCGACACATAATAGACATTCATTTGCTGTATACTCAGGATTAACATCTGATGAAGCCTGCGGTGAATATAATATACCAACAAATCTTTATGGCGATAATCCTGTGTTTGAAGATAATTTACGATTCTATAATGATTTTGTTGGTCCTGTTACAATTGATATGGCGGCATTTTATAAGTATGATTCGGACAACTCAGTAATACAATTAGATTCTGAAGGATTCAAAATTGGTTATTACGGGTTATGTCAAACATTAACTCCAACTCCAACAAATACACAAACTCCAACACATACACCAACAACAACACTTACATCAACTCCAACACCAACTAATACTTCAACTGTAACACCAACTGTTACATCTACACCAACTCCAACACCATATAGAAACTTTAGAGTTTCAAACCAAAGTACTAGCGGAGCAACGGTTACAAACATTATACCTGTTGGACATATTACAATTAATCCAAATTACACTTACCCTGTTACTTCAGGTCAAACAGTTATTGGATTCCATACAGAGGCTAACGAAACAGATGGTTTAGACATTAGTGTTGAAGGCGTGACTGGAGTCACAGTTGTTATTTCAGTATACGAAAAAGGGGTTTTGACATTTACTGAACAAATAACAACACCAATTACAAATTTATTCTATGATTTAACTCAAAATTTAACGGAGAATGATTTATTGGAAGTTTTATTAACTAATACAATACCGCCAACTCCAACACCAACAAATACTCCAACTAATACCGAAACTCCAACTCCAACATCAACTAACACTCAAACACCAACTGTAACATCAACCGTAACTCCAACAGTAACTTCAACACCAACAATAACTCCAACACAATCAAGTCCTTTATGTAAAAGATATGCGTTTTATGGTGGAACAACCGATACTCTTTTTGTTGTTAAAGATTGTAATGGATTTGATAATAGCTTTACAGTTCTTGGTGGAGATACATATGTTGGTTGCGTAAGGAGTTATATAGTTGTGGATGGAGACGGATTCGCAACATTCATAAATCCTTGTTAAGAAATAATTTAAAATTACTTTATAAAATTAGAGGAAATCGTAGTATTTATTAGATAAATAACATTTAAGATGGCATGTAGCAAATATACTTTAACAAATACGGGTTCAACAACCGTGAACTTCTCATATAGAAGATGTGATGATTCCATGTGGGAATATCAAGTCGAATTAACTCCAGGACAAACAAAAAATATTTGGATTATTAATGGTACATATACAATTGCACCTTTATATAAGAATATGGTTTCTTTGATTAATCAAGGAGCGTTTCCTCCTGTTAATGCGACCGCAACACCAACTGCGACTCCAACATCAACGCCAACACCAACAGTTACTCAAACTCAAACATCAACTAACACACCAACACCAAGTGTAACTGCAACAATTACTCCATCACCAACTAACACAGGAACTCCAACATCGACACCAACACCAAGTGTAACTGCAACAATTACTCCATCACCAACAGAACCTGCAAGATATGAACAATCAATTAATAATCATAGTGAATCAAGTGCTCAAGATGCTTGTGACGGTGGTCAGGCTGCAAATGTTTTCACTAACGGTGTTGATTTTGCGTCATCATCATTAGCATTCTCAGATGCACATGGTGCTAATACAGGAAACCCTGATGGATGGTACATCCAAGGAGGAATTATATATGAAGTTGCAACAGGTTGTGGAGTAGGTTGTACCACAGGTTCTCCAATTACAGTTTATGGAGTTTGTGGTGTAACCCCAACGCCAACAGCGACTAACACTTCAACACCAACAAGCACACCAACAAATACACCTACACCAACACATTCTAAAGTTGCGTTTACTGTTTATTCAGGAACAACACATGACCAAGCTTGTGGAAGATATAACCCAACTGTTGTTGTTTATGGAAATAATTCTCAATTTGATTTAAGTACTCAATTCTCTAATATTTCAACAGGAGATGCTACAATTGATATGACAGGATTTATCCAAAATGGTGGATATGTAGCACAATTAGATGCAAATGGAATTGTATTAGGTTCAGTTACAATATGTGCAACGTTAACTCCAACTCCAACAATGACACCAACAAATACACAAACTCCAACCCATACACCAACAACAACACCAACAAGAGCTTATTATCAGTATAGTTTAGGTACAGGTAGTACTGCAAATTTAGCTTGTGTTGACTACGGTTCAGCACCTAATACAATCTACGGAACTGTTTCGGGAGGACCTGGTCCAAACATCGGAGAGTACTTATATTTCAACTCAAGTTTAACTATAGCAGTTGCAAATGGATACTACTCAAATGGAACGGCAGTATTCCAAGTTACAGGTGGATTAGGACAGATTACTGCTGTCGACCCATCAGGTTGTTAAAAATAATAAAATTTAATATATCAAAAAAACCCTCTACTTTTGTGGAGGGTTTTTTATTTTTATTACAAAATATATTTTAGATGAAAATTTTTATTCAGATTGCGTCTTACAGAGACCCACAGTTAATACCAACGATTAAAGACATGTTGGAAAATGCCAAAAAACCTAAAAACTTAGTGTTCGCAATTGCAAGACAATATAGTGAAACAGATGGATTCGACAACTTGGACGAATACAGAAACGACAAAAGATTTAGAATTTTAGATATTCCATATGAAGAAGCCAAAGGTGTTTGTTGGGCAAGAAACTTAACACAACAACTTTATGATGGAGAAACATATACATTGCAGATTGACTCTCACATGAGATTTATCAAAGATTGGGACGACGTTCTAATCAAGATGATTAAGGGTCTACAGAAGGATGGGTACAAGAAACCTCTACTTACGGGATATGTACCGTCCTTTGACCCTGAAAATGACCCAGCGGGTAGAGCAACTGACGCTTGGAGAATGGCATTTGATAGATTTATTCCTGAAGGTGCAGTATTCTTCTTACCTGAAACAATTCCTGGTTGGAGAGAAATGACAAAACCTGTTACAGCAAGATTTTACTCTGCTCACTTCTGTTTTACTTTAGGTGAATTTTCAACTGAAGTTCAACACAATCCTGAATATTATTTCCACGGAGAAGAGATTTCAATCGCTGCAAGAGCTTACACATGGGGTTATGATTTATTCCACCCACACATTCCTGTAGTTTATCACGAGTACACTCGTAAAGGTAGAACTAAACAATGGGATGATGACAAAACATGGGGGGATAAAAACAAACATTCTCATCTTACAAATAGAAAATTATTTGGTATGGATGGTGAAACCCAAGAAGGACATGATGGTCCTTATGGATTCGGAACAGTTAGAACATTAAGAGATTATGAAAGATATGCTGGTTTATTGTTTGAAAAAAGAGCCGTAGACCAACATTGTTTAGATAAGAAATATCCACCAAGTCCCATGATTGAGGATGAAGAAGAATGGAAAAATAGTTTTTCAACTATCTACAAACATTGTATTGATGTAGGTTATTCAAGTGTTCCTGAAACAGATTATGATTTTTGGGTAGTTGCATTCCATGGTCCAAATGATGAAACATTATATAGAAAAGATGCGGACAAGAATGAGATTGCTGGATTTATGAGAGACCCTGATAAGTATTGTAAGGTATGGAGAGAATTTCCAACCACGGTATTACCAACTTATTGGGTTGTTTGGCCGCACTCAGAATCAAAAGGTTGGTGTGATAGATTAACAGGTCAGTTAAATCACAACCACATTAGTTAATGAAATTTAATGAAATTCCTAAGTTTGTTATAAATCTTGAAAGAAGACCTGACAGACTTGAAAAAGTAAAAAGAGAATTAGAATATATCGGTTGGAACTACGAAGTATTCAAAGCAATCGATACAAATTCATATATGGGGATTACTCGTTCTATTTTAGAGATTGTTAAAATCGCTAAAGAGAAAAAGTATCCTCGTATTATGATTATTGAAGATGATATTGCATTCATGCCGTATGCTAAAGATTTATTAAACAAGTTAGAAGTTGCGTGTGAAGGTTTAAAGTTTGGAGTATTCAATTTATCACCAACACTTAATAGGTTTATTAACAGGAGTACTGATAATGAATTACTTCTTGATATGACTAACTTACCTGAAAGACCTGAACATCTTAGGGACATTTACGCTTGTAATACGTTAATATTGGATGAATCAATTTATGATGAGTTATTTAAAATAAGTGAAGTCGCATTTCCAAGTGGAGATTTCTTTTATGCAATAGATGACTTTATTTTTAGATTTATTATTCAAAAGTTTCAAAGTTATTGTCCAATATTACCAATAGCACCACAAGGTCTTGATATATCAAACATCTCTGAAGGAACTTATAATAATTTTTATTTACAGACATATAATTGGAATTTATACAGTCCTGCAAAAATACCTTCAGAATTTTTAAATCAAGAAAATAACCAAGAGGTAAGAAATAAAAACGAACACAAAGATTTTTATTATGTCAGTTAAATTTATAACTTCAATTTATAGTGACTTACATGGCACTGAATTTGGAGGTAGACCTGGTAGAGGAGGCCATTATCGATTTAGTTTGTTGTCATTACTTAAGATGACAGATGCAGATTTTTTATGTTATACTTCAGACAGAGAATTACCTTCATTAGAAGCATTTTTTTATGACGAATATTCAATATCAAAAGACAAACTTAAATTTCAAGTTTTTGATATTTCTAACACAAAACTTAAAGATTTAATTAATCAGTTTAAAAATATTGAAGAGACAAAAAAAAGTGATAGATGTATAGAAGTCCAATATTCTAAATTTCATTGGTGGTGGAATGAAGATAAATCTTATGATTATTATTATTGGATTGACGCTGGTCTTTCTCATTGTGGGCTAATACCTAACAAATATTTACATGGAACTCATCCACAAGGAAGATATTATGAAAGTTCATTGTTTAATAACGAATTTTTAAAAAATCTTATTGAAGATACTGAAGATAAATTTTTAATTTTAGGTAAAGAAAACGATAGAAATTATTGGTCTGGAACCGTAGAAAGAAAATGGTATACTGAATTTGATAGAAGTATTCATGTTATTGGAGGATTATTTGGTGGACAAAAAGATAAGTGGGATGAAATTGTGAACTTATTTGAAGACTACGCAAGTAAAATTATGACAGAGGATAAGGGTATTCCACATGAAGAAAACGTTATGACTTTGATGTGGTTTAATCATAAAGATTTATTTGTGAGAAAACATTTCGATATTTGGTGGTGTAGAGATAATGCTCCTCAAGGAGTCACAGATGAGTTGTTTGAACAGAACAAAAGTTTCTATAAAATATTAGAAGAATTTAACAGAATATATGAGTAATATAACTTTAGTAACAGGTATTTGGGATATTGGTAGAGGCTCATTAACCGAAGGGTGGAGTAGACCGTATCAACATTATTTAGACAAATTTGAAAAATTATTGGAGGTTGAAGAGAACTTAATCATTTTTGGTGATGAAGAGTTGAAAGAATTTGTTTTTGAAAGAAGAAGTAGTGAAACTACGCAATTTATTGTAAGACCATTAGAATGGTTTACAAATTCGGAATTTTTTCCGATGATACAAAAAATTAGGACAAACGAAAATTGGTCTAATCAAGTTGGTTGGTTAAAAGAATCAACACAAGCCAGACTTGAAAATTATAACCCTTTGGTTATGTCTAAAGTTTTTTTATTACACGATGCTAAAATTATGGACCAATTTAATTCAGAATACATGTTTTGGATTGATGGAGGTTTAACCAACACAGTACACCCTGGTTATTTTACACACGATAAAGTGTTAAATAAATTATCAAAATACATTTCCAAGTTTTCATTCATATGTTTTCCATATGATGCAGAAACAGAAATACACGGATTTGAATATAATCGTTTAAATTCAATTGCTGGTGACAAAGTTAAAAAAGTTGCACGAGGTGGTTTTTTTGGAGGCCCAAAACACACAATTGGTGATATTAATGGAATTTATTATGGTCTTCTAAAATCTACTTTAGAGGATGGTTACATGGGTACTGAAGAATCTATATTCAGTATTATGTGTTATAAACATTCAGATTTGATAAATTATTTCGAGATTGAAGGTAATGGGTTAGTTGGTAAATTTTTTGAAGATTTGAAAAATGATGAACTTAAAGTTAAAAATGAAACATCTGTTAAACAATCTAACACTTTGGATACAAACAAAGTTGGATTATATGTTATTACATTCAATAGTCCAAAACAATTTAGAACTCTTATTGATTCTATGTTGGCTTATGACAAGGACTACATTTTAAAAACAAATAAATTTTTATTAGACAACTCAAGTGATTTATCTACAACAGAGGAGTATAAACAAATTTGTGAGGAGTTTGGCTTTGAACATATTAAGAAAGACAACTTAGGTATTTGTGGAGGTAGACAATGGATTGCCGAACACTTTGATACAACAGATTTAGATTATTATTTATTTTTTGAAGATGACATGTTCTTCTATCCCAATGAAGGAGTTTGTAGAAACGGATTTAATAGATATGTACCAAACTTGTATTCAAAATCTTTAGAAATAATTAAAAAAGAAAACTTTGATTTTTTAAAGATGAACTACTCCGAATTCTATGGAGACAATGGAACTCAATGGTCTTGGTATAATGTACCCCAACATGTCAGAGAACAATATTGGCCAGGTAAACAAAGATTACCCGAAATGGGATTAGACCCTAATGCGCCTAAAACGGTATATAGTGCTGTATTATCACACAAAGGAATACCATATGCTGTTGGTGAAGTCTATTATTGTAATTGGCCTCAGATTGTTAGTAGAGTGGGAAATAAAAAAATGTTTTTAGATACAACATGGGCACACCCGTTTGAACAAACATGGATGAGTCATATGTACCAACTCGTTAAAAAAGATGAATTATACCCTGGTTTATTATTATTAACGCCAACTGAACACGATAGATTCGAACATTATAGTAGAGACCTACGCAAAGAGTCATAACAATATATTTATTGTTATGGAATTTTTCATCAAACAAAACGCAACCTTACCTGTATTAAAAATGCAGGTGGTTAAAGACGGTAGGGCGGGTTATTTAGAACTAATGCAGGACTTAGAAGTTTCTACAATATTTTTCACAATGATTGATGTTGAAACTGGAATTCCTAAAATAGTTTCAGCCCCTTGCGAAATTGTAAACTTAATATTACCATTAGGGGCAACACCTGAGTATTATATCTATTTCAAGTTTAGTTCAAGAGATACAAATACTCCTGGTAGATATACAGGTCAATTTTTAATTAAGAATGATGAAGGAAATCTTATTTTACCAATCAGAGAGGAATTATACATTAATATCCAACCAAGTTTTATTTCTGAAACTGCTTGTTGCTAATTGACATAGACTTACAATTTTTTTATATTTATTAGAGAAGGTAAATTTCACATGGTGTGAAAGCTAATAGACCACTCTAAAATATATAATATGATTTCCAACGAAGAAATAGAATCGTTCCTACACGGAAACGACCCCGAAGAATTTATAGTCGCAATCGAGTTCGACTACGCATCCAATTCAATTTACAAAATTAAAGAAATACCAGGTAAAGGAAAAGAAATCCGAAAGGATACATTCATTCCGTTTGCTTGGGTTGGTGATTTACGTAACTTAAACTTTTATGGTGGTTCCAAAGGTGCTCAAAAAGAAGCGATGACCAAGTACGGAATCATGATTGATAAACTTGAAACACAAGATAATGAAAGACTTAAGAATGGTTTGACCTTTATGGTTAAATCTCTTAAGGGTTATAGAGAACTTATTCAGTTTTTTAGAGATGGTGGATGTGACCCGTGGGGAGATAAAGCCAAAGAAAAGATAATGATTCTACCTCCTGTAGAACAATACCTTATTTCCAAAGAAAAAAGATTATTCAAAGGATTTGAAGAATACGAGCAAGTCACAAGACTTGTATTCGACTTAGAGACGACTGCTCTTGAACCTAAGGACGGTCGTATATTCATGATTGGAATTAAAACCAATAAAGGGTACCATAAAGTAATTGAATGTATTGACGAGTCTCAAGAGAAGACTGCAATCATTGAGTTCTTTAACGTTATAGATGAAATCAAACCAAGTATTATTGGTGGTTATAACTCAGCAAACTTCGACTGGCATTGGATATTTGAAAGATGTAGAATCTTAGGTGTTGACCCAAGAAAAGTTTGTCGTTCATTACACCCCCAACATTCATTTACAAGAAAGGACAGTATGTTAAAACTTGCGAATGAGGTAGAAGAATATGTTCAGACATCTATTTGGGGTTATAACGTAATCGATATTATTCATGCGGTTCGTAGAGCTCAGGCGATTAACTCAAGTATTAAAGCCGCGGGTTTGAAATACATTACTAAATTTATTAATGCTGAAGCACCTGACCGTGTGTATATTGAACACGAAAGTATCGGTAAGATGTATACCAACAAAGAAGAGTATTGGTTAAATGTTCAGAATGGTAAGTATAAGAAAGCGACGGAGTACCAAGACTTAGATGTTAAGTTTCCTGATGTTTATATTAAAACAACAGGTGACAACATTGTTGAGAGATATTTGGATGATGACTTGGACGAAACATTAAAGGTAGACACCGAGTTCAACCAAGGTTCATTCCTACTTGCGGCAATGATTCCAACAACTTATGAGAGAGTATCTACTATGGGTACTGCAACTTTATGGAAGATGTTGATGTTAGCTTGGTCATACAAACACGGATTAGCAATACCTGCCAAACAATCAAAGACAGACTTCGTAGGGGGTCTTTCTCGACTACTTAAAGTTGGTTATAGTAAGAACGTACTGAAGCTTGACTTCTCGTCTCTATACCCCTCTATTCAGTTAGTACACGATGTTTTCCCCGAGTGTGATGTGACAGGTGCGATGAAAGGAATGTTAAAGTATTTCCGTGATACTCGTATCAAATACAAAGAACTTGCAGAACAATACTATGTTAGTGACCCTAAGAAGTCAGCGACATATGGTAACAAACAATTACCGATTAAAATTTTTATTAACTCGATGTTCGGTGCGTTGTCTGCTCCTCAGGTTTATGCTTGGGGTGACATGTATATGGGAGAACAAATCACTTGTACAGGCAGACAATATCTTCGTCAGATGATTAAGTTCTTTATGACTAAAGGTTATGTTCCATTGGTAATGGATACGGACGGTGTGAACTTCTCAACTCCTGATGATGCTAAAGAAAGGGTTTATGTTGGTCGTGGGTTAAATTGGAAAGTTAAGGAAGGTAAAGAGTATTATGGACCTGAAGCTGATGTTGCAGAATACAATGATATATTCATGAGAGGTGAGATGGCTTTAGATACAGATGGTGTGTGGCCATCATGTATTAATCTTGCCAGAAAAAATTACGCTGTTATGGATGCCAAAGGAAAGATAAAGTTGACTGGCAATTCTATTAAGTCAAAGAAACTTCCATTGTATATCGAGGAGTTTTTGGATAAGGGTATTAAGATGTTATTAGAAGGAGATGGTAAGGCGTTTGTTGAATACTATTATGAATACTTACAAAAAATATTTGATAAGAAAATTGCTTTAAGTAAAATTGCCCAAAGAGCTAAAGTTAAATTGACTCTTGATGAATATAAGAAAAGATTAACCACTAAGACCAAGGCTGGTAATTCTATGTCTCGTATGGCTCATATGGAGTTGGCCATACAAGATGGGTTGGGTGTTAACTTGGGTGATGTTATTTTATATGTTAATAATGGAACAAAAGCCTCACAAGGTGATGTTCAGAAAATGACGGCAAAGCAAATTAAAGATACTAACGCTTTAAATTTATTTAACAATCCTAAAGCAAAACCAATTACGGATGGAGTAATGGTAAACTGTTACATGTTAGATAAAGATATTTTGGATAAAGACCCTAATTTAACAGGGGATTATAATGTTCCACGAGCAATTGCGACATTCAATAAAAGAATTGAGCCGTTAATGGTTGTGTTCCAAGATGAAGTTAGAAATGGTTTGATTGTTCCCGACCCTGAACAAAGAGGTATTTTTACAACCGCACAATGCGAATTAATTAATGGACATCCATTAGGTGAAGGTGACCAAGATGATTTAGATAAAGACGTGTTGGATATAACCGAACAAGAATTAAGCTATTGGGAAAAAAGAGGATTAAATCCTTTTTATATGTATCATTTAGCTGAAGAAGGTTGGCAAGAAAAATTAAGAACCCTTCAAACCGTCTGATGACAAGATATACCAATTTCCATTAACAAATCTAAATTCGATACAAGCATATCTATCGGCAACAATTTCATCATAATCCTCATCAATCTTACCTACATCAGGTTTGATTGTGAGGCTTGTCATGGATTTTACAACAACATGGTCAGTTGTTTTTGAATCTAATATAATAACAGATTGTGCTATTCCTCTAACAATAATACAATCTTCTCCATTAGTTCTATAATCCAATTCTGATACAACAGAAATTTCTGATGTGTTAATGATTTCACCGTGTATTAACCTTTTTGAAGGTACTGTTTTTACTATTGCCATAAAATTAAATTACATATATTTGACGAGGCATTGCTCTAAACTTCATTTGTTTGTTTAAGTTTTCAGCAATTAGTGCCTCCCTTTCCATCACTTTATCTGGTCTCATTCTTGTTAACCAACCTTCAGCACCTGTGAGTTCATCAATAAGTTTAGATTTTTCATCTTTAGCTTCAGTAAGTAAACTCTGATAATCCATCACAATTTCAGAATCAGGTGTTTTTAAATTACCGCTATACTTACCTCTAACTCTCGCTAAAGTTTCTTTACAATAGGCTGTGAACCATCTTCTTACCCATTGTTGACCAGGAACATTTAAATCAGTCCAAGTTAATTCTTCAATAGGAACATCTGTAGGTAATTTGATAATGTCAGGATTATTTTTGAGACAATCCGCTCTACTATCTGGCTCAACATCATAATACCAATACCATACCGCTTTACCTACGTATTGGCTATAACTAGACCAATTAAATTTACCACCTGGTGTATTATACAAGTGAATTGCCTTTTTACCGTCAGGTAAACCTGTTATTCTATATGTTAATGAACCACCTAAAATTCTATTCAGAATGTTTGCTTCTTGCATTCTAATCAGGTAATCAAAACCTGACATCATAAAATAAGACCCTTGGTAACCCATCTGAGCAAATCCAGGTTGGTCGGCACCTAATCCAACTCCACCATAACCACCACCCATACCACCTAATCCAAAAGCAGTCCATGGTTGGTCACTGAACCATAATAATTCATTAACCTCACGTCCTGCAGGAATTTCATAAGTTTGTTGGTTTTTTTCAAGTATGAAATAATCTTTCTTTAATACCCAAGGACCCTCAGTTTGAAGACCTACAATTTTAGAATATGAATAACTAAATTGTTGCTCAAAATCCATTGTTCTTGTAACAAGGGCTCTAGCAACAGACCTTTCGTTCATGTTTAGATTCACAAGGTTTACCCATTGCGAATCAATTAGCCATTGGAGGATATATTCTTCATAATCCCCAAGTGCTAACTCCATTAATGAGTCTAACATCTCATCTTCAAGTTCAACACTTCTTAGTGGTGCACCTAACTGATGTTTAATTCTCGTGTATATCTTACTTCTTTCTGGTTCTGGTATTACTGCCATATCAAATAAATATCTTTATTATTCTATTTCGTGAATTAATGAATCTATATTAAACACATATTGGTTGTGATTTTTGATAGGTTCATTTTTAAATATTAGAATACTATTATTTTTAGGGTTAATAAAAATTAACCAATCAACATTATATGGTTTAACATTTCCCGTATTTGATAAAGAAATTTTATTTTTTTCTGTCTTAGTTGATGAGTAAGGTTTTACTTGTGCGGTATAGTTTTGACCATTTAAATTAACAATTAAATCAATTCCTTTAAGTGCATCTTGTTTTTGACCGTGACCTCCAATTTTTTCTATTTTGGCATCACCCTCAAAATAATCTTCAATTTTCTTAAGTGCACTGTCCTCAGATTTTTGGCCTCTATCCCAAAGTTTTTTTAATACTTTGATTATGTTAATAAACTCTTCGTTATTTTTTGTGAATATTTCTTTTTTGAAATGACTTAGTGTTTTAATCAATCTTACAACTTCAGAAGAAGTTCTGTTTTCTTTTTTTGAAAAATCAAATTTCTTTTCAGGTTTACCAATCTTTTCTATTTGAGTGTTTACCGCTTTTGTTAAAAGACAAAATGCATTGAAGTTGGTGTTTAAATTATTTAAGATTGACCTCCCTTCTTTTGATTCAAGTCCGTAGAATCCTGACATTTCTTTGTTTGTACTTTCAACCCAAAATTGGTTGAATACATCTTTTAAGACATCGGTTACTCCGTCTTGATAAAGTCTTTTTATTTTTGAATTATTAATTAATTCTTTATAAAATAAAACTTCTTTTGAATCACAGAACGCAGCGTCTTTAGATTCCGTTAAAAGTTTTTCTAATTTGATAGACTCTGTAAGTTTTGTTTGAGTCCTCATTTCATACATCTTTGAAACAAAATCCCAATTTACAACTTTCCAAAAGTTTAAAATGTATTCATCTCTTTTGTTTCTATATTTTAAGTAATATGCATGTTCCCACAAATCTAAACCTAAAAGTGGAAACCCACCACCTTCAATAACATTCATTAAAGGATTGTCTTGATTTGGAGTAGACATAATCTTTAATGTGTTCTTAGCTGTTAGGATTAACCAAACCCAACCTGAACCGAATCTATCTTTGGCAATATTATCGAATTGTTTTTTGAAAGCGGTAAGACTTCCGTATTGTTTTGTAATTTTCTTGTAAAGTTCTCCTTCTAATTTTTTAGGTTTTGGAGTTAACATGTTCCAAAACAATGCGTGGTTGAATGCTCCACCTGCGTTGTTTCTGATTGTTTTGTCGTAACGACTTATGTTCTTAATGATTTGTTCTAAATCTAAATCTCCGTGTTTTTTCTTTGATAAAGCATCATTAAGTTTATCCACGTACCCTTTATAATGTTTGTTATAGTGAAAGTTCATTGTCTCTGGGTCGATGAACTGTTTAAGGGCTGAGTAAGAATAGGGTAATTTTTCTATTCCTATTTTTTTCATTTCGGTAATCAACAACTCTTTTTCTTTGGTAACGTGGTTTTCAAGTATTTGTGTTTCGAGTTGTTGGATTTTCTCTTCTATTTTTTTCATATTTTTGGATTATCCATTTCTTATAAATAATCCAGATTTTATTTAACGACGCATTTCATTAATTCTCTTCAAAATTTCTTCCGCAGCGTCTGTCGTGTTTTGATTGTCCCCCATCACCGTGGCAATCACTTGTTTTTTATTATTTAATATGTCGTAGATAATTCCTTCGATTGTGTTTTCGAATATGGGGTAGTAAACTAATACATTATTTTTTTGACCGTATCTATAAGCTCGGTCTTCTGCTTGGGCGTGGTCTGATGGTAAGAATGATAAATCGTTCATAATGACTGCCTCAGCTGCGGTCAGAGTTAAACCAACACCTGCAGCTTTAATATTACCAACAAATACTTTTATCTTATCACTTTCTTGGAATGAGTCCACACTATTTTGTCTTTCAGGTTTGGACATTGACCCGTCAACTTTTACGGCAGCCTTTCCAAAGTGTTCAACTATTTTATTCAACGAGTCTGTGAAGTTACAGAATATGATTACCTTTTTGTTTTGCTCAATAATATTTTCTGCCAATTCAATTGTTTGGGCAATTTTTTCATCTGCAATAATTTGTCTTACCTTTGTTAGTTTGGTAAACTGAACGGTCAATGATTTTGATTCTTCAGGGTTACCTTCATACCAGTTGTAGTAATCACCCATAACCTCTTCATATAATTTTGATTTAAGACGAAGATATACTGGTGTAATAATTTTATCAGGTAAGTCCAAAACATCTTCTTTTAATCTTCTAAGAGTTAAACCTAATGTTCTGTCCCTTAATTCTTCAAGGTTTGATGCTCCCATCACATTCCAAACCTTTCTACCACCAACATTGAATTGGTACCCCTGACAATATCTGATTGCATATGCCATCCAGTTTTTTGCAACAGGAGAATCAATTAGACTTAATAAGTTGAAATAGTCAATTGGTCTTGAGGTCATTGGTGTACCAGTCAATAACCAAATTCGGTCAACCTTCTTAACAATGTCATTGATTAATTTTGTTCTTTGGGCTGTTGCGTTTTTGATGTAGTGTGCCTCATCAACGACCACCAAATCAAAATTGGCGTCAAGAATCTGCGATTCAGCTTTTTTCTTAGTGTCATGGAAATTCTTTATAATATCATAGTTTATAATAACAAAGTCGTGTTCCGTACTAAAGTTCTTACCCTCAGCAATGTAGACTGACTTGTCTGAATAATTTTCAATCTCTCTTTTCCAGTTAATTTTTAATGTTGCTGGACAAATGATTAAAACTTTTTTAGCTTTAGATTCTAATGCCGCGATGATAGTTGAAGTAGTCTTACCAAGACCCATATCATCAGCCAAGATAAACTTTTTGTTCTCCACCAATTTTTGGATTGCTTCTTTCTGATGTGAGAGTGGGGGTCTATGAGAATATTTTTCATAATCAATTACAACATCTTTAACGGTATTGTCTTTTATAATTGCGGCTTTGGGTAGCCAAAAATCGTGGAATTGTTCTGTTTCAAATACTTTACCCCAAATGTGGAACGCCTTTTCTTTTTCCGCCAATAACTTTTCGACCCAAACTTTTTCAGGTACTTCAGTATATAATTTATCGTCCGCAAGTTTCTGTGCAAAGTATGCATCAAGAATAACCCACTTCTTTGCGACCTTGGGTTGTTTATCGTGATTGTTAATAATATATTCGGCCTGACTCCTTGTAGGATAGAATTTTCTATTTATTTGAGACTTTCTTTTTAGTTCAAGTAGATAGTTGTTCCCACCTTCATAGGTTTCCAACAAGGTCATTGCTTTTGATTCCAAACTTACATCCATCTGTAGGAAAAAATATTTGAGTTAAATATAGTTATGTTTTGAGTATTTATCAATATATGCAAAAGTTAGTTCCAATTACAAGATTAGGTAAGTTTTTTGGTGGAGAGGATTATGCCCTTGATATTGGTATGGGTGAGGAGTGGTTATTGGGTGATATGAACTTCACAGTTATTCTTTATAGAATAGATAGACAAAAGACAAAGACGGATGATGTTTATGGAGAAGTGTTAGAAGATGGAATACAATTCATGGCTCCTGTTGAACTTAAAGGATTGGTTCAAGTTATGGCTCCACAGAATAAACTTCTTGGTAATTCTAAAATTAAACAAGATGAGCCTGGTAATATGAAGTTTTCAATTTACCAAAAGACTCTTGATGATATGGATGTTAATATCTTTATGGGTGACTACCTTGGATATTATGAAACTGAAGATAGAGTTAGATATTATACAGTTATTGATGATGGACTTGTTAAGTCTGATAATAAACATACTTACGGTGGATACAAACCATTCTATAGAACGGTTACAGCAACATGGGTAAGTGAAAACGAATTTAGAGGAATATAATGCCATTACCTAAAATACAAGTTAAACCGACATTACCTTTAGTTCCTAAGAAGACATTGTCTGCTCGTAGGGAACAACTACTACAATATATTAATAAGGATGGAACTTATTTGCCTAAGTCAGTATTACATGCTGATTTGGATAGAGGTATGTTAGATTTTGTTAAAGAAGATTTGAAGGTTGTTGTATCAGGCAAGATTGTACCCATGGTTGACATTATTATTACCACACAAAACTGGTCACAATATGTTGAAACATCTCAGTTTGTTGATTTAGATAATAACCCATCACCTCCCTTTATTACTGTGGTTAGAAGTCCCGAAGTTAAATTTGGTACTAACCCATCATTACAATACACAATACCAAACAGAAAACAATTTTATTATGCCTCTGTTCCAACTTGGAACGGTAATGAACAAGGCATGGACATATACACAATACCTCAACCAGTACCTGTTGATATTAATTATAGTGTAAAAATTATTTGTAACAGAATGAGAGAACTTAATGAGTTGAATAAAATCATCATGCAAAAGTTTTCTTCAAGACAAGCCTATACTTTTATCAAAGGTCAATACGTTCCAATTATTCTTAATAACATTGCGGACGAATCTCAAATGCAGATTGAGAACAGAAAATATTATATCCAAAACTACGACTTCACAATGTTGGGGTATTTGATTGATGAAGCAGAATTTGAAGTAAAACCTGCAATTGCAAGAGTGACTCAACTTGTTGAAATTGATACAAAGACTTTTAAACAAAAACGTAAAAAATCGCCATCAAATCCTGATGAATTTTTATCTAATTATTTATATGTTGTTGGAAACAATGTATTAAGTGATGTATCTTCTTACACCGCAAATTTAACTTGGTTGAACTCTAATAATGTTAATTCTTATGATGTCTATATTAATGGAGATTATTTTGGTACCGACGTACAAAAAATTCAAATAACAACAAATGATATTTTAAGAATTGAAGTTGTTAAAAAAGACGATGATAAAGAGGCAACAATAGAGTTTGATAATATCTTAGTTTAACTCTCCCCGTATATATCTTTTTTCTCTTTACACTTTTCAATAATTAAATTTTCTAAAAATTTATAAATCTTCATTCCACGTTTGTCACAGTACTTTTTTAGTATTTCGTGTACTTCTGGGTCTATTTTAATGTTCTTTATTTCTTTCTTAGTTTTCATAGGTAGAAAAAAGGCAGAATTAATTCATACCGTTTACAAATACATATCCAAAAGTCAAGTTTTTTGTAGCACTAATGAATATTTATCATTAAAATAAATCTGCAATAGAATTAATTAAATAATGGCAACAGCACAAGCAAATCAAAAAGTTTATGTATCACCTGGAGTATACACATCTGAAACGGACTTATCATTCGTAGCACAGAGTGTCGGTGTTACTACCTTAGGTTTAGTAGGGGAAACAATTAAGGGTCCCGCTTTCGAACCTATTTTTATAACTAACTACGATGAGTTCCAAGCTTATTTTGGCGGAACGGAACCAACTAAATTCGTAAACACTCAAATCCCTAAATATGAAGCGGCGTATATCGCTAAGTCTTACTTACAACAATCCAACCAATTGTTTGTGACAAGAATTTTAGGATTGTCAGGATATGATGCGGGCCCTTCTTGGAGTATTAAAGTTACTGCCAATGTTGACCCATCAACAATAGGATTAAACCCTGAAATGGGTAATTCTTGGTCGGCAGTTTTTACAGGATATTCAAGTGGTTCGACTGTCGAGTTCATCGCGGGTTCTTTACCTCCACAGGTTTCGGCAAACTTTAATCAACAATACAGATTATCTGATGGTAGTACATCAACATATAATGCGGATTTCAACAACAATTTATCATCTGTAATTGATGATAATACATTATCATCAACAACAGTGTCATTCTATGGTGCAATACCAGGATATGATTATTGGCCTATTGTTAGTCAGTATAGTAATCAAATTAATCAATATAACTGCTCAACTAATAATTTAGAAACTAACGATTTAAATTCAGACTCTAATGATTCTTGGTACTATGCTAATTTTAACAATTACATGGACAATAATTATTCAGGTTATTCATTCTATTATTCAGTAACTGCATTACAATCAGGAGGAACAGGTGCTTTTACAGGTACTGTTTCAGGTGAATATTATAATTTCTCAGGAACTGCTTATAGCGAATACAACAATATGGTTGTTGCAACTTTACGTTCAAGAGGTGTTTCTTTATACGCTAATAGTTCTGATAGTGAATATCATGGACCTGTGTATGAAGTTAGTGGAACAAGTGATGTTACAATGGTATGTACAAACCAATACTCAGGTGTGACTAACTCACCATATGCACATTTTTTAATTTCAGGTATAACAAGAAATGGAGATAATTTTTCTCTTGAGTCATCACTATTGGCGGCAGATTCGAAATATATTACAAAAGTATTAGGTGTTGACAATTTTGGTAAACCAAGAAATGAGGTTCCTTTATTTGTTGAAGAGATTTATCCTGGTTCTTTGAGTTATGCATACAATCAAGGTTACATTAAGGGATTAAGTTGTGATTTAATAGCGTTGGAAGATGCTAGAAGTGAAAACTCTCAATCAATCGCTTACAAAGTTGAAAAATATCAATCACCAGAAACACCATACTTAGTTTCTGAATTGAGAGGTAATATGGTTTATAAATTATTTAAATTTATTTCAATTTCTGATGGTGATGCTGCAAACGTTGAAGTTAAAGTTTCAATTGCAAATTTATCGTTTAACAATATGACGTTTGATGTTTTAGTTAGAAATTTCTATGACACAGATGCTAATCCTGTTGTGATTGAAAAATTCACTAATTGTAACATGGACCCAGCGTCTAATAACTTTGTGGCTAAAAAAATTGGTTCTTCAAATGGAGAATTTGCATTAATATCTAAATTTGTTATGGTTGAAATGGCGGACAATTACCCAATTAACGCTATTCCTTGTGGATTCTATGGGTACACTCAAAGAGAATACGAAAGTGACGCAAACATTTCACCAGTACCTAAGTTTAAAACTAAATATTTTTATCCAGGTGAGGTTGTATATAACCCTCCATTTAACGTTCCTTCAGGAGCTTCAAATGCTACAGAATCCGCGGGAGATATTGTTAGAAGAACTTATTTAGGTTTCTCAAGTCAATATGGAATTGATGAATCATTCTTAACCTATAAAGGTAAACAAAATCCATTAAATTGGGTTGATTCAGCATTACCTGTTGAAGGTGCTCCTTGGAACTACTTAAGTAAAGGTTTCCATATGGACTCAGGTGCGACTGTTGTTACAATTTCAAACACATATCAAACTAGTGGACAAACAGCATTTGAGTGTGGAGTTGCTGACTTTAGATATGACCCTGAAACTCAAGAAAATCCGTATTATTTTATCTACTCAAGAAAATACACAGTTTGTTTTGCTGGTGGATTTGACGGATGGGATGTATATAGAGAGTGGAGAACTAACGAAGACAGATTCCAATTAGGTGCTTCAGGTTACTTAGCAGGAGCATCATCTTCTACAAGGTACCCAACAGCTACAGGTCAAGGTTTATTCAAAAGAATTGTTGTACAAAATAATACTCAAGACTTTGCAAACACTGACTACTACGCTTACTTACTTGGTATATTGACATTTGCAAACCCTGAAGCTACAAACATTAACGTGTTTGCGACTTCAAGTATCGATTATGTTAATAACTCAAACCTTGTTGAGGAAACAATCAACATGGTTCAATATTCAAGAGCAGACTCAGTTTATATTGCAACAACTCCTGACTATAGAATGTATACACCAGATGGTACAAACCAATTTGATGTAATCTATCCTCAAGAAGCGGTTGACAACTTAGATAATACAGGAATTGATTCTAACTACACAGCAACTTACTATCCTTGGATATTAGTAAGAGATACTGTAAACAATACACAAATCTACTTACCTCCAACAGGTGAAGTTTGTAGAAACTTAGCGTTGACTGACAACATTGCATTCCCTTGGTTCGCATCAGCGGGTTACACAAGAGGTCTTGTAAACTCAATCAAAGCTAGACGTAAGTTGACTCAAGAAGATAGAGACACTCTTTATCAAGGTAGAATCAACCCAATTGCTACTTTCTCAGATGTTGGTACTGTAATTTGGGGTAACAAAACATTACAAGTTGCTGATTCGGCACTTAATAGATTGAATGTAAGAAGACTATTACTTCAAGCTCGTAAGTTAATTTCAGCTGTAGCTGTAAGATTATTGTTTGAACAAAACGACCAAATAGTTAGACAACAATTCTTAGATAGTGTTAACCCAATCTTAGATGCTATTAGAAGAGACAGAGGTTTATACGATTTCCGTGTAACAGTTTCTTCATCACCTGAAGATTTGGATAGAAATACTTTAACAGGTAAAATTTACTTAAAACCTACGAAGGCGTTAGAATTTATAGACATTGAATTCTTTATTACTCCAACAGGAGCTTCGTTTGAAAATATCTAATAAAAAATATGGGGGAGTTTATCTCCCCCTTTTTTAGCCAAACATGAGAACAAAAATAACAGAAGGATTTAAAGGGGAAGGTTCACCAGATTTAAAATATTATGCATTTGATTGGGATGATAATATTGTGCACATGCCAACTAAAATTATTGTTAAAGATGATAATGGTGATGAAGTTGGAATGAGTACTGATGACTTCGCAGAACATAGACATCATATTGGAAAAAAACCTTTTGATTATAAAGGGAAAACTATTGTTGGATTTGCTGAAAATCCTTTTAGAAATTTTAGAACTGAGGGAGACAAAGAATTTTTGGTTGATGCTATGAGAGCTAAAACAGGGCCAGCATTTGACGATTTTAAAGAAGCGATTAATAACGGTTCAATTTTTTCGATTATAACCGCAAGAGGACATAATCCAAATACTTTAAAACAAGCAGTATACAATTATATTATAGATGGTTTTCATGGGATAGACAAAGACCAACTAATTAAAAACTTAAAAAAATATAGAACGTTTGTCGATGAAGATGACATGAGTGACGAAGATTTAATCAAATCATATTTAGAATTGAACAAATACCACCCTGTTTCTTTCGGAGACGATAAAGGAGCCCAAAATCCCGAAGAAGCGAAGGTTCGTGCTATGGATGATTTTGTAAATTATATAAAAGCAATGTCAGCAGTATTAAATAAAAAAGCTTATTTAAAAAATGATATAAGTAATAAATTTGTACCAGCAAAACCTACTATAGGATTTTCAGATGATGATATAAGAAATGTAGAAGTAATGAATAAACATTTTAAAGATAAACCAGATAATATAGTTAAGACTTATTCTACTGCTGGAGGAGCTAAAAAGGAAGTAAAATAAGAATACCACTTTTAAAAAATTAAGTAAATAGAAAAATTTTTGAAAAGGATATATTTATCGTTATAAACATAGAAACAAAATTTAAATAATATGGCTGATTTACTGATGAAAATGCCGATTCCTTATGAACCGAAACGTCAAAACCGATTCATTTTAAGGTTTCCATCAAGCTTAGGAATTAATGAGTGGTTTGTAGAGTCTGCAGCTAGACCCCACATCACAATTACCCCAACAGAAATACCATTCTTGAATACTTCAACTTTTGTTGCAGGTAGATTCAACTGGCAAACGATTAACGTTGTCTTTAGAGACCCAATTGGTCCTTCAGCAGCTCAAGCACTTATGGAATGGGTTCGTCTACACGCCGAGTCAGTTACAGGTCGTATGGGTTACGCTGCAGGTTACAAGAAAGACATTGACCTTGAGATGTTAGACCCAACTGGAGTTGTCGTTGAGAAATGGATTTTGTATGGTACATTCTTAACAGATGTTAACTTTAACAACTTAGCATACAACACAGATGGTTTGGCAACAATCGCAGCTACATTAAGAATGGACAGATGTGTGTTAGTTTACTAATACTATTTATAAAAAATTAATTACAATTATATTTAACCGTAAAGCACATAAACTTTACGGTTAATTTTTTTATATGGATAATCAATCAAGAGAATACGGACAATCAAACTTTTCCCTACCACACGATGTAGTACCACTACCATCTCAAGGTATATTCTACAAAAACAAAAAGAAGTCTATCAAAGTCGGTTATTTAACGGCAAATGATGAAAACATACTACTAGCAGGTGGTGATGACATGACTCAAAATTTATTAAGGTCTAAAATTTACGAACCAGATTTACGTATTGATGAGATGATTGAAGGTGACGTTGAAGCCATCTTAATCTTTTTAAGAAATACGGCATTTGGTCCTGAAATGGAATTAACATTGACAGACCCAGAAACAAAAAAACCATTCCAAACAAAAGTTATGTTAGACCAACTTGCTATTATGCAAGGTCAATTACCTGGAGAGGATGGGACATTTATTACAACATTACCAAAATCACAAACAACTGTTAAATTGAAACCATTGACTTATGGTGAGATTTTGGAGAACCAAAGAATTATTAATTCTTATCCACAAGGAAGAGTTGCCCCAAGAGCAACACTTAGACTTCAGAAAGAAATTATTGAAGCTAATGGAACTACCGACAAAGGTGAGATTGCAAAATTAATTGACCAAATGCCGATTGCGGATTCAAAACATATCAGACAATTTATGGATGATAATGAACCAAGATTGGATATGAGACGAGTTGTTATAGCCCCATCAGGAGAAAAACTAACAGTTAATGTTGGTTTTGGGGTGGACTTTTTTCGTCCTTTCTTCTGATTATAGGAAAGGTCAGCTCGATGAGTTCTACTATTTGAGTACTCTAATGAACATTTCATACAACGATTTTTTGAATATGCCATTGTTTATGAGAAAATATCTCTTAGATAAATGGATTGAAGAACATAAAAAGGACTGAAAAATCAGTCCTTTTGTATTTATATAATATCTAATAACATTACGTAATGGCAAACGAACCAAAAAAAGGGATAAAAGATTTTTTACAGGAAGACATTGCTGACCAGTTTAAAATAAGTGGTGATGATTTTGCGGAAGCTCTCGAAAAAATGGTTAGCATGGGTAACCAAGTTAACAAGACATTTGGCCAGGCTAGGGCAAGAATTACTGAACTTCAGACCGCGGTAGTTGATGCAACCCCTGGAGTTAATAAGTTAGGTGGTAGTATTGAACAAGTTAGTCAAGCAATACAAGAAATCGCTCTTGCTTCAAGAAGAAACGTTGTGGCAAATGCTGAGGACATTGAAAAATTATATGCATCTGCCAAAGTACTTAAAACAACAGTTGGAGAACTAGCGGAGTCATTTCAAAATGTTGGGGTCGGTATTTCTGAAATTGGGCCTGAATTAGAAAAATCTGTAAAATATATTCAAAATATTGGAGGAAACGTTGAACAAGTTATGAAATCTGTTCAGGCTAACATGGAACAGATGAACCGTTACCAGTTTGAAGGTGGTGTTCAGGGGTTAACAAAAATGGCGGCCCAAGCGTCAATGTTAAGGTTTAGTATGAGCGAGACCTTCCAATTAGCTGAAAAAGTATTAACACCTGAGGGAGCTATTGAAACAGCTGCGGCATTCCAAAGATTAGGAGTATCAGCTGGAGCATTGGCCGACCCATTCCAATTAATGAACCAATCCATTAATGACCCGCAAGGTCTACAAGATGGTTTAGTGAATGTTGCAAAACAGTTTGCAGAGTTTGATGAAAAAACAAAAACTTTCAAGATTAATCCCCAAGGAGTTTTGACTTTAAGAGAAATGCAAACTCAAACAGGAGTTAGTGCTAAAGAAATGAGTAAAATGGCTTTAGCTGCTGCAGAGTTGGATAAAAGATTGAGTGATGTTAATAGGGCTGGACTTAAATTTGCTAGTGAAGATGACAAACAATATTTGGCAAACATTGCTAAAATGGGCGAATCAGGAAAGTATGAAGTTGAACTTAAAGATGGTACTAAAAAAGATTTAGCCAATTTGAATCAGGATGAGTTTGATGAGTTAATCAAGGCTCAAAAAGACCAACCTAAAACAATGGAAGACATTGCTAGAGCTCAAATGGGCGTTTCTGAAATTATTAAAGGGGATGTTAGTGCTATTAGAACTGCGTTATTAGGTGGACTTGTTTCTGCAAGACCAATTCAACAAACAGTTGAAGGTGTCAGAAGAGGTGCAACAACTCTATCTAGTGCTGCTGCAAATCAACTCGATTCGCCAAAGGCTGTTAGGACTGAGGTAGAAACTGGATTCAAAGATGTTAATCAGTTGATAAAAGATATGCAAAACAAAAACATTAAATTTACTGATGCATTATCTAGTTATTTCTCGAGACTTGGAAAACAAACTGAAGGTATTGAAGCAAAATTCAAAGGTGCGTTGTTAAAGGCTTTAGAAGACGCTCAAAAAAATACCACAAATCAAACAGGTGTTGAAAGACTTCTCAAGAGTGGGTATGGAAAAGTTTTAAATGCTGCGGGAGTTCAACAAAATCAAAATGCATCAATAACATCTTTAATTGAGGGAAATAAAAGTACCCAACAAATACAAAACGAAGTTAAATCAATTGCTAACCAAGGAGGTTCACAAGTAAAATCTCAAGTTGACTTTGGTGGTGGAATTAAGATAGATGTGAATTTTAACGGAACGGATATAAATTTAACACCACAACAAAAAGAACAATTTACAAAAATGTTTGTTGAAAAAATGAATTCAACCGACATGAAAAATTATATTCTTAATATAAATGCCCCAAATAACCCGACAAAAGCACCTACAGGAAAAACGCTTAGTCCATAAATAAAAAATAGTCCTTAACCTATTTATTAATTAAAGATATTAATGGGAAGTCCTTTAGATTTTATAAATTCGGATGGTTTTAGAAAGAAGCTTGTCACAAGGAATTTAACTCCTTATGCTAAAGCCCCTAATCGACCTACGCCCCCAATTAATTTTGAATATATTCAATCAGACTCATCTGTTCAAGATAGTCCCGACCAATTAATAGATGAGCCAAGTTTTGCTAATCAACTATATCCACTTAATCAATATGGTAACGACGGTGGTTACGAACAAGTTCCAGACCCAAATGGTTTGTTAAATATTAAATCAAACGAAGGTGAATACGGATTTCAAGATGCTCACATTGTAGACCAATCATTACCTGAATCACAAAAATGGAAACCACTGAATGTTTATTCAAATGGTTCTCAAATACAATTAGATAGTGCAGAGTTTTTTAGTTCTTTAGATAAACCACAAACAACAAACAATTATAACAACCAACCATATCCAACAACATTTGTACCATCAAGTTATAATCCCGTTTCAATTTTATTATCACCAGACCCCTCGGGAAGTAATGGTTTTGTAAGTCAAGATTCCTATATTGTTAAATTAGGGGCTCAAACACTAAGAAAAGAGTTTGAGGCAAGAATTGCCGCACAGATTAGAAAAGATACTTTAGGTAGAGCCAATGTTTTGAACATCAATAGTGGAACAGACCTTGTTAATATTTTGACAGGGAACGTACCGTTAATTGAACCAAACTATACAATCACAGTTGACGCCAATCCTATTTTGGCGGCAACCAACTTTGCGTTAAGACTTGCGGGTAGTATATTACCTGTGTCACCAATCCCTGGTTCGTATTGGGATACAAGTATTAATACAGGACAACCTGGTACAATACAACAAACCTTATTGGGTAATCCTCAAAGTGTAGTCTCTAAGTTTTTCAATAAATTATTAGGTGGAGGACAAACAGGTACTCAAATATTTTATAACAATACAGGACCAGGGCAAAAGTCATTATTGTTTAAAAACATTGACTATAACAGATACAAACCAAACTACGATAGAACTTTATTAAATAGACTTGGGGGTGCACTTGTCGGAGCTACAACAAACAACTCAAATTATTATGTCGGTTCAATCACTGCAGACCCGTCAAGAGTGTTTTCGCCTGGTGGTGAAGTTCCCGTTAATCAATTTGGACAAGAACAACAAGACCCTGTTTATGGACCTTCTGAGTTAGCTCAACTTTATGAAGGACCAAGTAAGGAGATTAGATTAGGTGCGAACGGACCTACATATTCAAGCGGTGGAGGTATTGAGGGCGGTTTTACATGGGTGTCGCCAAAATATAAAGGAAACGCTGGAAAGACTGTAGGTGTTGGTGGAGTAATAGTAAGACAAAACTCTGACTTTAAACCATCATCATATAATTCAACTGAATCAACAGAAAGAACGCTTAAGGGTGGTTCTATATTAGAAAAGACTCAAAGAATCATTGATAGTCAACCACAGGGTGGTAAAAGATTACAACACGTTGGAAATGCAATTGACCAAGTTAGTAAAGTTTTTAATGATGGATATAAAGAATTAACTAAAGGTTCAAGAGTATTAACATATGTTGGTTCAATTGGTAATGAGGTTGGTACTGAATATTGTAGAGTATTTGCAAAAGATATACCATATCTACAGTACAATGATTTACAAAAAACTGATGGTATTACGACTGAAGGAAGAAGATTCTCTGATTCTGTTTTAGATAAGACATATAATTTAAATATATATCCAAACAAACAAGAGGGAGGGAAAGATTCAACAAACCTTATCGGTTCAACAACTAATGCCTATGCTAAAAAGTATATGTTCTCTTTAGAAAATTTAGCATGGAGAACTTCAAGTACTCCAGGATTTACTGTCTCTGACTTAGCTATATGTGAAAGAGGACCTAACGGTGGTAGAGTTATGTGGTTCGCACCTTATGGATTGACATTTAGTGAAAACACTTCAACAAACTGGAATCAAAGTGATTTTTTAGGTAGACCTGAACCAATATATACGTATAAAAATACATCGAGAACAGGTTCATTATCTTGGAAAATAGTTGTTGACCATCCGTCAGTGTTGAATGTTATTGTTAATAAAGTTTTAAATAATGAGACAAACAAAGCAAGAATTGATGGAATGTTAGATTCGTTTTTTGCGGGATGTTTAAAATACGACTTGTATGCTTTGGCAAAAAAATATTATAATGTGCCTCCAGGCGATTTATACTTGTTACAACAAGCTATTACAAGTAAAACAATTACCAAAGAACAAATGCAATACTCAATCAATACCATTCAAACAGGTAAAGATGGGGGTCAAGGTCAAGACGTTGCTGGAAATCCAACAACAAACCCATTTGAAAAATGGAATAACACCGCATTTTATTTTGGGAATGATTATCCTAAACCAAATACAACAATAAATTATACAGAAGAATATACTAGATATACTTCTGATGCTAATAAAAATTACTACAAAACAAAATCACCATCAACTGCTGAACAAACATCATTGTTTTTTACAAATGTTGTAGAGGCTAACTACAAACAAATGCAAGAGTTGGCAAATGAACTTGATAAACAATTTACACAAAATCCCGAGGGTACAGTAACAATTTATTTTACTTCAAGTTGTTCCGCACCAGCTTCAATAGAATATAACAAAAAATTATCTCAAAGAAGAATAGACGCATCAATCAAATTTTTTGCTGAAAATGAAAAGACAAAAAAATATTATGTTACCAAAAGATTATTATTACAAACAGACCCAACAAAAAACCCAACTAAAGACCCTGCCAAAAATGTTGGTGTATTAGGAGAAGAAGCACAAGTAAAACAAATTGACCCAAAAACAGGGTCAGTAATTGCGGGACAAAAAATTATTTGTACTGATGCAAATAGTAGCGTGGCTGGTGGAGATTCTGAAAAAGGGAACTCTACTCAAGTGGTAGGTTCTCAAGAAGTTCTAACAACAAACGCAATGGCGTGTAGAAGGTCTTACATATCTAATATTGCGAATGGATTAATTCCACCTAAGAGTACGCCATCACCACAATACACAGATGTATTAGTTGGAAACGTTGTAACCGATACTGTTACAACTCAAGAAACTTCAAGAGAGTGGAAAAAAAGAGATAATATAACTAAGTACGTTTTAAGAGTACTTCTTTCAGAGTGTGATTATTTCGAAACAATTAAGGAAGAAACACCAATGGTGTTCGACAACTTAAAGGAAAAGTTAAAGTTTTTCCAACCAGCGTTTCACTCAACAACCCCTGAAGGATTGAATACAAGATTAACTTTCTTACAACAATGTATGAGACCTGGCGAAACAATCCCAACAATTAAAGATGTTGGGGGTACTCAAGAGGTACAATATAATAATGCAACAAACACCGCATTTGGAGCACCTCCTGTATTGATATTGAGAGTCGGAGATTTTTACAATACTAAAATTATTCCAACAAGCTTACAATTTCAATACGAACAATTGGATATTAATCCTGAAGGTATTGGTATTCAACCTATGATTGCAAATGTAACCATGGCGTTTAATTTTGTTGGGGGAAGCGGATTAAAAACTGCGGTTGATAAGTTACAAAATGCATTAACATTTAATTATTATGCTAACTCAGAAGTTTGGGATGATAGAGCTGATGTAACAACTGATAAAACAGCCTTTGAAGTTCTTGATAAAGAATTTTTAGATATGGATAAAGCGCCAGCACCGCCAACATTGAACCAAGCATCACCAAATGCGGGTCAAAGTAATAATAATACGGTTGGTACAATATTAACAAATGTTGTAACTGCTAGTGGAGAAACTGGTACAATTAGTTATGGTGAATTTATGGCTAAAGTTGTTTTGGATACACAAACATATTTCACTAACGTTGTTAATAAAACAAAAGAAACTGTAAATCAATATAATAATGCGGTAAGACAACAATGGATGTTACAAAGGTCATATACCCAAGGAAATTTTACAATAAACAAAGATGATAAAGTAATAATTTTTGGTAAACCAAATAATGTTGAAAAAAGATTTGATGAGATTTTTGCAACTTTACAAGACAATATTAAAAATGGAACCGAAGAATTTATGAAATTCATATCTGCACCAATTAGAAATTTTTCACCAAGATTGACAGGAACCGTTCAAGAAAATTATTTTAACTATGTTAAAAATAAAAGAAGTGTTTTTCAAAATGCAGTAACTAAAATTACACAAGATTTAACAACAGTTGAACAAAGTTATATACAAACACTTGCAAGAGTGAATTTAATAACATATCAAGGAACTTCAGAACCGAACATAGGTACGGATGGATTTCAGGCAAAGTCAGGACCTGCAAGAGTTTATGTAACAAGTGGGACTACTAAGGTAAGTTCAGGTTCAAATGGTGCGACAAATACATATACTGAACTTGTTAATGATGTTACTAAAATAGAAACAGACATAGCAGCTTTTAATGATGCAATTTGGGGTAATACCAAGTTTGTTTATCCTGGCAATAGTAAATCATATGAAGGTAAATTAGTATTTGAAACGTTGGATAATGGTTCACCAATATCCAAAGATGTTACTGTGAATAATGTTTTTTTACCGTTTAGTACAAATGAAATGTTTGATAAGAATGTATTCAGAAGAGTTTATATGATAGTTTCTGATGATGTATTAGATGATAAAAAATATGAAACATTTA